TAAATTCATCTATTCTATTTGTTAAACTATATGGTATAGTTGTTCTATTTATACCAATATAATAAGCTTGACTATTTGCTGTTGGTCCTCTAACAAGAAAAATACCACGATGAGCGTATAAATCATTACCACTAAAAGAAACAACTCCTGCACTACTAGTAGTCCAAGTATCACCAAACACTGGACTCGCACCAAATGTTGTTGCACCAGAAGCAGCGACCACGTTAAGATCTTGGTTATACTGATCATCAAAATCTAAAAATTGCTCCCATGTTGTTTGAACAAATGTGGTGTCGTCTGTGATTCTTTCGTTTCTGCTAGTATACCTAGAATCAGCTAGTCCTTTTGTAATTATATCAGATGAGGTGACTGCTAATTGATTTGGTAATCTATTAGCTGTTCCATTGCCAACAATATTATCAGAGAATGTCTTTAGACCAGCGATTGTTTGGTCTCCAGTTGTGTATACTAAATTGCTTGCAGTTACATTGCCGCTCGCGCTAATGTTTCCAGTCACACTTAAATTGCCTGATACAGTTAACGCTTCCGTTGGATTTGTCGTTCCAATACCAACTTTATTATTTCGAACTACCAAAGCATTGGAACCGTATGTGCCTATTGTAACAACGTCATTAAGTCCAGTGTCAACACTAACAATAGGCAAGCCAGAAGCGTCATTAACAGTAAAGACTGTACCTGTAACTGCATCTGTTACGGCAAATAATGATCCGTTTGCACCATTAATTTGTAAACGTGATAGTGAACTGGTATTGAGACTGCTAATCGTTAATCCCGCACTACCATTATGAGCCAATGAAACTGCATTGCCCGTAAGTGCTGGCGATGTACTAGCTCCTGCCGTATCTGACGAAAAGAATATTGTTGAGCTATTTGGTATGGATAATATGTTTGGCATCTGTTTATATTTATTTTAAATTCCGAATCGTGAACGTGTTGCGTTAAAGTTTTGTGCTATTTCTGAGGCACTAAGAGCGCGATTATATACTAAATATTTTCCAATATTCCCAGCAATATAATTATCTAAGGTAGATCCATTGGTCTGAGAGGCTCCTATAGTTGCTATAGTTGGCGATGTATTAATTATGCTAGATGTAAATGCTATACTACTTAAAAAATTACCATTAACATAAAGTTGTTTCTCTGAATCATTAACTTGCAATGTTAGATTTGTCCAGACATTAAGAGTAGGCGCATAGCCTGTAGTCCATTGATTAGCAATATCACCAGTATCAAATCTAATTGTATTGCTTCCCGTCAATCCTAAAGCAAATATTGAAATTCCATGACCCAGTATTGTGCGAGATGTATAAAAAGATTGATTCTTTACACCAGTAAGCTTCGCCCAAAATGATATACAAAACGGCTTAGCTGACAATATACTGTTTAAAGAAATATAGTCATTCACACCATCAAAAACTAAACTACCCTTATTAGTACTGTCGTAACCAACATCATTCACAAGAGTACCGTTATTTCCTAAACCGCTACAATCAGTCCAAACTGTTCCAGAACCACTATATGAACTTGGATCACTAGCATCAAGTGCTAGTACGAGTCCTGCTTCTACAATATTTGGACCAACATCAGCACTCATAAACCAAACCTCCCCTTTGTTACGTTAAAGTTTTGTGCTATTTCATCTACATTAAGAGCGCGGTTATATACTCTAAAACAAGAACAATTCATGGGTATAGGATATGAAGTGTTAATCCTCCAACCTGAAATTCTTCCATTTCCGCTATTAAAATTTCGATAAGTTGAAGATTCGCCACTACCTAGTTGGGATAAGGTTTGAGAGACTGTGTTGATATATATTTTATTATTAGTATATGGTACATCGCTTCTCATTTCAAAAACATAATGCTTCCAATTATTTACCAATCCTAAAGAAGAAACAGTTGCAACAGGTATTCCAAGCATATCGCTAACACTTGTATTATAACCCAAACCACCATTGCCACAATAAACATCATACCTATCCCACCCCATGATCATTTTATTTGCATAACTAGAACCAAGTTTACACCACATTTCAACTGTTGTGGTTGTTCCTAAGTTGGGAGCGGTAAAATCAACATAATCATTGCTGCCATCAAATAGCAATGACCCTCGATTATCAGAGTTATAAGCAACGCCATTCACTAGAGTTGCGTTACTAGCATTCCCACTGCGATCAGCCCAAGTTGTCCCTGAGCCAGAGTATGACTTTGGATCGCTAGCGTCAAGTGCTAGCACGAGTCCATTTGTTACTATGTTGGGTGAATGATGAAGAGCCATTTTAATTATTTACACTTGTTAGGGTATGATGTTCCATTTTTGAGCAAGGTATCTTTGAACCTCACGACGATCATTTGCTGTTAAAAGTTTTGTGAAATAGATAATTTCAGCAATGTCGCAATTACAAGGTAAATTTCCTGTATTATATGCTCCTACACCAAAACTTTGTGCTAGCTTTGTAAATACTCCTGGATCTTGCGAAAACGAATTTGTAGTAGCATGTGCTGTTCCATTAACTCTTTGAATATGTCCAGCATTTGTACTGGTAAGTTCGACTTCAACAATTCTAAAAACATTATTTTGCAAATTTTGAGACGCTGCTAACTTTGATGTAAGTTTAGTTGTTCCTGATGCTCCGTTTTGAGCTGTTTCGAGTCTTGCTGCATTTACAGCAACATAATTTGCCCCAAGTGGAGGATTTTCATAGTTATTAGCATGTGCAGCAAATATTTTATATTGTGTTGAATTTTTTGATGCCGTTACTAAAAAGTATGTACAATCTTGTGTTCCACCAAAAGCTGGAGTAGCAAGAAAATCATTACTACCATCAAATGCTAAAACATCTTTACCGCCTTGTACACCAAGTGTTCGTAGCGGTCTATTAGCTAATGTAGCTTGTGTTGCATGTCTAGCATTGCCACTCTTATCTTCCCATCTTGCTACTGCACCACCTGCGCCAACCAAAGATCCTCCAGTTGTAGCATCATAAAGAGTGTTGCTATCACTTGCATCCAACCATAATGCAGGACCAAGACTAAGAGGATTAAAGCCAAGACCCCATTTTTTAGCGAGATAGTTTTCTACTGATTTGCGATCAGATGTTGAGAGAGCAGTGGGGAATATGAGTATTTCAGATATGTCGCCACGAAGGTATGAAACAATCCTTCCTCCTGACGCAGTTGATCCAATTCGTGATATAGATCCGCTCGCCGCTCCAACAGGTCCTGAGTTTGTAAGAGGAGTCGCTACTCCATTAGTCCAAAGAGAATAATTTGACGCTCCGTTCGTTGATCCACCTGACCAAATGGCAGATATAATTCTGCTGCTATTTTCAGCAAGCGACCCGCCTCTACCATATGCTGTTGAATTTCCGTCTGAACCAACCACCAAAGGTCCATAAGCATTATCATTATTAATGCCAATTTCAACCGCAGTCCTTGTTGTAGATGCCTGTAACACCTGAAAAATCGTTTGATACGTACCACCACCACTTGATCTTTGTGCAACAACGAAAACAGTGAATGCGCTCAAATCAAATCGGGCAAACGTCATAGTATCATTCACTCCATCAAATCTCCTCACTTGCCGACCATTCAAAGCATTACTAACAATCGCAGGTTGAGCTGATGCAGTTGCTTGTGTAGCATTTCGTCCATTGCCACTGAGATCTTCCCACACAGCAGGATCACTGCCAGTATCACTAAGCCATAGTGCTGGACTTAGACTGAGTGGATCAAAACTGTTACCATATGCTGTTCCCATATTATTCTGCTGTTTCTACGACCAAAGCTTCAACATCTTTACGTGTGCCATATACAACATAATGATACTCTCCAGCTGCTCCGCCTACAACTACTTTTTTATTATCTGCGCTTATTATATATAATGGCTGATGTGAGCCGTATGGTGTTAATGTAACTGTTACGCTATCGGATTCAACAAGCCAGTCCCAGTGATCAGGTAGTATTATAGTATCATCGCTTGTTTTCCCACGAACATATACACCGTGTTCATTGCTTTCAACAACACCATATTGCAAATAACCAGCTTTAGTTTGATGTGGTATTTTAAAGCTTTTTGTTGCTGCTGCTAAATGTCCAGTGCATGTTATGTTACCAGTTGCGCTGATGTTTCCAGATACTGTCAGACGCTCAGATGGTGTCGTCGTGCCAATACCAACTCTATCATTTACACTATCAACAAACAGTGTATTTGTATCAACTGTTAAATTTCCAGTTGCACTTATATTACCAACAACTGTCAGTTTTTCGTTTGGTGTCGTAGTGCCAATGCCGACATTACCGCCATTAATCCAACTATCTCCAGTTTTAGAGAGTTTATAAGCATTCACACCAAACTCTCTTAAGCTACCATTTAGATAATTATCACCTCTTATCACAACCTGACCGTTAACATCAAGCATGAAAGTACTTTGTGGTGTAGTCGTCCCGATACCTACTCTATTATTGACACTATCTACAAACAATGTATTTGTATCAACCGTTAAATTACCTGATATGCTTACAGGTTTAGTGAATGCTATACTAGCACCAGCATTCAGATTATTGAGCGCTGCATTATCTGCTAAGACTGATGATGTTGCTTTGGTTATTGCCATATTTAATTTTTTCCTCCGTAGTTAAGTTCATAGAGATACATATTAGTCGTTCCCGTAGATGCGACTAATGTTTTTGCCATTTGACCAAGACCTCCAAATCCTAAATTTGGTCTAGCTGGCGCACCGCTAGCAACATAAGTTACACTGCCAATTAGAATAGTATCATTTAACCAAAAATTGAATACTCCATTTGATTTATGTATGTATATTCTTGCTAATTTTTCGGCAAATGCGTCTGTATTCAAAAGCACATTTGAAATATAATGTGAGTTTCCACCGCTTGTCCAAGTGCCATTTCCGCTTGAGCTATTTAATGAATATGAATTACCATCAATCCGTGTTACTGTCCAAATTCCATTTGCTGCTGTATTACCTAAACAGCCATCAATTTCTATTTGATCATTCGTAACAAAACCATGATTATTTTGCGTAATGACAATAGGTGATGCATTTGTAGCCGCAGATATTGTGGATCTAAAATAAGGTAGTCCAAACCCATGAAAAATACGAATATCATAATTCGTTGATGAAGATCCATTTGTGATATGAACTCCTAGTCCGCCATATACTGATACTATTCCATCAGTATTAATATTACCTGCAAAAAGCTTAACGAGTTGATTTGTTCTTACATTTGCACTATTGATAGCATATGTAAAATTGAACACCCAATCAAACCATATCTCTGACATATCCCACTGGATTGATGAGTAACCATTTGCTGTAACTATTCCTAGTGGACATAAGGATAATTGATTTGCTTGTGAAAATGATTTAGATCCTAATGTAGTAGTAGTATACGCATTCAAATAGGACGGAGTTGGAGAAGTGCCTCCACCACTCGCATGAGATGTGTTCCAAGTTCCGCCAACATTACATTTGCGATTAATGATATATCCATTTAGTCCTGCATTTACTCGCGTAGTTAATACACTATCAAGAGAAGAATATAATTGATTAGGTAATGATAAACTATTAGAAACTTGTAATGAATCTGCAATAGTTAAATCTTGAACAGTTAAGTCTGCATCCAACTTAGCACTTGTCACGCTACCATCAGCAGGTATGTTTTGTGATACCTGTAAACTATTCGTCGGTGATATGACAACTGCTTTGCTTCCACTTGGTAATGGACTTGTGAATGTTATGTTTCCACTAGCTACAGTATAGTCAACAACAGGCTCTTGTAAGATACCATCAATAGCCACAATGAGTGCTGATGGATTTACTAACCCGCTTGCTCCCGATATTGCATATCCAGAAGTAGCGCCATTACCTGTTACAGTTGTTCTTACTGGATCGACAACTGTTGCATAGTTATTAGGATTGCTTGCAGCGTAGAACTGTCCCGTTTGAAACTGTGTAATAAATACTCCAGTTTCTGTTTTTAAAGCATAATTTCCTGTCGCACTGTTCAATGTGGAAATTTGGGTTTGCAAACTTCCACTAATGCCAGTCATCTCTTCAACAGAAGCTATCGTATATAAAACACTTAGATCGCTAGCTCTAGTTCCAATTCCAAACTTAAACTTATCTGAATGATCAAAACCAAGAATCGCACCAGAATCATTAATCCCAGTCAAACCAGAACCAGTAACAAAAAACAAACCACCATCAACTGCTCCACCAGTTAAGTTGAGCATGATGTAGTTACTTGCTACGTTTGTGTTTGTGGTATTTACGATTGTTTCAAGACCAGTTACATACAAATTGTTGATGTATACTTTATCATGAAAGGTTTTGTCTCCAAGTATTGTTTCTGTGCCAGTTGTATTAACGTATCTGGATTCAGATTCGTTTTTGGTATAATAGTTGCCAGAGAACGAAAGATCGACTCCTGTAATAAATCCAGAAGGATTGCTGGCAGCATAAAATGCCCCTGTCTCTGATGGTCTCACAACTTCTCCAGTGACATAGCCCGATAAAAGACCACTAACAGTATGATCAAAATCAATCAGCGTTCGCACTTGGCTTGCTGTCAAATCTTCAGGATCGCTTGTTCCAGCAGAAATACGACCTTTGATGCGCTGAGAAGCCATATCTGCCAATTTAGTATTGGTAACAGCGTTTGTGGCGATAATGTTAGTAGTGACAGAAAGACTCGACAACTTGTCAGTTGTGACGTTAAAGTTAGCGATTTTAGCAGTTGTCACTGCGCCATCGGCAATTTTGCTATTGGTAATTGCAGAGTTATCTATCGAAAAATTTAAATTGCTGGAGCTATTGCCAGTAATAGTAATATCACCACGATCACCTGTTAAAGAATTAAAACTAATAAAATCACCAGTCTCACTTGGACGAACTACACTTCCTGTGACATAAGCAGAAAGGTCAACTCCCGTAATAAATCCCGAAGGATTACTCGTTGGATAAAATGCTCCTGTCTGCGATGGTCGCACAACTTCTCCAGTTACGTATGCAGATAAATCAACACCAGTAATAAATCCAGAAGGATTGTTGGCAGCGTAAAATGTTCCAGTTTGCGAAGCGGTGATGAAGCTGCCTGTTTCAGAGGGTCTTACCACATCTCCTGTAACATATGCTGACAAGTCAACGCCAGTAATGAATCCAGATGGATTAGAAGCAGGATAAAAAGCTCCAGTTTGCGAAGCCGTAATGAAATTGCCCGTATCAGAAGGTCTAACAACTGCTCCAGTCACTAAATTAGTATACTGTCCAGATGTTAAGTGATAATAGCTATTGACAGAACCACCTTGTAAGCCACCTAAAAGATTGTGAAGAAGTTCATCACTTCCGCCGCTTTGATGCGTTACTGAGTGATTAATAATGCCCTGATTTAACGTCAAAGGATTAATGTAAATATTTTCGCCAGTATCATTCACTGTGATACTAGTAGTTTCTGGAGAGATTACATTAACAACAACTGAGTCTGGCATAATTATCTAGTGGTACTTTTTTCTACATAAACAGGTCCATAGAGCAATTTGTCTGGACACTCCGACTCTTTATCGACATATAAATCCCAGCTACAAGGCGCAAGATCAATATTGGCAGTAGTTGAGCCATTTAAACTGATTTTTACTATACCACTTGGTATGCTGAGTATTTCAGTTTGCAAAACAGCTTGCAATTCATCATCAAAGTCACGACGAATTTGTCCAGTCACATTAGCTCCGCTGAGATTATAAACGCTGCCGTTTTTCTGTAACTGCACTGTTAAATTAAAACATGCCCTTTGCTCAATATGAATACCTGTCAATGATGCGCTCATTAACCATTATTACACCCAATCAATCTCGTCTGGAGAATATTTACACGTAAGTTCTTCTCCAATTTGAATTTTTCTTGCGGCATAATAAATATCTCGCTCTTTGTCGTGAATTAAGTTTGGTTCATCAGAATGATTGACGAAATAAGCTGCGCCAATATCGTTAATGTGGCAATCAATCCAAAAGCCGTATTCATTGTTATTGCAGACTTTTTTGATATGATCCAAGATGTTATGCTCTACATTTTTAACTTCACCCCATCGAATGAAGCACAAGTCTTTTGGCGCAAAAACAACTTCGTTTTTATTAATTTCGGTAAGAGTAACAGCTCCAACTCCTGCGCCAACGATAGAGCTTGGCACTAGCTTTACTAATATGCCATTGCATATTTGATTTGTTAATGCTTGTTTATTGAACGACATTTTCTTCTTTTGGTTGAGTGGTGAATTCTGTCATGTAGCTATAATCAGTAAACAGTGTTCGTTTATTTTCGACGCTATACACTGTCAAGTCGATTTTATATCCAGGATTTTTGTCAATAGGTTTGTCAACCCATGCATTATCGTGCCACACAATGCGATTATTGGGGTAAGCATAAAAATTACCATTGTCCATTTTGAATACATGGGCGCATTTATGTTCTGGTGTTTCAGAAAAATTAGTGTCTAAGATGCTCTTATTCTCCCATCCCCAATCAAGCGTGAACATATATTCTCCCGCTTCTCTGGTATTTTGCGGCGTAATAAGCAAAGCTCTAAGACCTTTCATTCGTGTGCGAACTTGAACATCAACATAAGGACTAAAACAATCCCAATACATTGCATGTTCCAATGGTACTGGATCGCAAGGCTTCCAACAGAATGCTGTAATAGGTCTGCGAGTCCAGTTAACTCCATTAGTTAAAAACGCTTCAAACAAAGGAACCCTCTTCTCAATTGACGCTACAGAATGGACATCGCATGGAGTATATTCGCCATGCCCTTTTTCGTGATTAAAAAGATATTCATTGCGCAATAGGCAAGTAATCGTGGGAATATTATGATTTAAATAAGACACATCTTATCTTACACTTTTAGTAGAAAATTTCTACGCACTATTTAAAATCAGGTATGATTCAACTCTATAAACCTAATTCAAAGTCGAGTGGATGCGCTTTTGCTTTCCGTCTTGGCACTACTGGTAAATTCAAAGACCCTTGCCTTTATGTCAACGCTATTATGCAGCATTCATGGGATGAAAAAACCAAAAACGGTTCCTTTGCTGAGAATGCAAAAAACCCAGAAAAAACAGTAGTCATCAAACTAAACGAATTTGAAGTCGGCGGCATCATCAACGCTATTGAAAACTATTCTGAATACAAAGCGTTTCATAGCCACGAAACAAATAAGACAAGCATCTCGTTTAAGCCTTACCAGAAAAATGATGGCACTAAAGCATTCTCTTTTTCTATTACCAAAAACTCAGCTTTGAAATTTGGTATTGGCATCGAACCTGGAGAAGCTTATGCCATCCGCGAGTTCTGTAAAGTGATCTTGCAAAAACTTTACGAAACTCGTTCAAACGCCCAAATGCAAAACCGCTCCGATGACTAAAAAGAAAGTTCTCATACATAGTAATTTCTGCAAAGCTTTCACAGGTTTTGGTAAGCACAAAAAGAATATCTTGCGCTATCTGTTTAATACAGGCAAGTATGAAATGTTTGAGTTAGCCAATGGCTTGATGAGACGCTGCCCCGAAACTGATAGCACTCCATGGACTACTTATGGCTCTTTGCCAGATGTCCAAAAGATGGCGGAAATCAATCAAGATCAACACAAGCAACGTCAAGCTGCGTATGGTGCTTTTGGTATAGATGATGTTATCAATACAGTGCGTCCCGATGTGTATATTGGTATCGAGGATATTTGGGCATTTGATGGCTTTTACGAAAAGCCTTGGTGGAATAAAGTGAATTCCATGATTTGGACAACGCTTGATAGCTTGCCAATTCTACAATCAGCAATTGACGCTGCGCCTAAAATTAAACATTACTATGTATGGTCTTCTTTCGCGGAAAAAGCATTCCAACGAATGGGTTATAATCATATTAAAACCCTCAGAGGAAGCTTGGACGTAAATCAATTCTATAGAATGGACGATCATAGACGCGCTGCATTGCGTCAAAAGTTTAATTTGTCCAATGAATATATCGTGGGCTTTGTGTTTAGAAATCAGCTTAGAAAAAGCGTTCCTAATTTGCTGGAAGGTTTTAAAAAGTTTAAACAACAAGTTCCTCATGCTAAACTGTTGTTGCATACTCATTGGTCAGAGGGATGGGACATTCCCACTCTTTTGCAAGAAAAAGGTATCGACAACAAAGACATTCTTACGACTTATTTCTGCAAACAATGCAAGAGCTATTTCATTGCGCCATTTATGGGGCAAGATCGCGACTGTCCAGCATGTGGCGGCAAAAAAACAGTAAGCACTACCAACATTAATCAAGGAGTAAGTGAAGCTCAACTGAATGAAATCTACAACCTTATGGACGTATACTGCCATCCATTTACAAGTGGCGGTCAAGAGATTCCAATTCAAGAAGCTAAACTCACAGAGCTTATCACACTAGTCACAAATTATTCTTGCGGCGAAGAGTATTGTACAGAAGAAAGCGGTGGCTTGCCTCTTAATTGGGCAGAGTATAGAGAGCCTGGAACTCAATTTATTAAAGCGTCCACTGATCCTGATCACATTGCCGAACAGTTGCTTGCTGTTTATAACATGCCTTCGATTGAACGTGCAGCGATTGGTATTAAAGCTCGCAAATTTGTAGTGGACTACTGTTCTATCGAAGCAATTGGTAAAGAGCTTGAGTCTCTTATTGACTCTATGCCAGAAGTTGATTACGACTTTGATAATCCTCCTTCTCGATTCAATGCTGATCACAAGCCTAATTTTGAAACAGATGAAAAAGAGTTCATCATCTCTCTGCATAAAGAAATGCTGGGCGAAGCGGTTGACGAAAATCACACTTCGTTCAAAATATGGAAAAACAAACTACAGCAAGAAATCAATCGCGAACAAATGCACAATCATTTTCGCAACGTCTGCTTGCAGCAACAGCAAAAGCCTGTAGAGTTTGAAAGTGTTCTTGATAAAGATGACGAAGGACGAAGAATCTGTGTTCTTGCTCAAGGAACAGAATCTGATATTCTTTTGCTGAATGGTCTTATGGAAAATCTTCACAAACAATATCCACAGCACAACATCTACTTCGCCACACGGCAAGAGTATTTCCCGCTGATTGAGGATAATCGTTTTGTTCATAAATGTATCTTATATTCTGAAATGTTGGAGAATTCATTTATTTTAGAAGGAGCTGGCGCTCATAAAGGTTATTTTGACCTAGCGTTTATGCCGACAACAACTACTCAAAAGAACATTTGTTACATTCACAACGGCAAAGATAAAATTCAATTCGATTTACAATGAGTCACCTAATAGAAGAATATGCCAAAAATCTTGGCGTGAAAATTGGCAAGCCTGTTTTGGCGGAACATTTCTTTCCAGTCATTCCAGAGAAGTATATTACTGTATCAGTAGAGCCGCAAGTTCAGTCGAAGCAGTATAAGTATTTTGATATTGTGTTTGATACTGTGCGCTCATTTTTGAGCAAGCAGTCGATTAAGATTATTCAAATCGGTTCGTCAAAATCACAGAGACTATCGTCTGTAGATGAAATGATTTTTGATCTTGATTTTAAAAAACAGGCATATATCGTCAAGAATAGTCTGGCGCATATCGGCGGCAATGACGCTCTTATGCATTATGCTAGCGCCAATGATATTCCTATTGTCACATTGTTTGGCGATTCTTACGCCGCCTGTTCTGATGGCTATTGGAGTTCAAACAAAACAAATATCGAAGCACCTTGGGCTGTTAAGCCTAGTTTCAACGCTGTAGATCAACAAGATTCAATCAATAAAATTTTACCAGAAGATATAGCCAATGCGATTATTAAAAAATTTACGCCCGAAAAATCTATTCCACTCAAAACTCGTTTCCTTGGCGATTTTTACCATCATCCTGTTTTTGAGTTGGTTCCAGACTTTTTTGCGCAAATGCCAGGAATGCCAGAAAAACACTGGTTCATGAGACTCGATTATCTTGACTCTTTTTCGTATGTAGAGTCGTGGTGCGAGTATCTGCAATCATTCTCATTCTTCACAGAGAAGATGATCCCCCATCAATTCATCCAGAAAATTCGCGGCAAGTTAAAGAATATTACTTTTCTAGTAAATGAGGAAAGTGTTATTTCTGTTGATTACCTCAACTATATTAGCGGTCTAGGAATTACCATCAATCTTTTAGTTAAAGATGCGTCGATCCTTCCAACGATTCGTAATAAGTATTTCGATTCCAACGTGCAAGTTTATGCTACTGCTGATAAGTCTATTTTAAAAGATAAAAAAATCACTTTTAATCAGTCATTTTTTCACTCTAATAAAACAATCATATCTCGCGGCAAAAAATACCCCAGCACCTATCATTGGAAAAAAGACAAAAATATTCTTGACAAGAACCTCGTCATAGAAGATAATGAGTTGCTCCTTAGCGAATTAAATCATTTCTATATTTATGACACAAAATAAAATAACCAGAGGTCCAGACGGACTAATTGAAAACAAAGAATACAAGTTCACTCCAGATGGCTTCGTCGATTGGCGAGCCATGATTGATCCTCAGTTTCTTTACCCGAACAAAGATTTCTTTGAGATTAGAAAATTGTCGATTCCTGCTTCTATTGAAGGCTTAGATGATAAACAATTGCTTATTATGCTCGGCGGCATCAAAGAGCTGGCTCGTTTGCGAGGCTTTAAGAGCGTTCGCTATAGCATCAAACACGAAGCGCCAAATTATGTTACAGCAATTTGTTGTATTGAATGGATTGGTAATTTTGAAACAAGCGGTGAAGAGGTTATTTTTGAAGATGTCGCAAATGCCACAGAAGCAAATACCGACAACTTCTGTTTGAAGTTCCTCGAAACTATCGCGTGTAATCGTGCATTTGTTCGTTGCGTTCGCAATTTCCTCAATATTCATATTGTCGGAGCAGATGAAATCGACAAGTCTAAAAACAAAGCAGTTGACATTTCTGATCTTGTGCAATCCAGCGTTATTCCTATTACGCCACAGGGAGCTTTGGAAAAGAACGTCAATGATAAACTTAAAATCTTCTCGTTCGAAGACTTCAAAACATATCTCCGCAATATGTGGACTAGCGCTACAGAAGCGAATGACGCAACTACTCTTGATCTTTTGGCAGACGCTAAAAACTGGAGCGGTTTCACAGATATTCCTGCCAAGACTGCGCGTGTCTTGATTAAGAAAATCAATGATTAAGCGTATTACAAATCCTGTAGAATTTGAAAAGCTTATTGACGATATATATGAGCTTTTTAAACAACATGATTTGTATGAAGGTCACGCCTTGGTAGCTCACAGCCCAGAGACTATCAAGGCTAACTTTTCCCATCCATCTATTTTGGCGTGGGATTTATTAGTGTGGGGAAATTTACAAGGCGATAAATTTGATGCAATGATCGCTTTTAACAAAGTTCGATGCCCAAAATTCAACGAAGAGATGATTCATGAATTTCTGTGGTTATCTAAAAATCCGAAAGCTGGTTATAAGCTGTTTAAAACGGCAGCTGATGCTGCAAGACAAATGGGGTGCAAATACATCACAATGTCTACAGCAGTCAACAATCCTTATCACCAAAAAGTAAAATCATTCTACCGTAAAATGGGATTCATTAAAGATACCGAAACATACATTAGCAAACTATGAACAATAAAAAAGCAAAAAAACTGAGACAAATACTACCCCCTGAAAACGCGATGTCAAAACGCGCATATCGTCGAGCAAAGAAATTTTACTCTCGTTTGCCAGAACATGCGAAAGCAGACTTCTTAGCTGGACTAGAAGCAATGGCAAGCAATTAAAATATCGTTGCTTGTAGTTTGTAAGTCGCGCCAGTATAGCTACTGCCACTCACATACAAACCGCATAACCCTCCCGCAAGACCCGTAAGCTGATATGTCGATGATGTATCGTTTACGGGTTCTTGTATTAAAGCAAGACCAGTAGTATTGACTACTCCTTTCAATTCAGAAAGTCGTCTGATATTTCCTGAGTCTTTAATTTCTACTAAGTATTTCACGCTAGTAAAAACTCCAGAATCAAACTCATGAATAACACCTCTTCCATAGCAAAGTTTGCCTGTTTGATATATTGTTTGATTGAATCCAGTTCCATCGTAAATATTAACGGCATTTACGTCTGCGCTTGATAGCAATACATTTGTTTGTTTAGTTACAAACGTGGTCGGTCCAAATACAAAAGACTTACCAGATCCTAAAGCTCCGTATGGAACAACTGTGAAGTAGTATGGAATATTTTCTGTTAATTCTCCCTTGTTGATTGTCAAAGCGTAAGCATTAGATACGTTAACAACACTTTGCGAGAATAAATAACCCTCTTGAGCTGTAGGATTAAGATACGTTAATTCGTTTACAGCAGAGCCAGCTCCAGTAGAAGCATAAACATCATAGCGATCCATTTGTATAAATCGCAAGTCATTCTGTAATACGATTGAAGCATCAAATGATTCTGTCGCTTGTGACGCTCCACTAAATTCAGAATAATTCGGCACAATGTCCAAAATATTCGGAACATTACCATATGCCAAGAATACGCCTGTGAAAATTGATCCATCAAATGAATTCGGCAGCTTGCATCTTACGCCGAAATCTTTTTTATAAGAGCCAAAAATATTTTCATTATCTAGCGCTGAAACAGTTACAGAGCGTGAATATTTTCCTGTGAAGAAATTCGCGGCGGCAGTTGTTCCATCTATATTTAAAATATCAAACACGCACCCACTAATTAACGGATTCTCCAAGAATTGTTGACTAGAAGAAATGGTGTTGAGCTGTTGGTCCAAAATATCGAAAAAGAAAGTAACATCTTTTTGCGAGTGAACGCCGCTGCCTGTGAAAATTTGGTTTAAGTTGCCAGTATCAACATTAAATGCTGGATCAAATTGAAACAAATTGATAGAACCTCCTGGAGTTGGATATGCCAAATCAAAAGATACACATAAATCTGCGCCAGTTGTTGGATTTATTTCGCCACTTCCACTTTCAACAATTGAAGGATTAACTAAATACGAACCACTTAATTCATACAAACCAATTTCATAATATAACTTATTTGCAATGCCATTGTTTTGGTTGTTTATAAAACATAGTTGATTTGAACCCTCATTCAAAATCAATTCGCTAAAATAATAAGACTCTTCTGAAGTAGAATAGTCTTGATAAATAGATAATGAATAATCGCCATCATAATCGGTATACGATCCATAAGGACTGCCAGAACTATACAGCGTGCTTGTGACTTCAGTAGTTTCTCCTATTTTTAAAACCCATGGATTCGAGCCGCTCTTAACAAGAGAAAAGTTATAAATTGCTGCTTGTAGATCATAATAAAAGTTTCCTATTGGACCCTCTTTAAGAATAGAAGAACCTGTTGATTGAGTGCAATCATCATCAAAAGACCAATTTATTGCAATTGGGCATCCGCCACTTAGTATAGGACTAACACTGCTTAATTTTAATGAAGAATCAGCAGAACCAACAAGATAAGCTCCATCACCTTGACCAGATCCAGTAGTTGATCCTACATATCCACTGTTAATTAAAATATCAAATAAATCAGAACCTGCCTGACCTGTTATTTTAATCCCAACGACCTTATTTTGATATGAAAACATAAATTATTGTAAAGAAAAGCCGACAATGGCTGGTTTAGTAATGCTTGTAGTGTTAGTTCCTGAGTAAGCAACAAATGTTCCTGTAGTAGCAGTAGATGAATTAATATTCGGAGATTCTGCCAATGCTGCAACAGATAGAGTCCAATTTCCGATATTAGTCAATCCAGTGAATTGTACACCAGTTTGATTAGTGATTGTTGATTCAAAATATCCAGCCAAAGAGTTGTCAATTGAAACACTATACCCTGTCGCACTTGCAACAGAAGCCCATTGTCCTGTAAGTTTGAAGTTGCTTGATGTCTGGTTGAATCCAGAGAATGTTGCGATACTTGGCGTGGCTAATTGTTTAATCTGAGCATTACCAACATTAATTACTCCAGTGTAGTAAGTATTTTCTAGGAAGTCTTGAGTTATTGCTTTTTCAATTGTGTCAAATTTTCCTGTATCATAACGAGAAGCTGTAACGCCATATTCGTTTTGAGAATTTTCGCGGATTGAAATAATTTTGTATATTTGATCAGATGCTGATGTTCGTTCAATTCTATATACACTTCCAGCTTTTACTGCTGGCAAGAAGCTGACATTGGGATCGTTTTTGTTAAGAGAAATAACGCTTCCATAATCAACAGTATTATCGTGACCAGTTAGTGATATTTTTGTGATCTGTGAAATATTGTAAGCATTGATTTCTCTATCTAAAATGCCATTTGTGACTGGATATAAATCATCATCCCAGTTTATAGCGCCTGATATTTGACCAGTAGTTGCGCCACGTTTATTCGATGCTCCTGAGCTGTAAGCAAATCCAGTATAATTACCGCTATCTCCTTTGGCTAGCGGGGAAATATCTGCACCATAAAATACGCCTGTATTGGTGATCACCTTATCGTATGTGTCGTTGTTTTGAAATGCCAATCCAGTAGCAAAAACAAAACCAGTAGCTCCTGTATTATAGTAGCAATATAATTTTTGACCAGCAGAACCAGTTCCTGTATATGCTGGAAATTGATATGGATAAATTGTAGAGTTGGCAAAACCATCAGTATAGCCCGAAAACTTATACAAACCACTCAAACTAGAATTACCTAACAACCCCGTAATAGAAAATTGTTCAACTCTTTGTCTTCCAGTTGTTGCTAATTGCTCTAATTCGGAAGATGTAGAATAGCCTGTTGGAGTATAAAGAGTAATGAATCCTGTATATTCTCCACTAATAAATTGGTTATCAATTCGAAGTTTTTTGTTAACTAGGTCTACGTCTAATACTCTACCATAGTTAGTAGCACGGGTTTTCATTTCATCCTCAATGATAATCAAATCTCCAGGTCTGCATAGAAGAGCTTCTAATCCAGCAGAAAAGTCTACGCTTTGATTTTCTTTTGTGGTTTGATAAATAATATGTTGACCAATGCGGCGAGCCATAGCTCTCGATGTAACACCCGATGTATTGATCGTTGTTTTGAAAACGCCTCTTTTACGAATGTCTTGTTCGTCTTGAATGTATTCTACTTTTGTTTTATAGTTATCGAAACGGTCTAAGTATACCACCTCAACAGTATTAAACTGCAAGTCTCTACGAACATTGCTATAGTTAAAGATTCCGTCTTTGGCATTTGCATTATTAAACAAAGCAATTGGAGTTCTTGGTCTATCATCAAGAAAGTGAATTTCAGAGCCGCCAAAGAAAACTATGCCACGAAACAAGTTGGCAATTACATTGATCGCGTCATAAACTTTTGTTTGTTCTTTGAATAGAATATTGCAAGAGAATCGCGGCTCCAATCCGCCAACGCCATCACTAACGCCAATAAAGTAACCTTCATCATCTACTGCATCGCAGAATCTAGCGATTTTATAAAGCTCCCATTTATTGACTTGTGCTTCATCAATATAAGCTCCCAAGCCATAACGCTTACTCGTTAGTAGATCGTACAATATCCACGCTGGGTTGTCCGTCCAACCTTCGGTAAAAGAACCGTCCCAATCTCCTTCATAGATTTGTTTTGTAGTAGTGTAGTCTTTTGCGCTTTTGACATATCGAATATCTATTCTAGTTTCAGAATCTATGATTTTATAATTCGAGGGTATTTTAACTTTTTTTAATTTGCAGTCATAACTACGCTCTGGAATCGCACCAAAAGCTCTAGCGTCTAATTTAATTCCAGCAATTGCTGAAAATGGATAAGAAAGTCTTTGGTCAATTATTTCAGTTACTTTGCCCAGTGAGATTTCTTTGTTGATAAGAGTTGAGTTTGTTTCGCAAGATAATTTAACAACTTTAATATATCGCTTGGTAGTAGATGGATCTTCGCCATCATTAAGCGATGGAAGATCAAATGGACGAGTTAAGTTTGCGTCATTTAAATTTTCACCATCAATCAATTTAACAGAGTCTCTTAATAGATTCTCAGCTTCACTATAATCTGCGCCGAAATCAATTATACAAGCACCTTCAATTAAGCCAACTATAGAATAAGAATACGATTTAACATCTTTTTTCTCTCCATTTGTTATCTTTCCAGTTTCAATTTTAATTGCTACGATTGAGGGGATTTTTGCACCAGCTTCTAACTTGCCAACATCTTTAACGCCTTCAGTAGTTACGTGTATTGTGTCTGATAGCGAATTAACAACAATTGAAAGTGATACCTTATCAACAAAAGGATTTTCGACAGTATGTGTTACAGCCAAAGAGTTATAATCTTTTTTCTCGTTGTCATTATTCCAATCGGAGTAATTGTTTTGAGCTTTTCCATAAGCTCTTTGATCATTCGATCCTTCTTGTCCAGCAATCAAATTAGTTTGAGATATGCTTAAATTATTGCTATTTAAACCAGCAGCACCGAGTCTAAATTGAGTGTCTTTATTATTGACAACGATTCTTTGTATTGCTTGCGATTTAACAAACGGTCCAAGCAGCTTCGCCTCATAAGCATAATCATTGATAACTTTATCGAAACCGCTTAGACTGCTTTGAAATTCTTCGCCATTTTTAAATTGACACGATACATTAGAAAAATTAAATAATTCGTTAGCTCTATTAGATATTTGAGATGTCTTTTCTAACGCTTGCAACTGAATATCGTTTTTATTTAAAGCTTTTAATAAGCTTTTGGAAAAGTAATACCAATTACTGCTTGCATCTTTTGGATTTCTTAATTCTCTTAATGGAGCTGCAATAATAACAATACTCTTAACGTCTCCCGTGTACTGATTATTGGAAATGACTGGTTGGGTTAATGTATATACATAATCGAACTTATCAGACAAACCTTTAATTGAAAAATCTATATCTTGACTGCTTTGAATTTGTTCATTTAAATTTATTTTTTGATTACTCAAGTCAATGATAATAAAACAAGTATTAACAAGTCCAGGAATTCTTTTATTAGAAACGTAATTTGATTGACTCATTAGACTTTTTATCTTATCTAATGTTTTGATATTTTCCTTGGCAATTGAGCGAACGATAGAGTCTTTATTGTTTTTCGACTCATTTAAAATATGATTTTGAAAAGAATTTAAAATCGCTGATTTTTGAACAATTGGAGATGCGTAATGAATTTCAATTTTATTATCTGCTAGACCCCAATACGCTGGCAGTGGATTTTTAACGCTTATATTTAGAAAGTTATTCCAACTTTTTTCATACAATGGAATCGTTGTGGCAAATCGCTCGATACCTAGCAATTTTGTTTTTGCAAAAAAAACTCCTTCAGTTGACAGCGGCTGCTTGACAATAGTTTTAAACTTTTCATTTTCAATGTAGATGCTACTAATCGCATTAGTTAAATTAGCAATCGACAAACTACCATAACTTTTTGCAGGATTCAAGCTTTCAGTGTTTTGTATAGGTGTATTATCTAAATAAATACCTTTAAAAATACTTTCTTCTAATAAAGCTCCATTTTGATCTACTAATCCGTCAATGGGTCCATCGGAAATTAAATCAATAATCTCTGCAACACTATATGAAGCAGTAGATTTAAATCCTCCTAGTTTTGGCGGATTTAGGATAGCTGGTTCTGGCTTCGGCGCTCCTTTACCAGCACCTCTAATTAAAAGTTTTTTATTAACGTGTTTCATTATGAGGTTCTATCATTGTTAAGAGCTTGTCCATCTGAAAATAGAGAATTTTCTTTTTCAAATGCTTGTGGGTAAGATTTGATGGTTGATTGAATAACAGCAGAACCGACTCTAAGTCTGCCATAACCTACAGGAACAGGAATGCCTTGTTCTGCGACATTAGCTTTAGAAGAAAACAAGAAAGATTGTTTTGCGGAATTAACATCCGCAGAAGGTCTATCCATTTTAGGTTTTGGGGCAAGCAGCATTTGAATACCCATCAAAGCAATTCCCACTCCAATGTTAGTTAAAGCGGTTCCCACTGTCCCCGCCGCAGCACCGAAGAAACTAGCGCCGAGTCCACCTGCAACAGCAAATCCAGCTCCAGCAGTCAATACACCCAAAGCAATAATAGCAATGATAGCGCCAGCTTTACCAGCACCACATACCAAAGGAACAATATCAATCTGTTGATTATCTGACACGATAGACAACTCTTCAATAGTAGTCATCTTTTTACCATCTACAAGCAAAGTAAAATAAATGCCTTGATTAGCCAACTCCACTATTCGATGACGAAAATTATTATGAGTGCAAGAGATAGCATCAAAAACCTCTTTTGGGCGTTTGATTGCCAAGCTAAAAGTCTTTTTAAACTCTTTTGCTAATATACCATGTAGTGTTACTTGTGTCATTTGAAAGCTTCCTTTAACCTTGCAAATGCTTTTACATCCAATTCGCATTCGCTAGGCTCATAAATGTGGAATTTTTTAGTATTGAGAGAGTAAATAACAAAAGGAACGCAACACGCCTCTGCCATTTTAATATCAAACTCAGATGGATTCTCATCTCCTATAATGTGGCTATGAAAAATAGCCAACATATCATTATCGTTGGCAAACATCAGATACGATGCTGGATTAATTGCAAAAAAGTTTTTAGGATCAGCGGCATCATTCCTTTCAACTGTAGCTACATATTCGGGACTATCCCATCCAATGAATCCACATACTTCTTGCATCACTTGTCCATTGCAAGCATTGACGACGAAATCGCGTATTTTAGCGATTGATTTGCTTTGTATTTCTTTAACCATACTTTTCTGTTCCTGGGAATCCGCCAAATGGCAATTCTATGTTTTGTTTTTGAGTATTGATAACTTGTGTAAGTGGTACTGAAGCAGTAACGCTAGTATTTAAACTAGATAGGTTATCACCTGATACGATTAGTTTTTTGCTAGAATTATTTTGTGCGTTAATTCCTGTAGTAGAATCATTGATTTGCATTTCCCACCATCCTATCAGGCTTTGTGTATTTGATTGTTTTCCAGAAAAATCACTATAGTCTCTATACACCGATTGATTGTGATCGTCAATTCTCACGTTGATGCCGCTAGAGCCAGTCCAGAATGCTGTTGGTCCAAACTTAATTGGACTTACCAATTCCATATTGCTAACAATTTGATTTGATGCTTCGCGAGGACTTGGAACAAATTCGTTACCAGTTGGAAACTGCCAATCATTTAATCCAAACTTGAGGCGATATTGATTGCTTACAATGCCATTTTGATAATCATAATTTTTAAATTTAAAATATTCACCTACTGATCCAGATAAAGTAAAGCGACTTGTTTCAGATATTCCATCAGTCAATTCAATATAGCCAGCAGTTGTTACAGTGGGCGATAGTCCAGTTGCATTTCCACCTGAACATATCAAATGCAATGGTCGCAATTCATCATTTTTCCATGGTAGAGTTAGAGTTCTATTTGTTTGTTGAGCGCCCGTGGTGCGTGTTGCAAAGTCTAATAAAAGATTTTGTCCAGAAAGGTATAAATTAATACCGCTATATCGACAGCCACCGCTGATATTGTGCAATACCGAATAAAGTTCATTCGGATATAAATCACGACCACTCAATCCAATCCATGTAGAGATTTGGAAAAAGTCGTTTCTATGCAAAGGGATTGTTTCTTGATCATAGTAAAGCAAATTTGGGGGATTGGTTTCAAATACAGCTACTTCACTTAACGATGGAACTGTTGTTACTCCACTTCCTGAAATAATAATTTTTTTGACTAGCTGATTAGCAAATCCTGTAGTTGCTCGCGTTCCGTTCGTTGGCACACTAAGTGTTCCACTTTGAATTACCGAGTTAACATCATTAAATAAACGAATATAAGCATTATTAAAATGAAGCTTTTTAGATAGATTATCGTATAAATCAATTCGATTGATATTTTTAGCACTTGACCATTCAAAAGTTAACATTGCTCCTGTTTTAGCTTTGCCGCTCGCTTGCCAAAAATCATTTGCTCCTGTTAATAAATTTACAACATTAGTTGCTGGCGATCCAGGTATTGAAGAAGATCCAGATACGACAGCATCAGGAGCGATATTATTATAGCGTAGTGTTTTATTTCGCGATGTGAAATCAACAAAATTTGCTGTTCTTTGAATAGTTGATTCATTAAATTCAATTGCTCCTTTGCCAAAACGCAATTTGCAGCCATCTAGTTTTTTATTGCAGCCATCTCGCTTCCAGAGTGATGGATTTTTATCGGGTATTGTAGAACTAGAACCGCTGTGTCCAGATTGACAAACATACCAAATTTTTGCAAATTGAGTTTGCGATGAATCGCTTGGATCAGCAATGGTAATTTTTTGATTTTCAATATATGCAGCACTGCCCGAAGCATAGAACTGTTGCTCAGACCATTTTTTTTGAGCCTGATTAGTGAACCAGTCAACTGGATCTGCTACGTTCAACTTTTCTCCTTCTTCAGTAGCAACGGGAATGCCATTATAATTGCATCCATTGCCGCGATAATGCCAAGAACAATATCGAGACATAATCAAACGATTGTTAATTTCAAAATTTTCTAAGTCTAATGGCGAAGTCAACTCTAGCTCAATAAATACTTTGTTCTCTGCTGTCTTTTGACCGATAACAAAAGTATCGTTAGAAAGTTCTGCTGATGCATCTGCTTGACTCCAAGGGTTTCCACCATCAAAGTTGACATCATCCAAATATTTTACAAAAGTTCTTTTGCGAACGATTTTAGCGAATTGCAGATCGTCATTATTAATCAACAAATCAGTGGCGAAATAATCCTTGTTGGAAATACGTATTTTGGGTCTAGCTAATTGACCGTTGGCATTTACTTCGAAGCCATCAGTTTCTACGGGAATAGGCAAATACTCAATACCTTGCCATACAATTCCTTTGTTATAGACAGATCCACCATGAAATGCAATAAATGCATTTGGATTGTCAACAGTATTGAAATAGAGTAAAAAAAGCTCTATAATAGCTGTGGGTTGCAGCTCCAATAAACTGCTTGCTATCCGATCTTGTCCTTGTGCCATACTCTAATTTACACTATTATAAATTAAAAAAATGAACTTTCAGCAGTTAAACAACAGCAATCCCATAGTTCAATCAGCATTTGAAAATTTTTGCATTCGCTCTAAGCCTTATGATTTTTGCTCAATTAAAAATCCATCAATTCGCACAACACAAATTAAAAAATACTACGAATATCTTGTAGAGACAACTGACATTTTTTATCTCATGCAAAGAGATCATTTAAGATTCTTTGTTTCCATTAAGCGCGAAGAATCTCAAATAACAATAGAATTTATTTTTGGCGATGCCGCGACAATGCTAAAAGATTTTTGCGTCTTTCGCGACTACTATTGGAATCGCAATAATTGCCATCTTCCATTTGCCACAGAAATTAAACGCAAGCACAAATTAAAACCATTTTTAAATTTCATACAAAAAAAAGATCCCAGCGCAAAATTTTCGCTTGACAATGGCAAGATTTTGGTATCATATAGCAGAGATGGCTTATAAAAACAGATACGACAAAACAGGCGAAGCATTCGAGAGCGGCGATAAAGCTGAGTCCTCGTTTGAAAGCTCTATGATAAAAGCAGGTTTATCTTGCGAGAAATCCTCTTTTCAAGAAGAGATTCGTCACATTGACTATTGGGTCGAAGGAGCGAAGCTTCCAAGAACAGCAGTGGATGTAAAATCGCGCAAGAAAGTAAAACGCGCAGATGACAAATATAACGATGACGTAGTTTGGATTGAGTTTGCAAACGTGCAAGGAAAAAGGGGTTGGCTTTATGGAGCTTCCAACATCATTGCATTTGAGCGTGAACACGACTTCCTACTTGTAGATAGAAAGCTTTTGGCGCGGCTCTGTGAAAAGCTATGCGATCTTTCCCAACTCAACGTAGAGGTTCGTATGCCACTATATACTGGCTACCAAAGAAGAGGGCGTAAAGATCTTCTTTCTTTGATTAAAATGACAGACATCGTTGACGGAATCAAACACACAATACTTAAAAAACAATGAAAATGCCTAAAGTAACAATCATTGGTCAAAACCATCTCTTTCCATGGAAGCTTGGCGACGAGCCTATTTGTGAGGAATTTAAACCAATGCCCGAAAAATTACACAAAATAGTTCTTGACAAAGTTCAATACATAATGCAAATTAACTCCACGCAAATTGACGGCAACGAAATATTCATCGACTGTTACGTTACCAACAATTTCGACACTGGACGAGTTGCTTTCAAATTGACTTATGAATAACTTTCAAACAATCTCAGCAATAATCATTCTAATTATCCTAGAAACAATAAAATAACAATATGGCATACAGCAAATACAGAGTATTCGACAAAAAAAATAACTTCCATCAATCGTATGATGGAGCATTAAAAGGCGCAGAGCAATGGGCAAGAGATTGCGCAAAGAAAATCGGCGGCTATGTTTTTCAATATAGCGAGTTCGATTTTGCCAATGGCACGAACCCATTCAAGCTTTACGATTTCGTAGATCAAGGCAAATCAAAATGAGCGTATATTTCGTAGGCGATCCACACTTGGGTCACAAGAACATCCCTAAATATCGACCATGGGTAAAATCTGTGGAAGAAAATACGACGATGTTTTGTAGTTATTGGCAGCGCACTATCCGCAAAAATGACACTGTTTACGTCATGGGCGATGCTGCATTTTCTGATGAGGCTTTGGAGGTTTACAAAAAACTGTGTGGTCGCAAAATCCTTGTAAAAGGAAATCACGATGACTATGTTTCAACAAAACTCCAAGCAGAAGTATTTGATGAAATCTATGGCATGTTGTCATACAAGCGAACGTGGCTAACGCACTGTCCTATTCACCCGCTTGAAATGCGAGGTCGAGTAGCAAACATTCACGGACACGTTCACTCCAAAAGCATTCAAAAGAAAACTTGGTATGGCGCTTGGAAAGATGATCCTCAATACATCAATACGTGCGTCGATCATGTTTACGAAAAAACTGGAGGATATACGATCTTTACCCCTCTTGAAGAAATCAAAGCAAAACTAAATATCAAGTGAAAAATAAAAATGTAATTATTCTGCGCGGAGTAAGTGGATCTGGCAAATCCACTGCTGCGACATTGTTTGGCGGCAATGTAAAAATTTGCTGCGCCGATGATTTCTTTACTTCTGATGAAGGCGTATATCAATTCGAAGCATGGCGCACTCCAGAGGCTCACGAACACTGTCGCAACGCTTTTGTTGCGGCATTGCAAGACGAACAGATTGATACTATCGTGGTAGCAAATACTAATAGTCGAGAGCAAGAATTTGCTTTTTACGATGAAAAGGCAAAAGAAATCGGGGCGAATGTATTTTATTTTGTGATTGAAAATCGTCATGGAAACACTGATATTCACAATGTTCCCATTGATGCAAAATCGCGTCAACTCAACAATATCATCAACTCTTTGAAACTTATTTAATGAAAACAATTATCGCTGGAAGCAGAGATAAAGTTTCCTATCAAGATGTAGTCGATGCCATCAAAACATGTCCATGGACAGTCACAGAAGTCGTCTGTGGTAAAGCGAGGGGCGCAGATACATTTGGAGAGACTTTTGCCTATAACGCTAACATACCTGTAAAAGAATTTCCCGCTGATTGGAAAGCTCTTGGCAAGTCTGCTGGAATTATTAGAAATAAACAAATGGGCGACTATGCAGATGCATTGATCGCAGTCTGGGATGGAGTAAGCAGAGGCACTAAGCACATGATTGATTACTCCACAAATAAAGGATTAAAAATACACGTTCATATTATTAAAGATGACAAATAAAGTAACCCTACTAGGGCATTATGGAAGCGACGAAATTATCGCTTGTAGCGCATGGACTTCAACAAGTCGCAATTTAACAGAGGATAAGAAATCTCGTATCCCGAAATTGATAGACATGCTGTGGAGCAATGGACACGAAACGCCATTTGAAAAGGGGGTGGTTCACTTTCTAGTTGATACGGAAATTGCGAGTCACATTCATTTGCTTAAACATCGCATAGCATCCATCAATGCAGAATCCGCTCGATACAAAGAGCTAAAGGAAGACAAGTTTTATATTCCCAAGGATTGGGAGGGTATTCCTGCTTCATTTATTTCGGACAGATTTGGAACAACTATTGATGTCCATGGCGAAGATTGGACAACTGTCTTGGCAGAATATACCGAACTAGGCAATGAACTTTATCATAAATGCTTGGAACAACTTGAGCCTACTCTTGGGCGCAAACGATCAAAAGAAAGCGCTCGTTTCTTCAAGACTTACAATAGTCAAATTGAAGGAGATATAATGTTCAACATGCGATCTTTTGCTAACTTCATCAAGCTTCGTCGTAGCGAACATGCTCAAAAAGAAATTCGCGATATTGCTGATGAAATGCTACAGCTTGTTAAACAAATAGATGGAAATCCTTTTGAACACACACTAAAAGCCTGGGGTTACTAATATGAAAATCAATATTAAATACCACGACATTGTTAATTATGTTCTGGGATTTTGCAGCTATCATCCACTGGAGCTAGTCATTGATCCTCTTCGATATAAAATCGGGGATGATTACATCAGCGATTCAAAAACTGGTTATTTGTTTTATCAAAACGATGACTATAGCAAATTTATGCAAAAAATCTCGACACTCAAAATGGCGGTAAAAAACTTTGATACCCTACAAGTTCAAGGTTTTTGCCGAGAAATCGAACAATTTGCTCCATTGGAGGTTAGACTATCATGATTTCAGCCAAAGTATCGCAGATAATTAGCGTCGATCTTTCACCTTCCGAGGCAAAAGAGGTTGCGATCAAGTATATCTGTGCTGTTTTTGATTGGAAAGCATCTTATTCGATACGTGCAGATGGCGATAGCAGTGAAGATTGGGTGTTTCATAAAACGACTGTTTATTCTTCTCATTCCTTTGAGACTGAATTCAGAGTTCGAAAAGCAACCGAGCGAGACAAAATGATCTGTCAATTTATTGAAGAAATGAAGAATACTTAAAAAAATACGGTGTAAATATAGGGAAGTGAAAAACCTTTTCTCAAAACTTACAAGTTTACTTGGGGCGAAATCTTCGACCCCAAGTTTGCCGCTTTCTAGCCCCAAGACACCAAATAAAATGCCTAATAAATATCCTGAAACAGTTGCTTTGTCACCTCAAACAAACGGACCACGCGCACGTAAAATTGCTCCAAAAGCTATTGTTATGCATGATACCGAAGGCAATTACAACGGCTCTATTGATTGGACTAGCAAAATCAATAATCCATCGACTGGCGAAAGACTTTATGCTAGCTATCATTGCATTATTGCGCGTGACGGCAGACGCACAATCACGAATCGCGATGATAATAGAGCGTATCACGCTGGCGTAAGCTCGTTTAAAGGCATGACTAGCCTCAATAATTGCTCTATTGGTGTAGCATTTGAGCGTAGTTCATACACAGAACCACTACAAACTGCCGCAATTGAGTCTGCAATTGAATATATCGTGCCGCTCATGAAGAAGTGGAATATCACTCTCGACATGGTTACTGACCACAGAACCATTGCTCCAAATCGCAAAAAAGATCTCAATCCAAAAGAATTTGCTAAATTTTACGAAGCGTTAAAAAAGCATTTTAAATAAAAAAATCTAGTGTAAATAGCTGCAAATGGAGCCAGAAAAATCAATAATCAAGGAGTTTTTGGAGGGTGGTTGGGTCATTCCTCTGATCGGTGCGGCAGCAATGTTAGCTCGCTTATTGTCGGCTCAGAAAAAAATTGGTATGATTGAATACGCAAAAAAGATCACCGCAGCGGCGATCTCTTCTTCTATTGCGTGGTTTATTTTGGAGCAGACAGATATTTCGTCGCTCTATAAAGCTATTTGTTATGGTATTATCGGTGTCATTAGTCCAGAAATAATCAATGGAATCATCAAACTTGGCAAACGATTCCAAGAAGACCCCGAAAAATACATCAAAAAGTAATTATCTTTTATAGTAATCAAAAAAACAAGTCATTACTTCCATATTGATATTACTGAAATGACTAGCAGGAAGTAGATTCTCTGGCACTAGATCATGCAGTTTCTCGCATTCATACAAGCTTTTGCGGCGTGACCACCGTTTAGTCAGAAACACATACTGATAATAATACAAATAAGTATTCGCATTACGAGCATAGATTTCGGGGCTGGTGATATTAAATTTCTTGATTAAATTCAGCGCTCTGCGCTCACAATCCCTCTCTACGGCAATTACTTTGACAAACTCGTCCCATTGCCGCAATGACACCTTGCCCTTATCTAAGGCGCTCCAAATGTCTCCAGACTCATACCATGCTGGAATACGCTCAACTGCCTGTGTCAGATGAGCAAATTCGTGAATAAATATAGTATGAAAATTAGGATTCTTGGTAGCTACAACCATTTCATCTCCATCGCAAAAACCGCCGCACTTAAAATCTTTAAATGCTTCTTGTGATACGGTTTTGCGTGGAACTAACGTAATTGTTTTTTCGTGCTTTTGGCAATATTCATGCACATATTCTTTGAACTTTTCAAAGTTTTTGAGATTAATTTTCGCCCTCATAAGTCACTATACCCAAAGCTTGAAATAAGTCTTTATCGCTTTTTGTCATCAGAGTCACGAAACATGGCGTAGAATCGCCAACGTAAGCGCCAATTTGATTGTATTCAAAAAACTCTTCAGCTTCATCATACGACATTCCATCGTCTATTAGCTTTGCTAGAATTTTTCTTTTATCATAGCAAAGAATAGGGGGTCTGCCGAATTGCTCGACAACCCCCACAATGCATTTTTCATATCCGTCCATTTTCATAAATGGTTCTTCTGTCATAAGCGTGTTTTGTTTTGTTATTGAAGTTGGCTAGCTGTGTAGGATTTGAACCCACATACTCCATTGAAGAGGAGATCTTAGTCCACGCAAGCATTAACGCCAGCATTTTAGATCAACAGCTAATAGAAAATTATTGCGGGAACGGGGGTCGAACCCGTAGCTCTAGCTTATGAGACTCGCATGTTACCATTACACTATCCCGCGATTTATTATAAGTTTTTTTGTGGTTGTTTTCAGTTGAATCTTCCCCTACCCATGTTTTCTTTTGCGGGTAAAGGTCTGATGTTCGAGTAATGCATTAGAGTTTTTAGCTCTTCAATATCATTTGCGGAAATTAAACATTTAATATGGTCAAAATGCCAAGTATCTCTACCTCTGTTTTCCCAAGTCATGTGATCTGTTAATTGATTTTGTATATAAGATTTAAATCCAGCAAAATCAATGCCAAAATATTGCTTCATACTTTGAGACATGTGACCATGTTTTGCCAATTTGTTTAAATCGTTTCTGATTTTAATAATCATTTTAACGAAGTCGCTCGAATGATAATGCAATTTGTCTTTTTGTCTTTTTGTTTCGCGATATTTTCTACGAAGTTCTTTTCTCGCAATTTCGTTTTCTTTATTGTATTGTAAATATCTTTTGCGACAGCATTCTTTGCAAGGACTAGAAAGATAGCTATTTCCATTCTTAATAGAAATTAAACGGAATTCACTTTCGTTTTTCAATTGATCACATTTTTTACAGAGTTTCATAATGTTAGCTACAATATTTGTCTCGCATGTTCATGAGTGAAAGTCTATCATCTAGTAGTTGATTGATTGTTGCCATCCACTTTGATTTTTTATCTACAGGAGCGTCATCCCATCCTTCTTTTGCCATAGACAGTTTATCGTCAATGGATTTGATAGATGCCAAAACGTCACCAGTTGTAACATTGTAGTCTTCGTTAATCTTCATTGTTTTGCGGTAGAGAGTTGTAGAAATATTCTGTTGCTGATTTTAAGGCGGGAAGAGAATGTATTTTTTGATTATAGTCGCGCAAGTGCAACTCCATCAAATAAGTAAATGCAATATCGCTTTTAGACATTCGTTGTAGTGATCGCCTTGCTTTCCAATACATCCACCAGTCCCATTTATTGATTATCCAGTTTTTCATGGTGTTGAAAGAAATAAGATAGCAATAACTCCAAACATAACACACGTAATAAGTGCGTCCCATCCATTAGTTGTTGAAAGTAGTATGTCCATAATCTTGTGCGGGGCTATTTAAACAGATAGATTAACACTTGTCAAGTTATTTTTGCACCTTTTCTACTTTGACTCTTGTAATGCCTTTGTGTTTGAAGTCGAGAGATGTTGCTGCGGCGAGAGAAACGTCAATTACTCTGCCCGAAATAAATGGTCCTCTGTCATTTATCCTTACAATAACAGATCGACCATTTGATAAGTTTGTTACTTTCGCGATTGCGCCGAAAGGTAATGTTCTATGTGCAGCGGTTAGCTTTGTATCATTGAGTCTTTCGCCGCTCGCAGTAATTGATCCCCTGTTTGTTTTCACAGAGTAAAAAGAAGCTTTTCCATACTCCAAAGCATTCGCTAACATTGTCGTGGCTAATAGTGCCAATAGTGTTTTTTTCATTGTTTTAAATTGTTGTAAATATCTTCTACGCCTGTAATTCGCTCGATCTCATTTCCCTGATCATCTTCGATAATAAGCATCGGAACATTTCTAATGCTTTTTTCACGAAACCAAGGAATGTTTTCGGGTTCATTCATGCTTTTTATATTCACGGATATTGCAGATTTTTCCAGTCTTGCTTTGAGCAAGTGACATGGACCGCAAGTTGCGCTCGTTGCTAGTGTTTTTTTCATTTTTTATTTATTTTATTGTTCTCGACTCCATTCACAGCAAGGTAAATGTCTTCCATTTTCATCCATTGCATACTCCCAATTGTTATCATCTGTGCTTTCCCAATCGCCATCTATCGGCTCCATATTACAGGAACACTTTCGTGGCACACAGTCGTCACAGGCGCATTCTCCATTAGGCATATAAACCCATGTAGCTTCTACCTTTTGACAGTATGAACATTTAGCCATATTACTCGTATACGATAATTGTTTTTTCTACAGGGAATACTTCGGGGATAGAGACTTCATCTTCCCATTCATAAGGCGATTCATCTTGCATTTCGGTTGCGCCAACTCGATAATTGAGCTTGAAAAATTTACCATCAGAAATCCGCTTGGCAATTTTTTCATAACAAATTGACCATCGGGTTGTGTCTGTAATCTCTAATGTTACAGTTTCGAATAATTCGTGGTCGCCATAAGCAATTAGTCTTGCTTCTTTTGCTTTTAGTGTTAATGTTTCTTTCATATTTATTTTGTTTTTAGTTTTTGTTTTAATTGTTTTTTAAGTTCTTTGTTTTCTTTTCTCAACTTTGCAATTTCATCCGCTGCGCGGGGAATATTTTGACGAATTGTTTCTAACTCATTTTCAATGATTCGAATTGATTGCGACAATTTGTTGTAATGACGTAAAATATCAAGAATATCAAGGTCTTTTTTCATAATTCTAAAATCTTCTCCATTGCTTTGCGCACGATTTTATCATCAATGTCACGCTTGTCAAGCAAAATAAATGCAATCGCAGTCTTCCAATCGCGGAACTCTTCTTGAATTGCCATTGCTTGTTCTTTGCGATTGGAATAATCACGAATAAATAACATCCTCTGGTTGATATTGTCTACGCACTTTACGAATTTGGCATAGGCATCAGTGATTTCTTGGATAAACGGCTTGCACTTCTCTGCGATTTCATAATCCAAAAGCGTTTCGATATATTTATAAAAGTCCTTATAATTTGTGAACTTTGGTGATTGCATAAATACATCTAAAACATTATTAATGGTTTTAATTCCCGTTGCTAATTTATGAAGTTCACAATATTCGTCTGCCTTAATTTTTTTGAGGATTTGACCATTTGGAGAATATAGAACGACACCCTCCTTACCTTTCCAAGCAGAAACATCCATGATACATTCTTCAACAGAATCGTATTGGTATCTATCTGGACGATCAAATTGATATTGAGAAGCGCATATATCTAAATATTTTTGACTATAGTAACAGCCTTCTTCATTTGACACTATACCAACTAAAGTTAATTTATACTCATCAGATTCTCTCAATACGATGATATTCGAGGGAGTAGTCCATTCAAAGAGCCACGATTGTTCTAGCGCTGATATGCCGTCGAAAGCATCGTTGTTTTTAAAAAATTGCTTATACTTCTCCACCAGCAAATCTATTTCATAACCATTGGGCAGTAAACGAGCATTCACAGTGCCGCGAGTTCTAATTATCCACTGACCTTTGTATCGAGAAACGATTAAAAGACTACCATCCAACTTGTGTCTCGCTTCAAATTTCCAACAATCTTTCCATGGTTCAAATGCTGGTTGCTCTCCAAAGTTAGTGAATTTGCGAAATCCTTGGCTGATTACGAAATTATCAAATTTACGCACCACACAAGAACGGAAACGAGCATTTTCATCGTTCCATTTAACACTCATGTCTTTCGGCGTAATGAGCCAACATTCGTCACCAGCGATGACGCAATCTTTGTAATTAAATTCTTCTTTGTTTGGTAGTTTCATATTAATAACTGATTTCTCCAAGTCGATCGTATACGCTTTTATTTCTTTTCGTCGATTCGATGATCACGACCTTTTTTCTGTTCTTACCATACCATTCTTTTTCTCCCTTTTCATCTAGGTATCGGTTTGGGAATTCCCACTCTTCCGTTTTAATTTGCTCTTTGATGATCTGATCAAGATGCTGTTGAACATCAGCGGGGATTTCCCAAGATTTGTATTGTTGTTTCCACTCCATTTCAATACAGAAACGAATATGTTCTGCGCATCGTTTCACCAATTCACATTCCACAATTCCAATGTTCATCCAATCTTCAACAAGACCATTCCACATTTTGATTTCGGGATTGCCTTTGATTTTTTGCAACTGTTCGATTAATTGATTTTTTCTCACGCGCCAAAAGTATATTAATACCGATGACTTGTCAACAAAAAAAACTGAGCCAGAGTATTTTATTTCTCTAGCTCAGTGGGATTTTTTAATCTATTTTAATGATTATTTTTGCTTAGCTTTACCAAAGTTCAAAGCGACAATATCGACTACTTTGTAGACTTTGGACCAAGTGCTTCCAGCTTTAGGTGTCGGAGTCACAGCAGCCACAGCAGAAGCTAGTGCGACAGCGCTTGTTACCACTGGAAACCATGGGTAAGCTTTAACAATATCCAAGACGATAGGAATAAGTACTTCTGTCATGTCTATTTTTACACTTAAAAATTGATTAAATGGGATTTTTTTTCATCATGACGGTTGCATGACAAATGCGCCTATTATATTCAGCATAAGAAATTGGCGTTTCAATTGTAACACCATCGTTATCTCTGAACCCATCAGGATCTAAAATAATGATTTCATCAAGCTGCGCCCATTCGATTGCTGTCTTTTTTGCAAAAGCTTTATCCCAATTTTCGCGACCTTGTTTTGAAAGAATTTTGCTCTTTATCTCGTCGCCTGTAATGTTATTTTTTGTAGCCATAAGTAATTTATGAGGGGGCTTTCGCCCCCTCATTTTAGTTAACGCAAATCAACAAATTTCTTACCATTGTCAGAATACCAAGTAAAGCCTAAAGCGTTCACGGCATCAGCAATTTCAGCCATGCTAGGGCAGTCAGGAGAGAAGCAGCTTTGAATTGCTCTGAAAGCAACATCCTCAATACCATCATCAAGTTTACGATTCAGGTATTTTTCCACTCTATCAATTACCTTGTTACGATTTCCAACTTCTTCTTTAAAAGATTGATCTTCCAAAGCTTCGCCATCGTTATCTGTGGCAGAAGCAAGGATTTCGCCTTGAACTTCTGACACGACAGTATAAGCGCAGCAACGCAATTTCTGACATTCGCAATCAGCAGGAACACTCACAACGTCTTTTGGATTAATCTTTACGACTACCATTTTGCCGCGAGACCAGCCGCGAGCATAGTCCCACGAACCTGCATGAATACCGAACGAGCAATGGTTATTGCGATCATCGTCAACGCAATTGCGCTGCACTTCAATATGCTCACCTACACCATTGTAGATTCGTCCTTGGCTGTTTACAACACCTTGCAGCACTTTTGTTTTTGTATTGCCAGAGACAGAATAGAAGTCGTCGAGAAGACCACGATACGCCAAGAAACAACCGTCCTCTGTGATCGGAAGCTCTTTGTAAGACAAAAAGTCATACAGTTCGCGAACAGAATTATACGATGGATTCTGCTTGAGGTTTTCCCAGAACTTCTCTAGTAGAGTAACTGGCAGATTTTGCTCAATCAAAGAAAACACTTTCTGCGCCAATGGTGCTGGAAGGAGTTCTCCATAATACGAGACTTCTTTTGTTGCATTATTAACACTAAAACCTTTTTGTTCAATGTTAAGATTCACATCTGCTTCTTGCAGAGCTTTGTTAATTGCCTCCTCTTGTTTGTCGGATGGCAAGCGTAATGCCGCGATAATCGCTGCATATTTAGGGTCTGAGCTAACAAACTTTTGCGGTTTGTTGTTCATGAATAGGACGATTCCAGTTTGATTGATGATATACTTCATGCGGAGTTAATGTATTGTTATTTTGAGTGTTTGTCAAGGATTATTTTGAGGCTTTGATGAATTTTCTCACATCAGAGCGACAAGGTTGGAAGTAGTAACTTTTGAGTGCCAAGTTCGTAAAGGTTGATACTAATTCATTTTTATTGTTTTTTAATTCCTCAACGATCTTTTCAATGCAGTCCATTGTTTTTGAAAGTTTTGGATTATAAACATCTTGGTTGATTCTGTGCAGCAAAATGTTTCGTGTTTTATCTGTCAATAGATTTTTACACGCAGTAAATCGACTATGCAATGCAGATCGAGCAGACTGTGCTTTTCCGCTAATTTCATACAATTTGTTCAACGTGTCTTTCGTAGCGCTATCATCATATTTCAAATATCCAAGAGTAGCCAAATCTTTTTTCAAGGAAACAGACGAAAACGAATAAGAATTTTCAAATCCATTAGCATACATAACGATTTTTTTGAACTGTGAAAGAGAATCGCTTTGAGCTAATTCCGCCAGAAAATCTTTTGCATCGTCAACAGAATGATCAACACCCCAATAACGATTATGAAGTTCTAGTGCCGAAGCGCGGAAAGACGAACCGTAACCACGACGATAAACTGAAAACTTTCCATCAGTATAACCACCGCCCTTTTGTTTTGGGTAAAGTGAAGAAACTGGTCGGAATACCAAATCAGAATCAACTTGGTGATGCGCAATCGCCGCGCAAATATGCTCCATGTAATCTTTCGTTACGAAGAAAGCTGTTTTAGAATTGTCGGCACACCATTTTTTAAGCTTTTCAACTTGATCGCAGCGATGATAGTGGGAGTTGGAAACGATAGCAACAAACTTGCGACCTTTATGATCTAAAGCTGGGTGAGACACATCGCCCGATACACCAACTTTTACAAGAGACATCGCGACTTTAGCATGAACGAATGCTGAATTTTTAAATTTAAAAAATTGCGATTGATTCTTTTTGTTGAAGCACAATTCCGACAGTGGCAAGTCTCCAAGAGATTGTTTCTGTTGATTAATAAAATCCCCAAGAATTGCTTCACACTTGGCGATGCCGTTGGTGAACTTTGCAGTCTCACGGAAAAACTCTCGCGAAATAGGAACTTCAAAAAATCCGACAGGAACATCAATCTGAATGGATGTTTGCGGAGAGCAGTTTTTTTCAAATGCGAACTCGCTAAAGCTATCAGGAGTATTGTATTTAACTCCACCCATGGTGATGACGTAATGTTTACCAAAAAACTCATCTGGTTTATCTTCAAACGAATAGAATCGAATGCCGTCTTTTTCCAAGATCAGGGTTTTTTTGATTTCTTTAATTACATGCGAGTGTCCACTATCGTCCACTACTTCTACTTTAGCCAACGTAGCAGTAGCAGCCATCGTTTGAGCGTAAACTAAAAACGTGCCAGTATCGCCATGATTCGAGCGATCTTCTTTGATGTCGATTTCTACCAACAAACCGCTTTCAGCGGTTGGCTCTTGCGACATTTCAACCACCTGACCAATAGATGCGCCAGATTCGTCGCCGCCAAGAACACACGAATACACTGTCTTTGTGCCATTATAGAAAGAAGTAACGTAAAAAACATCTTGATAACAGTGACCTGCTTTTGCACCTACGCCGAAACCACCGATAGGTTGATCGCTGTTTGATTTTGTGGAGCGGAAGTATTTACCAAACACGTTGCGAATGCCGTTGTCATCCAAACCGTTAGCGAAGTCACGAACAAAGAAGCGACCTTCTTTTACGCCAGTTTGAACAGGATTCTCGATGCCGTGTTTCAAGTGTTCATCGACAGCGTTGCTTACCCATTCACGCACAACGGCGAGAATTTTATCGGTGTAGATATTGTCGCGGAAGATTTGACAAGCTTGTTTCATGCCTTCCAAATCCATATCCATGTTGGACACTTGCGAAGATTCAATTCCTTGAGTGAAGATAGGTGATGTGTTGAGTTGCGTTTTCATGTCGGGGGCAATAGTAATCAGAAATAGTGGACATGTCAACAAGTTTTTTGAAAAAATTTTCGCGGCAAGATTTTTGTTGACAAGCTGCTACGAAATGTTACTCTGTGCGCCACATGAAATTAGGACTCGTATGCATCAGTGAAATCCTCAAGAAGAAAGACAAGTCTCTTGCCTTTAAAACCATGACACGCAAACGCTTTTTGGAGCTGGGTCGAGATGTTGCGCTTGTAGAGCTTTCGTCACGCATTCTACACAACTGCCGACTAACCAAACAAATTGTTTTGCATTGTGCCGCAAACGGTATTTCTCATTACCGTGTCTCTAGCTGTTTAGCTCCGCTCGTTACAGACAGCACTCTCAATATCTCCTATAGCGATTTACCAGACATGTCGGCGATTGAGTCTGCATTGGCAGATGTTGGCGCAACAGCACAACACTGCGGCGTTTCTGTTTCTTCTCATCCTGATCAATTCAATGTGCTTACATCATACAGTGCAGACGTTGTTGATCGTAGTATCAAAGAACTCAATCACCAAGCTTACATGTTGGATTTGATGGGACTACCACAAAACTATTCCGCGCCAATGTGCCTTCACCTCAATCTCTCGCCTGACTTCAAGCGAGAAACTCTCGCCAGTTACATTGATCGCTTTGTGTCAGCATTGTTCTCTTGCTCGCCATCAGTTCAGAATCGCTTAGTATTGGAGAACGAGCATGGCGGCTATTGGAATTGCAAGAATCTATATAAATCATTTGGCGAGCTTGTTCCTTTGGTGTTTGACAACCTTCATGATGCAGTTAATCCTTCTGATTTTTGTCATTTTAAATTGTTCAAAAACACATGGCGCAATTACACTCCCGTCATGCACTGGAGCGAGGGTTTGCCTGATAAGCCTCGTAGTCATGCTGAGTTTGCATCTCACGTTCCTGCTGTAGTATCTATGAACAACGATTGTGTCTGGGAATTCGAACTCAAAGGCAAAGACTTAGCAATCCTACAAGTTTTGAGTAATCAATAAAAATATCTTGACAACATCCACAAAATACCATACATTCCTCCGCAGCGATGAAACTTGACGATTACATTTTACAATTTGCTAAACAAGATGAATGCACTTTAGGCGAATCTCTTTTGGAATATGCTTTTCCTAGCGAGGGCAGAGGTTGTTATTCGAACTTCAAACTGCGCGATTCATTCGTTCCTTTTCCCGAAGGTTTTGATAAATACGCCCCTATGTTGCTAGGTGAACATTTATACATCGAAGAATGCACCGACGAAGAAAGAGACAGTATTCATTGTTTTATTGATTCAGAAACAAATCTCAAAGTCGCATGGGCTTGGGATGGTGATGGTCATCTGATTTTTGAAAGCGATGACTTTTGTATTGAAAACCCCGATATTAAAAAATCCTCAAGATGGCGCAAAGCATGAAAAATGGAGTTGACGATTCGATGGTAAGAATGCCTGAAGGCTTTAGCTTAGGCATGACAGCATGGCACGAAAGATCAAAGCGAACTGTAAAGCTCATTGAGCGTCAGCTAGGAGATGGATGGTTATGCGAACCGATAGATGGTGGTAGGGTATTCTACGAGCATAGTGAATTTCTTCTGCCGAACGCCTCTGTGATGGCATCGCTGCCGACATCGAACTCTGATAACTCAACCAAACAATAAAATGACAAACAACACCGAAAACACAACTCACGAAGAAGCTGTTCGACTTCTCAATGAAAGGGCATCGAAAGAAGTAGATTTATACAATACAATTTCCAGTTATCAAAAAAGGGAAAGCTTTTTAATCCGAGATAAAGCTGCTGCCAATCGCTTATTATATGATTTATATCATGATGTCATACAAGGAGAGATCGCTAAGCAATTGAGGCAAAATCCTTTTTCCTTTCCTTCTGTTAAGGCAGTTAGCAAATTTATTGATCAATGAAAACATATACCTTCGAACAATTAGCAGAATACATTCGCGGCTGGTCATATTCAGAGTCTGACATGAAAGCATTGACACTAAACGAAGTTCACTCTATGCTTGCGAATGCTGTCAGTCAATTCGAGTGCGATCAAGACGGTTTTGAAATTGCCGTGAAAGTCGCCGAAGAAAAAAGACAGGAGCAACAAAAACAAATAAACGAAGCATGGCGCTCCGCAATACAAGGTGCTTCTGCAATAAAAAATAATAAAATATGAAATACCATTTAGAAAAAATACGAAAACACAAAACCGCTAAACCTGAAGACAAAATAGTCATCAAAAACATCAATGTGACTCAAAACGAAAGAGGTCAATGGTTAGTGGATTTCGCTAGTAAAAATCATAAGTATCTTCAAGTGCGATATATAATGTCGTCTACACATATTGATCGTAAACCTCAATACTTGGATGATGGCTCTTTGGCAACATGCGAAGCTTTTGTAATAGACACACACGAAGAAGCTCAAGAAGACGGTTTCACGCTGCCTCTAAGCAGCACAGTCTTGTGGCTTATTCCCGAAACAAGGGAAGAGTCTGATGCCATTAATGGAGTAGCTGCTATCATGGCGACAAAGTGGTGCTATTGTTGCTGTATTGTTCCCTATAATGATTTTGCTCCTGACGACAATAACAAAAATATTGGAAAGCGTTTTAAACAAAAAAAATAATGAACAAAAGACAACAATACGCAATAGGACAGCACGATCTATGCTGCGAGTTTCTAATCATTGGCAAGAATCATCTCGATAGCGGCAAAACTCTTTTTGAAGAAGTAGTTTCCTTAAAGGATCGTTTGCAAAAGGCGACAGATGAGCTTGATGAATGGCATGATGCCGCGAAACATGTGGATGCAGATTATGCTGATGAAGTTCATTGTAGCTGTGTGCCTATTTTGCGCAAACAATTGCAGGATGCTCGAAAAGAAATTGAACAGCTTAAAGCAAAACAATAACATGGAAGAAGTTAAACAAGCCAGAGTGCTTTATTTTTTGACTGGCGTGTTTATTGCGCTTAAATTAACCGAGCAGATTCACTGGTCGTGGTGGTGGGTTTTTAGTCCACTTTGGATTCCAGCGGTATTACTGATCGTTATGTTGGCGATTTTTACGATACTGGAGCGATTTTTAATCAAATGAATCAAAAAACATTATACACAAAAAATGAGCAAAACAATAGCTATCGGAGACATTCATGGTGAACTCGATCACCTTAAAAATCTTTTCAAAAAACTATCTTTTACTAAAGATGATACCATCGTCTTTCTTGGTGATTACATTGATCGCGGCAAAGATAGTAAAGGTGTAATTGATTTTGTTTTGTCTCTTGAGGATAAGTGCAATTTGGTTACTCTGCTGGGGAATCATGAGAGAATGGCTTTGGAATCTATGAAATGGTCTAGCGGTCAAATATCTAGCGCACAAATGCAAAAGTCATGGATGATGCATGGAGGCTATGAATGCTTGGAATCTTATGATTGCAAAGCTGTTCGAGACGGCTATCTCACTAGAGCGTTACATAAAATGCTTGAACTTCATGGTCAATTTTTAAATAATTTAAAACTCACTTACGAAACCGAAAACCACATTTTTGTTCATGGATTTTTGGCTCACGAACAAGATGTAGAAGATCAGGAAGAGTGGCGATGCATTTGGGACTCATTCAGAGAAATTTATCCACACAAATCTGGCAAAACTGTTGTTTGTGGTCACTCTATCCAAAGAGGTGGAGTTGTTGATGATGGATTTAGAATTTGTATTGACACGGGATCGTTTTTGCCTGATGGTTACATTACAGCAATGGTAATCGACGGACCAAAATATTCTTTCGTCAGCAGCAATTAGTTCTTGACAAGAAGCTCAATAAACAATAAAAAAGGGAAACAAAACACAAAACAATGGGAAAAAAAATAATCAAAACAGCGCAATTTATCACAGTAGCTGCATTCGCAGTCGTAATCGTAACATTCATTCCGAAAGCTTGCACACGACCAGATAATGCTACAAAATTGCTAAATCAACAAGGATATACTGACATCAAAATCACAGGATGGCGACCAATGATGGCAGGTAAAGATGATTCGGTATCGACTGGATTTGAAGCAACATCGCCCAGTGGTCAGCGAGTAAGTGGAGCGGTAACAAGTGGATTGTTATTTAAAGGCTCGACCATCAGATTTGATTAATCACTGACAAACAAAAAAATGAACACGCGATATACAACAATCGGAACTGATCAAGTGCCGCATATCAAAAAACTAATCAATTGGTTGATTGCGGAAGTAATTTCTGCTGGTGGAGATGGTGATGCCTTATGGTATTCACGATTTTATTCTGTTGATGAAATCTTTTCTATTCTAAAAGAATGTGATCTTTATGATTTTACTATTGACAAACAAGATAATCGTATTACATTTGGCACGGGGCAAGAGCAGATAGCATCATTCAAATTGCAGTGTAAACCAAAACCAAAACCTTTATATCCAGCATGGGTGGACAAATTTTAAAATTATGGAATTCATTAAAGAACACGTAAACAAAGACTGGCTACCAGTCGTCGAAAAATTTCCTAAGATTTTCTTAGAACCATCAGAGTATGTTATTGATATTTGGGAAAAATACTACAAAGATTTCGTCAAGAAAGAAGATATGGTGAATCTACGCTATGGTTTTGAACATGGTATCGGTTGGAAAGATATTGTAATCGGCTTTTGTGAAGATTTACAGAAGCTTGCTGAAAAAGCTGCCGCAGAAGGTCACACCTTTCAATACAAAGGATGCATTATTAAAGAAAAATTTGGCAAATTCACTCCCCAAGGTGATTTGGAAAAAAGTGAGGGTGCATGGGAAATCTATCGCGATGAATATTATGGTATTTGTCGCAAATGGGAAGAAAAATCCTTGACAGTCTGCGAAGTCTGTGGTAAAGATGGTGAGTTGCGCAGCACAGGATGGTGGAAAACGCGCTGCGATGAACATAACTAATAACATGAGAGAATTAAAATTCCGCATCTGGGACAGACAAGCAAAAGCATGGGCTGAGAACGATTGCTCGCTGCATTGTTTCAGTAATTGGCAGATTGATCCATTCACTGGCAAACTGACTGATTTTGTTGGTGCAATTGACGGTGATCGTGAAACGCGCTATAATGCAAATCCTGCTCCCGATTATTATTTTCGTGGCAGTGAGATTGTGAATGAGCCGAGATATGTTCTTGTTCAATTTACTGGCATGAAAGACAAAAATGGAGTAGAGATTTATGAGGGAGACTTTATTTGTTTTAATAGAACAGAAGGTCTTTATAGTGATCAAAAGTATCCAATTGTTGCGGCAACTCATCCTTATGTTCAAAACCGTTCTCATTTAGGCGAAGTAATTGGCAACAGCTTTGAAAACCCTGAACTATTAGAAGCATGAACAGAGAAATTAAATTTAGAGCTTGGCGCGAAAATAAAATGCATTATAACATTACAACCGCTCATTATGAGCATAATGCAATGAGCGGAAGCGGGGGAGATTTGTGGGATTTTGCAGAATGGATGAAATGGAGCAAAGTCATGCAATACACTGGTCTTAAAGACAAGAATGGTGTAGAGATTTACGAAGGTGATATTCTCAAACACAATCATAAAGTCCAACAGGTTGAATCTAAGTTAGATTGGAACTGCGGATGTTGCGGATTTGTTTATGGATATAACATTGAAGATCCCAATGATATTGAAGTCATCGGCAACATCTTCGAGAACCCTGAACTTTTAAAACATTGAGAGAAATAAAATTCAGAATTTGGGATAATCTAAAAAAAGAGTGGGTGACTAACAAATACATCTGGAGAATGAAAACCGATGTAAACGGTATCGGTGAAATTCATCCACATACATTCTATTGGAAGCAACATCCACATGGATTGAATTATCAACAATACACTGGTCTGAAAGACAAAAATGGGAAAGACATTTACGAGGGAGATATTGTAAACATTTTAAAAGAGAATAAATGTTATCCTGTGAATTTCGGCAATTGTTATGCTTCTGCTGATGACAACTATTGCGGCACAGAGTGTTTTGGATACCATATAGACGGGCAAATTATGGGATCGCGTGCAAGAAATTGGGGAAATGGAGCATTAATCAGTGAAAATATGGAAGTCATCGGCAACATCTTCGAGAATAGTGAACTTTTAAAACAATGACAGGCAACGAAACAATCACAATTACAATAGAAGACTCCGATAGAAATATTCGCCTATCCACTCGTTATTCATTTTTGAAAGCAGATGGAGCGGTCATCACAAAAGGAAAATATCACAATTTAGAACTTGACAATCTGATTGAAAGATTTGATAATTATCGAAGACAAAATAGTCAGAAAAATGAGACCCTCTAAACAAAGACAAAAAGAAGATTTGGAATTAGTCATCGCTGCGATGCGCAAAAACAACTTCCAACCTTACGAAGAAAAACTAAATCCATTTACTGAAGGAGTTCGCAAAGAAAGATTCGAGCGATACTATCACCGCGAACATAGAAGCTTTATCATTGCAGACAATAACTGGAAAGATTTATGCGAAGTATATGGATACCCTTACGAAACACCAAAACTATGAAATGGCAAGAATACAAAGAACATATGCGCGAAGAGTGGGAATTCCACAAACGCAATCCTGAACTGTTTTTTGTTTGGGCGGCATACGCAACAGCGATAATCATCGCTCTTTTCTCTGACAATTAATCAACAAAATGAAGCATAAATTTTATTATTACGAATACTCCGACGATGGTGGGCAAACTTGGACAATGGGCGACTATCGCCGCTATTTGATGCCCATCATGGAGTTGGTAAGAGAGTGTCCTTATCCATCTCGCGTACTTAATCAAGATGATGAACAAATCAGTGAAGAAGAAATCCGCGAAACGCTCGAACATATGAAAACAATGGAAACAATTTTTGAAAAAGATATAATTCGCTGGGAGGAAAATATGAAATGAAACAGCTAACACAATATCGAAAACACGGCAATGATTTTTTATTGATTAAAAGATCAGGCAACGTAGGACTTTTCCAAGAAAAGAAATACAACAGCTATGAAGTAATCACCATTCAATCACACAATGGGCGCGAAATCATGGGCAACGTAATTCCTCCAGCAGAATTTGCTCCTAGCGATGAATCTTGGGGATCAAAAGGATGGACATACACAATCGAAGCTGACGCTTTGAAAAAATTTGACGAATTGTGTGAAATTTACTTGACACCTAAGCAAGCAAAACCTACAATACCTGAGACATGAAAGAAATTACTACAAACTTATTAATCGCGATGGGTGATACTCATGGAAATTGGGGAGCTTGCATCGAAACTCTACAAGAGTATTATATTCGTGATGCTGTCGTCCTACACGTAGGAGACGTAGGCATCGGCTTTCTCCCTAAAGAAACACAAGAAGACATTTTAAAATCACTCAACTATGAGCTAGCAGAAAGAAATGTTAGAATGTTTTGCATCAGAGGAAATCATGATGACCCACAATACTTTTCGGGCGAGTATGAATACTCCAACATTGTTCTTCTTGCTGATTACTCAAAAATGCTAATTAACGGCAAAAAGTTTTTGTTTGTTGGTGGGGCGATTAGCATTGATCGCATCATGCGAACTCCTAATAAGTCGTGGTGGTCAGACGAAGTATTTGTTTTGGATGAGTCTCGCGCCGAAAAGTGTGACGTTCTTATCTCTCATACCGCTCCAAATTGGATTGGTCCAATCGACAAAATTGGAATTGGTTGGTATACAGAGCGTGATCCCAATTTGTGGGAAGAGTGTTGCGCAGAAAGATTAGCGATGAATCGTTTGATTGAAATCACAGAACCAGATCAACATTTTTGCGGTCATTTCCATCGCAGTCAATCAGCAGTAAACGACAAATGCATTAGTCGTATTTTAAATGAGAATGAAATTTGCGAAATAATTTTGTAAAAAATAAAAATGGAAAACCTTCCAAAAAAAGTGTATTATAATTCAGATGAACTATTATCCGACAAATGAACAACCACAAAACACATCCATTCGGGTGCGGTAAAGGTTTTTATTTGATAGCTTATCTTATATAACTCACCTCATCCTAACAAGATGGGGTTTTTTATTGCTTAAAATTCCAAATGTTCGCATAGTGAAGCGGTTATCACTCTGAGCTTTCTACTCAGCATCACGGGTTCGAGTCCCGTTGCGAATACTTTTTGCCGCGATCCCTTAGTGGTCGATAGGACTTGCCTTGTAAGCAAGATGCTTATGCACATCGTCAGTTCGAATCTGACTCGCGGCTCATTTTGAAAAATATAGAGTTGAAATAAAGCGAAAAAAAATAAATATTAACATGAAGCAAAATCATATCAATAAAATAACTGATGAAGAGTTAATATCTGAATATAATAAAAATCCACATCTTGGTAAAATGTCACATAATTTACGATTACCTATAATTACAATTTGGAGGAGGCTTAGTAAATTGGGTTATAATTGTTCTTCTCCTAAAAACATTAATAAAATTATACCATTAAATGAAATATTACAAGGTCTGCATCCATATTATCAAACATTTAAATTAAATAAACGAATTTTAAAAGAAAAAATACTGGAAAATATATGTGATGTTTGTAAAACATCCGAATGGAATAATAAACCAATCTCTTTGCATTTGGATCATATAAATGGCATTTCAACTGATCATAGGTTAAAAAATTTAAGATTTTTATGTCCAAATTGTCACTCACAAACAGAAACATATTGCGGAAAAAATAAAAAGTGTTAGCTCCAATGACGGTGAATTGGGGCGGGCTGTAAACCCGTTGCCTTCGGGCTGAGTAGGTTCGAATCCTATCTGACACACCATATATCTAGTCGTGGTGGAGCGGTCTAACACACCTGCTTTGGAAGCAGGAACAACGCAGGTTCAAATCCTGCCGACTAGACCAAATTGGACATTAGTGTAATGGTAACACCCAACTCTTTGAAAGTTGTATTGCTGGTTCGAGTCCAGCATGTCCTACCAATTTTTTAATCAAATAAATTATCTACTAACTTCTTCCCAATCTAACGAAGCGAGAATTTTAGCTGGACTTCCACCAGTAGCAGTGCCAGCAGATACGACTAATGACAGTTCGAAAGGCGAGTTAGTTAATCCATTTCTTTCTAATTGGAATTTAAAAAGAGCCTCCTTTAAAATATCTAAAGATGGACTTGATTGATTTGTTTGGTTAATGAATCCAGCGGCGAGTATTCTACCTCCAGAAATACTTGTTGCATCTTGTTTATATTCTACCGCAGAATTCGCACCAGCAGAAATCCAATTACCAGTTCCTCCGCTTGTAGTTCCACTTGCAATTATTTTCCATTTAAAATTGCCAGTTGTTGTTGGAAGCAGCGAAAGCGCAGTTAAGATGACAATAGCGTCTAATCTTGTTGATTTCAATTTAATGGTGATAACTGGATAGTCAGTATTAGTAGTTGTGATTAAATCATAAGGAACTGTAACATCGGTGCTTATAGCTTGTTGAAGACCTCTGAGTTCATAACCACCTTCTGAAATTACAGAAGAGCATATTTGTTTTAGCTTACTAGCGCCAGAAGTTGCGGCAGTATTTGCTATTTCATATCTAAGCGGCAAACAAGCGGTGGTAATGTAAGTCGATTCGATGATGTTGGCGTGGTGAAAAGTGTGGCATAAAATAAATTTGCCGTCGATAACAAATCCCATCCTCACCGAACCAAGACCCAACCATTCTACATCCATCCACAAAATTTGCGCTTTGCTTATGTCTAAAGTAATTCCAGATGCGCCAGTTCCATCTAGTTTATCTCCGTTCCAAGATGATTGTGACACTCTTGTTTCTGTTGCTGGACTGCCATTAACCAATGAGCGTTCAACAAAATTCAATGTCGAATCCACAAGCTCCAAATACATTCCATTGTCAGCACCAAAATAACCTACTCTTTGTCTAAGATTAGTTTTCGCGGGAGACATTACAAAAGTGTTTAAGTTAAGTAAACTTTTTCCTGGCTGATAAGCGAAAACTTTTGTTGTTTCTCTAGTAACGAATGAACCAGAAGCGTTTGTTACATTCATTTCAATTAGTCCTTGATTTTGATTGAATGAGCCGCTGCCGCTAACTCCACTTGCCATTGACCAAAGATTGTTGTCGGCGTATCTGTGGCTTGAATCAAATAGCGTAAGTGGAGAAGAGGTTCTCATGCGACCAAACGCATCAAAAGCGGTCGAGCTGGCAGAATTAGAAAAACTCAAGTCTTGTTGTTCTAAAGGTCTATAATTATCATTTGTTCTGTCATATATGAATGCAATATTTCCAGCAGTATGTGATAATTGAGCAAGGTTTTGAAAAGTGTATTGATCCGCCATGTATTTAGTTACACTTTTAATTGTGGGAGTTTTTTAGAATTTTTTGTATTCTAAAAGTAAACAATCGTAAAAAAAAAGTTGACAAACCATTCCACAAACGCTATTCTTCTCGCGCATGAAAGCTTATCAACAAATTTTGGAAAAATCTAATCGCGACCGCTACAAGAAAGTCGGCAAGAAATATGTTCTCTGCAACGACTTCGATGCCTACGAAGGATTAGAAAAAGGCTTCTGGTTGGTGAATGTGCGTGAAGGTTGCACTTCTATCAAGAAAATGGTTTATCCTGCGAACGCAGAAATCGCCGCCGCCGCAAAACGAAAAGAAGAAAAACTTCTTGATATTATTCGTGAGGCTTCTGAGGCTCGACCAAGTAAACTTCCTATTTCTCCAGAGGCTCTCGCTGATTGGAACACATTTATCGCAAAACATGGAGAAGAGTTTTCAATGCTGCAATATCCTTCGTGGCAGGAGAATGCTGAAAAAATCGTCAAAATACTTCTTGACAAAGAAGATTATTAATGGCAATCTTTCCCCGCAACAATAACTGACATATGACAGAAGAACAAATCGAATTCATTAAAAAATATTTCTTCAAAAACGAAGAATACGCTGGTTGGGACAATATCGCAACAAGACTTCTTCAAGAAGGTTCGTGTATTGTAGCTGGCAGTAGTAAACTTTGGCATGGTGGTATTGGAAACTTTATCAAATGCGTCCCTGCTGAAAATGCCATCGGTTGTTCTCTACTAACATTCGATAAAGATTCATTTTTACAATCGGTATGGTTCAAAGAGCAAGCAGGTTCTCATATCAAAGCATTAGGACATCAAATCGGCGCTTTAAAGGTTCAGCAATATGCAATTGAACGCTTAGTAGAAAAAAAATAACTTTTTAAAAGCAAACAAAAATACAAAAACACCCAAAACATGAACATTGACTTCGACAACATAAAACCTATCGACGAAATGAGCGATTGGCAGCGCGAAAGCGCAATACATTCTGCTCGTTACATTCTGGAAGATGTGAGCATGGAGAAATTGGCAGAAATTACTGGTCTTCCCATGGGTGTGATTTCAGCAGCATTCAAAATTATTTTCGTATCGAAAGATGCGGTGGATGAACCGAAGAGAACGACAAGACCAATTAGAATTAAAAAATAAAAACAAACATGAATAAAAACACTCGTCAAAGTAGAAACGCTGGCTTCGCTAGCAAAAAAGACCAAAACAACAACGGCACAAAAGTATTCAAAGGTAGTTGTTGCGATACAGCATGGGACGCTCCTGCTAGCAAACATCGCAGCCGCAAAGTTTACAAGAAGCCACAGTAAAAAGCTTTCGCTTCGGCAGTATAAATAAATGACCAGAGCCTCCCTCTACTATTCACTTAGCACGGAGACTGGTGGGATCGAGAAATAGAGCCTTCGGGTGCGCGGATAAAGTCAGTAATGACAGGCAGTAATTCTATTCTCCCTAAAACTCGTATATTGAAAAGGTAGTGCGCAGACCGTTCCGAAGCGGATTTTTAATCAATAAATTATAAATATAATTTCATCATGAACGAACAACAAAAAGAAAACCTCAAATTGGGAATCAAAGCTTTACGCGAAAATCCCTTAAAAGCAAAAGATCAAATGCGCGACTCATTTGGGGGACGATGCTGTCTCTGTGTCTTGTCAGAAGTGGCAGAAGATATTCAGGGTGTTCCTCGCGGAACTTTCACGTATCGCGAACCTTATGGACAATATGATATAACACCAACAAGCGATCTTGCCGAAATCTTCGGATTGCATAATGAATCTAGTTCAGGACAATTCAACTTTGTGATTAATAATAAGATGGCATCTATGTGGAATGATGGTTGCGGTTATACAAATGCAGTATCTCATGCGGAAATTGCTGATATGATCGAAAAAGAATTTCTAAGCTAAAAAATTATGTATTTAAAAGAACAGTAATTGCTATATTATCAGAACTTGTTATCTCATCATAAACAATTGTAAAGCTAAAAGGACTTGTTTTTGTTCCATTGTTAAAAGTTATATTTGATATTTTTAATTCACTACCCGAAGACGCTTGCATATCATCTATATCTGATGTGGTTGATGTTAATGTTCCACTGATGGTAGCATTACTCGATAAAACAAGTTGTGGTATTTCTGAAAATGAAAATGTAGCACCTGCTGATATATTTTTTGATATGCCATTGATAGTTACTGTAACTCCAGCAGTTGGGCAAGAAAATGATAAATTGACGCTTTTGGCTGCTGCAATAGAATTACCTGTAAATCTTCTACCTCCATCAAATGGGCTTACATATAAACCAGTTGGTTGATTTAGTCTTTCAATTTTTTTATTGTATTCTCTGATTAGGTGATCGTTGAAATCTTCTTTAGAAGTTGCGGCATCATACAGTGATTTAATTTCTCCTCTATATCCAGACCAAATAGCTAGTCCAGTAGTGTAATCAGAATGTATTTCAGCTTGAAGATTTCTCGGCATGTTACTTTTTACACCCAAAAAACCTTGACAATCATTCCCAAAAACAATAAAAATCTTAACACGAAATGAAACGATCAATCCTATTAAAAAAGTATAAAAAATCCCTACATCGTCAAGTAGTTATTAGAAAAGCTTTTGATAATGCGTGGGATAACGCACAAAACACGACTCTTTTGTCTGTTTTATCAATCATTACGCCGCTTTATCCACTCTTCAAGAGTGAGTTGAGCTATCTCAAACTTCTCAACAAAATCAACAAAGAAACATGTGATGACCGATCAGGCGAAGAAACTTATGGATATGAATCGGAGCAATCTGTTTTGTATGATTTGAGCTACATTAGTGATCGGTGGATTTGTGAGTTTCGCTTGCAGTGGTTGATTGATCTGATTGATAAACACAATGATGGAACTCTTGTGCCAAACTTTATCCCAGAAACTAATTCATCTGATGATTAAAACATACACAGCGCCAATCACTCATCTTGAAGACGATGAGGTGTTTGCATTTGGAGCAAACGAACAGGGCTTCCATGGCGGCGGAGCGGCAGGATATGCATCTTTTGGCGGAACGGGCAACCTTTGGCGCTCCTACAACTATCATGAACTGCCTGATGGCTGGAAAGGAAAGTGGAACGTCAAAGGCAAAATTGGTCCACAGCAAGGCACAGAGGGCAAATCATTCGCACTTGTCACTGTAACAAGACCTGGGGCAAGAAAAAGTATCAAAGTTGACTTTAAACCACTTTTTGAATGTTGTCATCGCAATCCACAGTGGAAATTCTACTACGCGCAATCAGGAGAAAAAGGATTAAACGGTTGGACTCCACATGAAATGGCGCAATTCGTAGTAGATAGTGGCGCGATACCTGATAATTTGTATTTTGATGCCACTTTCGCGCCATTTATAATCGACAAACTTAAAAAAAATGAATAAAAAAGAAATAATCCAAGAAGAACTGGCAAAAATGGTAGAAACCAAGTCAAAAAAACCGTGCCGAATCAAGTATAAAGATCAATTTTTGATTACCAGCACAAAAAAGACTGTTTGGAAGACGCTAGGTGCGGCAAAAAATGCGTTACGGCATCATTTTGGCAATAGAGCAACAGCTTATTCCCGTGGCTATAACAGCTATCAAGAATATTATAAAAGCGTTGGCAAAACACAACCTTATAGCTACAGCGAAGTCAAGCAAAGAGAAAAAGAATTCTTTGATGCTTTATATGAAGAGGTGGAATTTGTTTTTGTGTGAAAAATAACTTGACAACCCGCAAAAAATCTCGTAAATTGTCGCCGCAATAATATGAAACCAATCAAAGGAAAAACATATCGCCTAAAAGATGGAGATCGGATTTTAAGAGGCATTTATTCTGGTGAGGAAGATGGTTCTCCCACTATTTATAAATTTTTTATTTTCGATGATACTGATGATCGTAAATGGTTTTCAGAATCTGAAATCATCGAAGAAATACTTGAATTGCAAAAAATTATAAAATAAAAAATATGAGAACAAAACAATTTGAATTAAACAACAGCAGCATTGCTTATGGCGAGTCAATTGAAGGGTTGATTAAGACTCTTGAGAGCCTTAACGAACGAGCAAAGGAGCAAGGAGCAATTAGCACATCTATTTATTTCTTTCCAGGAAGCGATGGGTATATAGATATTTACGGCACTCGATACATGACACCTGAAGAGATTGCAAAAGCTGAAGCAGACGATGCAGTCAGAAACCAAAAACAACTTGACTACGAGCGCAGACAATACGAAGCTCTTAGAGCAAAATTCGAAACAACAAAAAACGCAGACAATCAAAAATAAATATTGACAAACTTCACAGTTTAGATACAGTTCGTTTAGCACATTATGACAATCACACAACAACTTAAAGTAAAGGAATTCCCATTCATCATCAGAAATTCAAAAGGTCAAGAGGTTTACTGGGAGAACTCCGATGGATTTTGGGTAAAACGTGAATACGATTCCAATGGTAATGAGATTTACTTCGAGAACTCTTATGGAAGTTGGGAGAAGCGTGAATACGATTCCGATAGTAATCGGATTTACTTCGAGAAATCTAATGGATTTTGGGCAAAAAGTGAATATGATTCTAATGGTAAAGAGATTTACTGGGAGAATTCCGATAGAGAAATCATTGATAATCGTCCCAAGACAGAAATCCAAAAAGCCATTGAACTTCTCACGAAAGAAGGATTGATCGTAGATGGTAAGATTTTAAAAAACTAAGATACAATCATAACATAATATGAAAACAATAGCACAACAACTTAATGTAAAGGAATTCCCATTCATCATCAGAAATTCAAAAGGTCAAGAGATTTACTGGGAGAACTCAGATGGACGTTGGCATAAACGTGAATACGATTCCAAAGGTAATCAGATTTACTACGAGAACTCTTATGGAAGTTGGGAGAAGCGTGAATACGATTCTAAGGGTAATCAGATTTACTTCGAGAACTCTAATGGATACTGGGCAAAAAGTGAATACGATTCCAAAGGTAAAGATATTTACTACGAGAACTCTAATGGAACAGTCATTGATAATCGCCCGAAAACAGAAATCCAAAAGGCAATCGAACTTTTGACAAAAGAAGGATTGCTGGTAGATGGAAAGATTTTAAAACAATAAAAACAAGCATGAAACTATTCTGGGACATTGATGAAACGCTGATTCACTCTCGCGCTTACATTCACGAAAAATACAAACACACATTCATTGTTGATGTTTACGACGAACTCTACTATACTTGTGTAAGACCCTGCGCGAAACAAGTGATTGAATACAGCCGCGAAGTATTCGGGGCAGATAATGTATATATCCTCACCGCTGCCGCAGAGCTTTACGCTCAACGCATCAATAAACTAGCGAAATGGAACTTCCCCGAAGATCATATCATTGGGCGCGAAACAACTGAGCGTTACTGCATCAATATACCAAGCCTGTATGGTAGCGACACTTTCGTAAGCGAACATCCTTTGGCTAATAAAAACAACCTTTTAATTGATAATTTATTTCCGCCATTTAATCATGAAAAGACATCATTAATGTTGATTAATCAAAAAAATTACTTGACAGTCGAAGACTATATTGGTAATAATCTTGACGACGACATCTTCAGAGATAAAGTGAAACATTTTATGGATGATGCGCTGAACCGTTACGCTGACAATTTAATAGAACAACAAAAACAATGAAAATCGGAGACACAATAACATGCATAGACACTTGCTATGCGCAAGAACTTATAGATGGTGGTGAGTATCGTATTGTCGATATTAACGAACGTGGCAACCTTCAAATCCAAACGATTGAAGATTATCAAACTTTATCCTATTACTACGATCCTGATAGATTTGAACTAATCGTTGATGACGAGACGACTATCTCTAATGAGATTGTAGTTGATTTTGGCGGCATCAAGATTAGGCTTTATGATGATCGTTCTGTTTTATTTGGTGGCTCAGTGCCAACTATCGGATGTTCCGATAAAGAGATTGATAACCTCATTCGCGCTCTTCTCGCTTTTCGCAACGGTGAAACTTATTAAACAATAAATAAATAAATAAAATGAATTATACAAACGAACAAATTAAAAAACCATCTCCTAATAGCAACATTAAAGACGTAATGGAAGAGTTGCATCACAACATTATGATAAATCGAGAACTTATAGCTATTCTGGAAGACCGAACGCTTCCGATTCGCCTTGAGAGTCCGACAGTAGCTACAACAACTTCTGATAAACCGTACCCTCCTCTTTCCGCAATCGAAGCATCTATTTGGGATTATAAAGAAACAGTTCAGCGAAACAATAACGCGATAAATCACATTCTTGAAACTTTGCGACTTTAATACATGAAATTACAAACAGTCGCAGAAGTAGCTGCCATTGAAGGCAGTTGGGACACAAAAGCTTTGCGTATGACAGATCACGCGCAAAAACTCGAAAGTAAATCTCTTTTGGCGTTGGCGACTCTCAACTTATTAGTGGATGCAGTTGAACAGGCTATTGAGTTTGGCGATTGGAAAGTTGATGGGCGTTGTGATCCTGATATGGTGCTATCGTGCGCAAGAGACTTACTATTTGACAATGGATATGAAAAAAGTCTTGACACGCTAGCACAAGAAGTGTAATAATCTTCTGGCGCTGACATACCGCTTAGTATGTCCCTACACTCGCGTTCATTGCATTGAGGGCTAAGATGCACTCCCAGAGGGGTGCATTGACGAAGGCAGCACCAGACTAGGCATAGTTTAAGAGCCTTACGAACTTGAGCGACCTGAACAGTGGATGCGAGTGTGGGAAACCATAAAAGAACTAGCGCTAACATCAGATAAGCGTACTATGAGCTTACGAAGGCTAGCTTAAAAATTCGTGGCAAGTAAATGTAGGGAAATTGTCTGGTTGACTGTCGTGAACAGAGCGACTTAAACTTTCTAATAAATATGATTAAAAATATATTAGTATATTCTTCCGTTGGAGACATTTGCACATTCTTTCCGATGTGGAAACACGATAAAATTCAATACGCTTTCAATTACTACGGCAACAATACAGAGCGAAAAGAGCATATTAAATCATGCTGCGACTACTTTAGCCACATAAAAGGCACGAAGTTTAATTTGTTTTCAAAATTATTTGGGACACTGCCTCTATTTGATTACTATGTATTGCTCGACGACGATCTTAATCTCACAGGCGCAGATATTATGCAAATGGTTGAGAAAATGGACGCTTTAGGCTACGGTGTAGGATCGCCATCACATTCTCCAGAGGGAAGCATGTCGTGGTCTATCATGAAGACTCAAGACAGCAGCGAATACCGAAGCGTCGATTTTGTTGAAATGACTGGCGTTATTTTTAATCAACAAGAAATGAAAAGATTTTTGGATGCTTATACTCCTTACGCCGATCAAATGGTTGGTTTTGGCGTGGATTATATCATTCATAGCGTTTGCAATAAGCCGTTTGTTATTTTTGACAACGTATCAGTGGTAAATCCAACCAATGAACAAAAGGGAATCAAACAACAAGAAATAGAAACATATTTATCGGGGCAAAGTGATAGAGATATGTGGGAAAAAGTTCTTGCCGATCCTAACAATAGTTTTGTAGCTTATTCGCCGAAAACAATTAGCCTCAAAAAGAGAAAGACTGTCCCGAAAGTCAACATTGACAGCTTTTTAAAATCATTAAAAAAGAAAAAAGTACACGCCTTTCAATCTTTAGCGTCAGCTACTAAAAAGCGACTAGAGCAGCATGGATTGATTGTTGATTATATCAGTAACCAAAGCGGTCATCGCAAACCTGATTCTGATGTTTTAGTTATAGATTTCAATACAGCGTCTTTTGGAAAAGATTGCGAGAGCGTTAATCAACACAAATACAAATACAAAAAAATTCTTTTAATAGGTTTTTTGGTTACGGATTACAACGGTCATGATTATAGTGATGACTTGGCTAAATTACCCCAACACACAATAGTCGAGGCGTTGGATGATTATAGCGATAGATTTTATAGCAAATTTCTATTAGGTCAATTTGTTGGCACACCAGATGATGTCACGAATAAAGTCAGTGTTGTTTGCGCTTGCATGAATCGTAACGATGTTTTGCGAGTCAACATAACTTCTTGGCTGCATTTTTCGGAAGTTGGAGAGATTGTTGTTGTTGATTGGAGCAGCGATCAGCCTTTAGACTATCTAACAACACTAGACCCAAGAATCAAAGTAATAAGAGTAGACGGTCAAAAGCAATTTAATATATCACAGGCATTTAACTTAGCGATAGATAATGCAAGCTTAGAATACGTATTGAAATTAGACACTGATTACTTTTTAAATCCGTATTATAATTTTTTTAAACATCATCCAATGAATTCTGAGGTATTTTACGCAGGAAATTGGAATATCGACTCAGAGCTTCCCGCACCTATATTTCAACATTTGGCTGGATTGTGCTACGTTCAGAGAGATGTGCTAGCGTCAATCAACGGATATAACGAACATTTTTCGGGCTATGGTTATGATGATGCTGATTTACGCATTCGATTACAAAGTGTTCATGTTGGTAAATTGCTTCCAATTAAATACGATTACAGTATTATGCACATACCTCACGCAAGCTCGCTGAGAATAGCTCACTACATCGACAGTCAATACAACGTATCAAACAACAAAGAAACTGCAAAAAACATGGGCATCGCTCCAAACAGAGTAAGATCGTGGACGATAAAAAATACACAAAACCCCAATTATTTTCTTGCACACGATCCAACTCTGTGATATAGTCAGCACACGAACATATAAACACAATGATTAAAAACATTACAGCAGAAGAAATTAAAACAACATACCGCGACAATCATGGATTCGCATTTGTTTCGGCGCAACCAGTTTCTGACGATGCAATCTATCGACTGGCAGATTCATTGATTCAATTCAACATTGCGACTAAACATCCTATTGTCGTGACACGTTATCAACAAGGCGTGGTTTTTATTTACGATGATTTCGACGCTCCTAAGTTTTTCGCTAAGGCGCAATTTGCAGAGCAGGTGCTTGGTATTTGCAAAATAGTTCCATTTTTGGAGTATGTGAAGTAACAATTTTGAGCGTGTGGCGGAATTAGACGCAGTGGGTTCGACTCCCACCTCCTCCATTCTTGGAGAGACGAGAAACGGACGAGACTAACAGGTGAGAGTCCAGTGCTTCCATTTCGGGGGCAGCGTTAGTCATGCAGGTAATCAATCCTGCCACGCTCGCCAATTAAAAATAATAAAAACAATAAAAAAACAAATGAAGTCAATTGATCTTGCGATGGCGTTTATCTCTTTAGCTCTAATAGCTATATTTGGGACTTGTATGGCAATGTTTGGAGCTGATGAAGTGGCAAGTCTACGAAAGCAAGCTATAGAACGTGGACATGCTGAATACGTGGTAGACTCAAATGGAAAAATAACTTGGCAATGGAAGGATGCAAAATGATGAATGTTAGTGTAATTGATGTTTTTTATAGCATTGTGATTCTTGCGCTATTTATTATAATTTTTAGGAACGCAATAGATAAAACGCATCAACTTTCGCATGATTTCAAAAAATTAACAGAGCTTGAAAAAGAATTAGAGACGCGAGATCTGAATCAAGCTGAGCGTGAGGAATTAAAAAAAGAACTGGCCGCATTTGGCATAAAAAGCTATGACTGACCTAGAAATCAACGCCGCAATTGCAGAATCATTAGGCTACATGGACATTTACCGTTGTGGACAAAGTGGTAAACGCACTGAGCAGGGACTGTTGCACGGCAAACTGCTTTGCGGCACTCTGGATCAGCCGTCAATAAACTATGGGCGCGAGTATGAGTTTATCAAACGATACACGCATTGTCTCAACGCGATGCACGAAGCTATGCTTGCGCACCCTCGCAAAGACCTGCTAAGAAAATTCCTATACTTGGAAGTATTAGAAGACCCAACAAACACAACAAACGAACCAGCATGGGCAACAGCTAAACAGTGGGCAACGGCTTACGTAAAATCATTAGGAAAGTGGAGCTACAATGACTAATAAACAAAAAAGAAATAAACTATGAACTACCCATTTTACGAACCTGTAACTATTAGCATCCCAGAGCAAGACCTAAGAAACATTCTTGATTGCTTAGAGTCGGGGTTAGAAAGCTCACAAGAACTACTGATACAACACGATGTCAATTTCGGGCGCACAACCAAAAAAAATAAAATGCTCGCCAACATTCTGGAATCAGAAATCGAGCGTACAAAATCATCAATCACATTACTAAAAAATTCAATTGGAGCAGCGGAACAAATAATTAAAAATTACAAAAAACAATGAGCGAAACACCAAGAACAGACGTTGGAGTAGATTATTGGATTAATACTGGCGAACTCACAGAACTAAGAGACATTTCAGAAGAAATGGAACATGAACTTTTTCGCGCCAATAATTTAATCAAAGATTGTTTGGCGGCAATGCCAGTTGGTTATATTCCAACTCATACCCGCGAAAACCTGCCATCTATGATCGCTGATTTGGCGAGAGAACTAGCAGAAGAAACTCAAAACAGCGAAAAGCTAGAGAAAGAACTCGCCTCAATGACCCAACAAAGAGACGCTTTGATTATGTTCCTAGAATGCGAAATGAACTGGATGTTCTTTCGGGCAGAGTATCAATTAGGTGAGAATCCCACACAACACGAACTCAATGGCAACAAAGTGCGTGAATACTTACAAAGCAAAGGATGGGAGGCAAAATGACCATTATTTTCGGGGCAAGTAGTAATTTCAAATAATTTTACAACGAAACGCTTTAAAACAAATGCTTTGCTAATTATGAATAAGCGTTTGAACAGTATGTTTTTATTGTTTATGGGACATTTTGACGCAGTAGTTTGAACAAGTGCGACATTTTGTCACAGCGTATTCTGAGCATACTTTTCTATGATAAAAACGTAGGAGAAAAAGAAGCCAAATTACGAACGACAAACAGCTAAATACGGAGACACCGACTCGCGAAGCCAAAACGCTGGAACCATTGAGTATCAATGGTTTTTTGCTCCTACCACTCCCCTTTTTACCACTTTCCATACAGTATAACATAGGGGGGAATATACAGTAACGTATAGGGTAAATACAACAGAAGAAACAGCGTATGGGAACAATATGAGGAAAGAGGGTAGGGTGGGGATGGATTCACTGACTTTAAACTCTTTTTTATTCAATTTTCCTTGATTTATCAACGTTTTTCCACAATATATTGATTTTTCTCTTGACACTCTACTATATATGGTATATATTTTCCCCCTATGAAGAAAACGCTTATGTTTTTGTTGGTGGCGCTCCCGCTGGGAGCAGTATTGAGTATCGTTTTGTCCATTATCCTAGCAGGTGTGACATTTTGTCGCAGTTTCGCTGACTACTGGGCATACATCATCGTGCAGTTCTTTCCCCTATATGGAGAAAAAGAACCAGAACAGCAACCAGAACAACAACCAGAACAAATTAAAACAAACGTTTGGGACCGACACATCGCTCGCATGGAAGCATTGCAGCAAGAAGAAGAAAACAAAAAAAACTAAATTACGAACGACAAACGGCGAAATAAACGAAAACAAATTACGAACGATTTTCGGCTAAATAAACAATTAAATTACGAACGAAAATGAGCCAAATAAACAAAGAAAAAATAGAACTAACAAAAAGATTCATTCGAAGCCTCGCGGAACTACAAGACGAGCATTACACAATCTTGTTACAAGAGACAGACATATCTCCAAACGCAGAAGGCTTTTTGTTTGATTACGTATACAACAGCAATTGGACCACTTTCGAAGCGTACCTTGAGGCGTATGGTTACGATAGTCCAATTTACGAATCAGAAAGCGACAAATAAACTGCCCCAAATTACGAACGATTTAACCCGAAATAATATATGAAAGAAACAGCACCAGCAAATAATGAAATTACGAACGATATTCTCCTAAATAAAGAAGGAGTTAAAATGAGCCTAGAAGAAATCATGTGGGAAGCTCGCCGCAGAAAGAATAGAAAACTTTATACTATGGCGCGGAACGAACTGGGTCTAGGTAAACATTGGCTACAGCAGAAGCGATTGCCCAAGTCGCGGCAGTGGGGCGGCGGCATTAAATAGTATTTAAAATTACGAACGATATTGCCCGAAATAAACGGGGGTGTGGCATTTTGTCGCACCTCCAATTACGAACGATTTTTTTCTAAATAAATTACGAACCTCTTTGCCCGAAATAAACAAATGAAACCATACTATTACGTAGCGATGAAGCTCACTAACGGATTGAAGGACATCTCAATCCTCTCCAGACACGACACTTTAGAATCTGCGGTTAAAGCTTCGGAGACGTATGCGGAACAGCGCCCGACTACAACATTCGAAGTGCTACAGTGTGTGGCGATCAGTAGCACCCCAAAACCACTTGCCACAACCTTCTACTTAGATAAAGCCCTCAATAATATTCCTACTGATTAAAAAATATTTAAAAAAGATCTTGACACATCGGTAGTTGGTATGGTAATTTCGCGGCGACATGAACTCAGACAATACAAAACGTGGTAAGGGCAGACCTGCTGGGAGCAATAGCTTCGTAAGAGTGCGCCTATGTGATCTAGTAAATTTGATTGGAGCAAACGCTACTGTTCCTGTATCTAAGGTGTGGCTTCGCGAGAATGGATTTGAGGAAGCGGTAAATGCTCCGCTACCAACGATTTCTTTTCGTGCTGTTGAACCAGAAGCAGAACCAGAAGAAAAAATCGAATTCTCTATCACTACATTTGAAGACTAATATGAAAGCACAATCAGCATACTTCTCACTGTCTAATGACACTGGCTACGATGCCTTGGAAGTGCATACCGTTCAAATCTTTTTAGACGATTATGCAGATCAGCTGTCGGCAGGAGAAGAGATTTGGGAAGGCGCATCAATAATCTGGAGCCTATACGGTCACACTCCAAACGAAGGATTAGAATGCATCGGTGATTTTAATTCTTTTGAAGCAGCATGTGAGATTGCCGAGAAGTTGGGCGGAAAATTATTTCCAAAAACATCTTGACATCACCACGAAAATAAACCATACTCCTCCCCCCCACTAACAACCACAACTACACTACTATGTTTGACACACTCATTGGACAAGACCACATCAAAAAAAGCTTTGGCTTCTACATCGACGGCTCAGCGAACGGCGGCATCGTGCCTCCACTTCTTCTCACTGGTGCGCGAGGTTTGGGCAAGACAGAATACGCTCGCCAGATGGCAAAGAATCTCAAGAAGCCTCTGCTCGAACTCAACTGTTCTACCATTCGCAACAATCGCCAGTTCTTTGAACAGATTTTCATTCCTGTGATTATGAACAACGACATTACAATCCTCTTCGACGAGTGCCATGCGCTACCAAAGGATTTACAAAATGCGTTCCTGACTGTGTTCAACGTAGAGAAAGGTTTCCGCAAGAACTTCGAGTGGGACGGCAGTTCGATGGAGTTCGACTTCTCCCGCCAAACTTATCTGTTCGCTACAACCGAACCAGACAAAATCTTCGCTCCTCTTAAAGATCGCTTCGAAGAGATTGACTTTCGCCCCTACTCTGATGATGAGATGGCAAAGATTCTCCAGAGTCGTGCTGATTGGGTAGAGTTTCAAGATGACGTTATGAATGAGATCGTTCCAACACTTCGCGGCAATGCTCGATCCGCAGTTAAACGCGCAAAACAAATCTGTCTCTACTGCGAGGGCAAAAACAATTATCAGTTCGGCGACAGTCAATGGAAAGATATGTGCGACAAGCTTGGTATCACTGCTGATGGTTTGTCAAACTCAGAGATTCAAATTCTTTCTGTGCTTAAACAGCGAGGTCCATGCACTCTGGCTATGCTGTCAGCTGCAACTGGATTCTCTCGCACCGCATTGCAACGCGACATTGAGATGCACCTTCTCCGCAAAAACCTGATGCGTATCGACGGTAAACGCGAAATCACAGGTGCTGGTGTCAAAGCCCTAGAAAAACTTTCTGTGTAGTTAGTAACCGAGGGGGCGGAGTGGTGTCCGTCCCCTCAAATACCAAATTCTTTTTAGACAAATAAACAATATGGAAATACACATTCCCCAACACATCCAAGAGGCACTAGACAAAAGCCCGAACGCTAGCGCAGCGAATACAATCATCGTTAGCCAACTAAGCGAAAAACTTTTTTCCGCACGGTGGAACCTGCAACAGCACAAGATGGAACTTGATCAACTGTGGGAAGTGAATTGCGAAACACAACTCGCGAAATAACCAATTGCGAAATACTATTCGCGAAATAACAAATAAAGCGCTTGTAGCTCAGTGGTCAGAGCAGGGGTCTCATAAACCTTTGGTCATAGGTTCAATCCCTATCAGGCGCACCAAATCAAACAAAAGCTTCCGTAGCTCAATTGGATAGAGCAATAAGACCTCATAGTTAAAAGGATATAACCAATCTCTTCTAAAGATTAATTCCAAGTTCGATTCTTGGTGGGGTCACTCTTCAGCGTGTCGTATTCTGTGGCAATTTGCGCACAACATTACACACTTATCTAATTCGTGCGTTATCTTATCCCAAGAGCGTAGGCGCAATTTTGCCCAATCCGCATCTTTTTTACTTGGCTCTATGTGATGAAATTCAAACACTCCAGCAGGAAAGTTGGGGTAGCGAATACCACAATCAATACACAAGCTACCTTTATAATTAATAGCTTCTATTTTTCTTTTTTTCCACCGATTTATGCAATATAGATCGAAGCATTTGCGGCAGTGGGATGAACCATTTTTTCTGTTTTTTTGTTGATAAAAATCGCTGATCAATTTCTTTTCTTTGCAAGAGGTGCAGGTTTTAGTTTCCATACTAATATATACACTTAGAATTAAAAAATCTATGCAAAGATTAAAATTATCATTCCCTCGCCATTTTTTAATCAAAATAAATGTTGACAAACTGCCGCGATTTGCTACATTTCTCCCGCACCCAATTACTACTATGCAGACACAAGAAACAATACAAGAAATCGGCAACTACGAAAGCTCACTCGACACCATCGCCTGTGAACTCCTCCAATACGTCACACCCGAGACGAAAGAACTTTATTATGCTTTTAGCAAGGCATTGCAGTTTGACCTCAGAGAAAAATTCGGAAACGTGTTCGAAAACTTCCTCGTCACGCAGAAAACAAAAAAAGAAATTCTTAAAGAAGCTTTTGAATACTATGCCGCCGATCCTTCTCGCAGAGCAACTAACGCAGAAGGCAGTTGCAGATACCTTATGGAAGACGGTCGCAAATGTGCCGTTGGTCGCTGCTTAATCGAAGGAAAGAAAATTTGCTTTAGCGGTATGCAAAAAGACGCTATCTTTGCAGAGATCCAAGCGAATCAAATCGACAATCTCGACTCTCATTTGTTGCCAGAGTATCGGGGGCATGATGTTGGTTTTTGGCAGGAGCTTCAATACTGGCACGATAGCTGTTTGAACTTTACAGAGACAGGTTTGTCTGAAAAAGGGCAGCAGCAAGCTGAGTTTCTTTTGACAAACTATGCCGACAAATAACTTGACACAATCCCTAAAATCTATTACTTTTGCGCCCGATATGAAAGACTACCTTGGACAAGAATTGCAAGTTGGAGACCTAGTGATTTACTATGTAGGCAAATATAGAGAATTTGCGACGAACAAAATTGTTAAAATAACAAACCATTTTGTATTTATTGATGAAGGCGATCCTCGGAGCAGACCTTTTAAGCAGAGAGGTGAACAAGTGATTAAAGCCCCCAAGTAATAAAAATTAACTTGACACAACCCACAAAATAAACAACAATCCCTTCTCACCTTATGATTACATCAGAACAACTACTAGAAAATCGCAGCATCACAGAACCAACGGTCGCAACCCTAATCTTAGATGTGCCGTGGAACGAAACAAATTACGGAAACATTCTGCGAAATTTTTTCGATAACGTAACAGAGGAAGTCTTTGATAATACAGAGATTCTCGAATACGAGCCAGTCTCATACGATAGCGAAAAGCAAACCTTTCAAATCAAATATACTCTTGGGGTCGTTGACCTACTGGAACCAATCGAAGCATAATTCTAACACCAAAACAAAATGAAACAAATAAAACAATTCTTTTGCCGCCTATTCAATCGCCGCCAGCCTACCTACGGCGCACAGATTTTCCAACAGCGCAGCTGGCTCACCAAGCAGGTCGATGATGCACTCTGGAAAAAATACCAAGGATTAAATTAAGTTCTTGACAAATTGCCCCGAAACAGCTACATTTCTCGCGCCCCCCGAAACAACTACTAAACTACTAATACTATGCCTAATTGGACTCACAACAAACTAACCATAACAAACTCCACTCCAAAGCTCGAAGAGTTCCTCAAGGAACACGGCTTGTCTTTTGAGGCTATCGTAAAACCAGAGCGTCCTGAGAATTACGGAGATGGTTGTTCTACTATCGCCGCCCAAACTGATGCTTGGGGAACTAAGTGGGACTTGGATGAAACCGAAGCAAAAGAAACCGCCGCTTCTCTTTTAGAGAATGACGAATGTATTTTCGATACAGCATGGTCGCCACCATCGGAAGCGATTCGCGCACTGAGCGAGTTGACTGGTGCGTCTTTTCTTCTTGCTTACTATGAGCCAGGATGTTGGTTCTGGGGAGTGGAAGACATCTCCGAAGGTTTCATCTACCCCGAGTTAGATAGCAATGAAACACAAGAGCAGCTCCACGAATTTCTTGTCCAATACATGGACTACAGCACCGAAGAGGCTACTGAAGCTGTAGGCTGGGACGAAGAGGACGAAGAGGAAGAAGAAGAGAAGGAGGAAGAAGAATCCAAGGCGTAAATGCCAAACGCCAAATAAGCAAATAACAAATAAGCGCACTGGGAAACTGGTGCGCTTTTCAATTATGCCCCCGATCTAATCAAATAATGCCAAATAAGGAATGAGTGCGCCTAAATAAGCGATAGGGGGAAATGATGGTCAAAAGTGATATGCATAAACCGTTGAGCGTCAACGAGTTACAGCAAAATGACCCCTACGGGGTCTTCTCCGTGTAAGTCGTTCATTATCAACAACTTATGACGAGCAGTCGTAAACCGTTGAGTTTCAACAACTTACGGCGAAACGACCCCGTAGGGGTCGCGTGGGTGTAAGTCGTTGAGTATCAACAACTTACGACGATGATTAACCCTACCCCCGCCAAGGGGTAGGGCATACCATGTATCACTTACCGTTAGAAAGGTCTAGCATATCTTCAGCCAATATCGAGATGAGTTCTTCCGTGTATGCATACGGATCATCGCCGCATGATTGAGCGAGTCTTTCAATCGCATCCCACAGCATAATGCGGGGGCGGTTCTCGTCGTCCTCGTCAACCAAGGCACAGCAGAGTTGGTCAGCTGTTAGATCGGGAACTTGTGAAAGAAAGTGTCCCGCAGCGCGGAGATATAGGGCGGCATTTTTCGGGTCGTTAAGGTCTGTCATAACAGGGAAAAGTTAGTTGTTTCGGGGGGAGTTGTCAAGGTTATTTTCGGGAGTGAGATAGATTTTTCCGTAAGATGTTTCTAACGAAAAAGAGCCGTCTTGTAACTCCACAAAGTTTTCCATGGTATACATGGATTGTCCGATTTCATCCATGATGCGAGCAACAGCCACTTCATCCAGATCATCGCGAGGAATATCAATAGTAATTCTCATAGAAAGAAAAGTTAGTTGATTTGGGGGGAGTTGTCAAGTATTATGCGCTCAATGCTAGAATAAAAAGCAGGAACGCAAGAAACAAAATTTGTCCTATGGTCATGCAGGTTCAATCACAAAGCCCGAAGAATCTTTTTTCGCTTTGCCTTTTTCGACAAGCCCGACAATGACGTTTTGAGGGTCAAGAAAGCGCAGGTCACTTTCGTCACCGCTAACGACACGATACCCTTTCCAATTCTCAGGAAGCGAGCCACGGAAAACCACGGCAACATTTCCACCACTGGCAAGAATAGCGTCAACCAATTTTTCGTTAGACTCAGAACGGGAGAACGTCAACTGATAGTTCGATGGAAATTCACCAGTCAAGAAAGCACTCATTCGTTGCGCTGACTTGGTATAGTCGTAGAAGGTCACTTGAGGAAACAAATCAAAAACAGTTTTGCCGTTCAGTTTAATTTTTTCCCAAGGAAGATCGCTTGTAAGGTTCAAGCGGAAACAAGGAACAAGATTTTTCTTTTGCGCCGATTTGATTGCGGCAGCTATCTCTTTCACAAGTTGCGCCATGAACAAAGCCTTATCTTGAAAGAAGAATTTTGTTTTGGCGATACGGGCAGCTTGAACAGTTGCGAAGATTCCATGTCCCGAAGTGTCAAGACAAGCAGCCTCACAGCCAACGCTTGAATGCTGGCAGGTGTTGTAGCCCGATTTTGTGCTAGGCGCGAGGTGAACGCCGAACGTCTGGAAGCCTTGAGCTTCCCCTTTTTTGATTTTGCTATTTGAAGTAGTTAGTAATTTCATGCGGAGAAAAGTTAGTTGTTTCGGGGGAGTTGTCAAGAATTTACCACCAAGAATCGTAAAAAACTTTCTTGCCGTCCTTGATAGCTTGGCGAGCCGTTGCGATAAACTCCAGGGTTTTTTGCTTGTAGTGGTCATCATCGCGAGAATCAGCACCAAAAAAGAAACCTTGTGTTTCTGGCAAACTGCTACCAAGAATGTCTTGCTCCAGTTTGTCAAGATTTTCCATATTGAGTTCCAGCGGAATGCAGTTGAAGGAGCCATCTTCATCATGCTTCTTGGGGCAACCTTGTTTTTCCCACAGGTTTTCCATCCAGCCATGCAGCGCGTTATGCTTGCGCCAGTAGGCGATTTCTTCTTTGTTTTTTCCTTTTGTAGTGTATGCGAATTGATCGAGTCCCATAGTATTGATTAGTTAGTTGTTAGTGATTTCGTGACGGGCAAAGAATATCATTTTGCGGCAGAGTGTCAACATTTATTTGATTAAAAAATAAAAAAAAATAAACCTTGACAATCTCAGGCAATCGCTCAAGTCGTAAACCGTTGAGCGTCAACGACTTACGCCAAAACGACCCCGAAGGGGTCGCGTCGATGTAACTCGTTGAGTGTCAACGACTTATGACAACCCCGCTTGCGCGGGGGTTGTCAAGTCTTTTTTTCGCTTAGTCGCGGAAGTCCGTTCCGTCGAGTTCGGGCGCGTCCTCGCATCCCTTGGTGACAATCTCCTGCACCTCGATTACAGGGGCGTGACTCGCCACACGGTCAAAGATGCTTTGAGTGGTCATCGTGCGGAAAGGCAGCTTGCTAAGGTCGCCCCCTTTGAGGTTCTCAGTGATGGAATTGTAAAGACTCCAGAGAGTGCGTCCCTTGAACTCTTCATGGCGCGGATTGCGGAACTCTTCAATCGCGGCGTAAATGTCGCGAGCGGGGAACGCTTTGGAATCAACAAGCGTCACCATCAGATCAGCCGCTTGCGCGTCACTGATTTCCGTGGTTTTATAGCGATCAATGCGCAAGCCCATATCGTTCCAATGAGACACAACGCGCCCCACGGCATCGCCAAGCACGCGAGGCAAATCGGTTAGAATGTTGAGGGTGTGGCGGCGAGCGAGCTTCACATCAGAAGCGAAGCAAAGATTCTCGCAAACCATCATGCGATTGCCGATGCAGACAGCGGCAGCAAAAGCCTTGTCGTGAGAGTTGCGCAAGCCAAGCACCACTTGGCGATCATCGCCAGAAATGCCCTTGCCAGTGAGTGCAAAGCCGCCGAAGTAGCGCAAGCCGCCACGGTGCAAAGCGTGTTCCTCTTCCAAGACAGTAAGACCAGCGTTCTCGATTGCCTTACGGGTGAGTGTGACAAGCAGGTCGTGAGGAATCGGGGTGTGTGACTCAGTAGCAGGTGGGGTTTCCACGCCGATGAGTTGCTCGAAGTTGACTTTGTTTTTTGCGATGATGAGTGCCATAATGGTAGTAGTAGTTAGTTAGTTTTGAAGTGTGCCAGTCATTGGCGACGAGGAAAGTGTAGCATTTCGGACGGAATTGTCAATATGTTTTTTGTATTTTTTCACAATTATTTTTGTGCGATTGCGCGAAAAAAGTTCTTGACACTCTCTAACAGAAAACCTCTAACAGATTTTTACTTACAGCAGTAATCTTCGTAAACCGTTAAGCGTCAACGACTTACAGCAAAACGACCCCTTCGGGGTCGCATCGGCGTAACTCGTTGATACTCAACAACTTATGACGCTTAGAAAATCCCCCACCAGAAGTAAGCTGCAATCAGTCGGGGCATGAAGCCCCTTGTCCTTCTGGCGAGAGAAAAATTATTTCTTTTGTTCTGCTATCTGCTTCTTGCCATCGCGCCTAACAAGTTTATTTTGTGCGCGTTTTCTATCGCGTAGATGTTTCCACCATTCGACAGTTCTAACAGAACCTTTTGATTTACTTGATGAAGCCACGACATTCTTTTTTGTTAGATTCTTTTTTGCGATCCTTGAGGGCAAAGCAAGGGGGAGGCATAGGATGACGGCTTAGGTTGCGCATGTCAAGAGAATTTTGCGCGAGTTGTTTTTTGTGGCGTTTCATGCTATAGCTTGGTAGATGATTGGAATGTGAGTGCGAGCGGGTATTCCCATTTCTTTACACACGGCAGCGAAGTCTTTTCCGTGGAAACTACGGCGACCATTCTTAGTAAGAAGAAAACGATTGCCGTTGCGCTTCCACTGAATGTGATGAGCAATCTCATGCTTCAACACTTCGTCGAAAGTTTTGAAAGAGCAGAGAATGCGTTTGCTTAGTTTGATTTTACCTTCAGCAACATAAGCAAGACCAAGATGACGTTCAGAGTTCATCCATTGAATTTTGAGATGAGACATGCTCCATTGCTTTAGAGTCATGCGGATGTATTGTTCGATTTCGGAAGTGGTGGCAAACATGGCGGCGAAAGTTTAAGGTTTTTGGGTGGTGGTGTCAATCTTTTTTTTTAATTGTTTTAAATTAAATTCAGTTCTTATTTTGCAAGCAGTAAGAGCAAAAGAGGGAATCAAAAAACCCATAGAACAAAACATAATCAAACCATCCAAAACAGTGCAGAGACCCTGCAAAGCGAAAAGTGGATATTCTAACAAATGAACTCTTTTTTTAACAAAGTGAATTTTCATGGCGGCAATAGATTAGTGTTTTTTGGGGAAGTGTCAACATATTTTTAATCAAAAAGCAGCAAAAACTTGTCTGCCATGCAATAGCACTTCTTCTGCGCGAAAGATGTTAGAACCTTGGCACTGAAACTGATCGACCTCATACGGGTTATATCTAACAGAAAGAAAAAACTTATTAGATTGGATGCCAGAAACTAACGTGCCAATGATGAATGCGTGAACATTCTTCTTTTTCTGTTTAATCACACGCTGACGACCAGCTTCCGATACTTTGAATTGCGCGTTTCTAACGCAAGCGTGTTCCAAGTGACAAACGACTTTCCAGCGTCCGTCAACTTTTGTCTGGACAGACAACTTTTTCTTGTGGAGGTTAAAGTAGATTCTAACGATTTGATTGAGTGGTAACATGGCAAGAGAAAAATACACTTTCTGCGGCTATTTGTCAACAACTTTTTGCGAATAAATAGCAAATAAATAGCAAATAAATAGCAAATAAATAACCTTCAAATAACCTTAGGGGTAGGAGAGGGGGAATCTAACAGATTTTAAGCAGGATGCGTAAACTGTTGAGTATCAACGACTTACGGCAAAACGACCCCTACGGGGTCGCGGCGGTGTAACTCGTTCATTATCAACGACTTACGACGATTGTCTTCGCGCTGCAATGTCAAGACTTTTTTTTGACAATTTTGGGGAGCGGTTAAACCATAAACCGCTCCCCGTTTTGCCAATGCCACCAGAAAATTGTTAGACTTCGAAGCCTTCTTCTTCTAACAGTTCCACAACTGCATCTTGCGCGATGTTTTGCAATTCGGAAAGGTGTAAGCCGTCCCCCCATCGCTCGATGAGTTCTTCCATTTCATCGAGAGCGTTCATCACACAGGGCAAGTCGGGCAAGTCAGCGAGAGACAAGCTGCCCGACATTCTGAGGCAGATGTTATTCATTATCGTTATGCAGCGTTTGCGATTGTTAGTCATGGCGGGGATATGTTAGTTGTTTTGGGGGGATTGTCAAGATTTATTTTCTGTTTTTAAGTATTTCTTCCAATTTGTTTTTATCGTAAAAGAAGCTATCTTCATTCAATTTACCGAAGAAAAAAGATTTTGGCTCATCAGTGTCACTGATCTCATAGTCAAGAGAAGACAAGATTTCATAAATGCTTGTGAGTAGGTGAACGGGAACTTCAATAGTTTGATTTGACATGGCGGGGAAAGAGTAGCAGAAAAAACCAATCAGCGCAAGTATTTTCTTTGATTATTTTTGAAAAAAAAGTTTGTCATAAGTGCAAAAAAACTTGACAAGTGTCACTAGTTTATCAAGTCATAAACCGTTGAGCGTCAACAACTTACGACAAAACGACCCCGAAGGGGTCGCGTCGATGTAACTCGTTGAGCGTCAACAACTTACGACGATTGCGATTGAGTGTTAAGCCAGCCCCGAAGGGCTGGCTGTGTATTTTTCGTTAGACGAACTCCAGAGTGCCTAACGGAACTTCATCCTCGCGCCCATCCTCAAAGCGGATGAGTGCGCGATTTCCAACTGGAGTATTTACAACTTCGACAAGCTCAACTTCTGAGCCACAGTAAATGACGATTTCGATTTCTTCGATCATGGCGGGGAAAGAATAGAATGTTTTTGCGGTTAAGTCAACAAGTTTTTTTGTTTTTTTTTGCATTTTTTTTGAGGGGACGGCTTTCGCCGCCCCCTCTGCCATGCATCAAGCCACCACGCTTGAAAATTGTTTGTCGATCTTGCCACACTTGAAAAGCAAAACCTTTTCAGGTTTGAAGCAAAAGTAACCGTTACGGTTGCGGTCAACGGCGAACATATAACCGTCTTGACGGAGCGCATCAGTAGCAGGGGAACCAGTTCCCTTGACTAGACCAGTGAAACGATCTTTTGCGTTAATCGTGCGGATTGTGCCATCTTTCTTGACAAAAGTGAGGGAAAAGAATTTTCCTTTTGTTGCTTCGATGAGGGCTGTGATTTCTTCTTTTGTTGGTGCGTTTTGCATGATGTTTATTTGGTTAGTAGTAGGCGGGGAAAGTGTAAGCGGTTTTTTGAAGTTTGTCAACTTATTTTTTGCTGTTTTGAATAAAAGTTTGCAAACGTGCAAGAGTGTAGCAAGTTGCGCCGAAAACAAGGAAACAAATACAATCAAACAATTCGTTTTTTCCGCCATAAATGGCGAAAGCGCAAAGGCTGAAAGTAGGCGAGAGGGTGACAATAGCGGAGGCAATGATGGTAAATGCATGTTTCATTTTTTTTTGGTGTTGTTAGTAGGCGGGGAAAGAATAGTCTTTTTTTTGGCATCCGTCAACATTTTTTTTGTTTTATTTTCGAAAAAAAGTTTTGTCATAATGTGTTTTTTTTCTTGACAAGTTTCTAACAGAAAATACTTTTTTGACTTGTTAGGCATCATGCATCTGCATAAACCGTTGAGCGTCAACGACTTACGCCAAAACGACCCCGAAGGGGTCGCGTCGATGTAAGTTGTTGAGTATCAACGACTTATGACGATTGTCATCGCGCTATGTTGTCAAGATTTTTTTTTCACTTTTTTTCTGTTAGAGAGCGCCCCCCTTTTTTCTGTTAGAGAGGCGCTGAGTCTAACGATTTTTATTTTCGGTCCGCTATCAGGAACAGCAGCACCGCAACAATCAAGAGAAAAATCATTTTTTTGTTAGGTGTTAGTGTTCGATCACGAAACCGCTTTCGTCTTTTTTCGCCTTGCCTTTCTCGACAAGTCCAACAATTTTTCCCGCGCCATCAAGAAAGCGTAAATCCGTTTCATCGCCATTTACAACGTCCACGCCTAACCATTTCGAGGGTAGCGACTTTCTGAAAACCATTGCGACATTGCCGCCCGATTTCAAAATTGATTCTGCGATTGCGCCGTTTGTTTCAGACTTGGAAAAAGTCAAATGATAATTTTGCGGCATTTCACCAGCAAGAAAAGCGGTCATGCGTTCGGGGGATTTTGTGTAATCATAGAATTGCACACTAGGAAACAAATCAAAAACACTTTGCCCGTTGAGTTTGATTTTCTCCCATGGTAAATCACTGGTAAGATTGAGGCGGAAAACAGCAGTGAGATTTTGCTTTTCGGCAGATTTAACGGCGGCAGTAATTTCTTTGATTAACTGCGACAAGAAAACAGCTTTATCCTTAAAGAATAAACGAGTTTTTTCGATGCGTGAATTTTGCACGTTGGAGAATGCGCCCATGCCAGCAGTATTGAGACAGGCAGCGGCACAACCTGCGCTTGCATCTTTGCAGACGTTGAAGCCAGAGAGAGAGGCGGGAGCGAGGTGAATTCCGAACGTGCGGAAACCGATTTTTTCACCTTTGCGGATTTTAGCATTTGCTGTGGTAAGTAATTTCATGACAGGGAAAAGTTAGCAGATTGAGAAAAAAAGTCAACAGTTTTTTTTGTTTTATTTCAGATTTTGCACAGTGTGAGAAATTCTGATGAACCAAGCGCAAGAAGCCAAGAAGCCAATGATTGCGCAAGCGTGTGATTCTGTGGTGGTGGATTGTGCGCCCCAAACAATGAACACGATGCACATAATGAGTGAGATGATCGAAGAGGCAAGGATGATGAAGTATTTCATGACGGGGAAAAAGTAGCATTTTATAAGCTAACGCGCAAGTATTTTTTTCTATTTTTTATTTATTTTTTTTTGCGTCATAGTGCATTTTTTTGTTGACAAACTCCTAACAGAAAACGCTTTTTTTAGTTGTTAGAAGCCTAACAGATTTCGTAAACCGTTGAGCGTCAACGAGTTACACCAAAATGACCCCTTCGGGGTCGCCTCGACGTAAGTCGTTGAGTATCAACAACTTATGACGATTCGAGGCGCAGCGTAAGAACTGTTAGAAGTCGCCGCAGCAGCCATCCATGCCCCACTCGCTGATCTCATGGCGATCTTCGTAGGCGGCATCGAGCCAATAGTCTTCGTTGCCTTCGTCACTGTAATCCGTCCAATGCCCATCGAGGTGGGAGTCATCAAGAAAGATTTCTTCTGGAGGGTCAGGGAGTTGATCGGCAGCGTCTGCGAAAGCTTCGCAAGCGGCAACATATTCTTCGTATTCGGCGGGGCAGTTGATGAAAGGGTGGTTAAACATGACGGGGAAATTATACTCCGAAACACATAGAAACGCAACAACTTTTTTCTATTTTATGCAAAAAAAAAGTTTTGTCATAAAGCGTTTTTTTTCTTGACAAACATCTAACGAAAAAAGGTTTTTAACACGCTGCGTCTTCGTAAACCGTTGAGCGTCAACGACTTACGCCAAAACGACCCCGTAGGGGTCGCGTCGATGTAACTCGTTCATTATCAACGACTTATGACGATTGTATTTTTTTTTATTTTTTTCTTGACAAGGGAGCCAGCCTTGCGACTGACTCCCGATCTGTTAGATGTTAGACTACGAGGTCAATTCCAGAGATGTGAAGATTGCGATATTTACTTTCGCCGCCATCATCAACGTCTAACGCTTTTACAGTGACGTATCGCTTGCCGTTCGCGGCAAATGCTACTTTGTCCACCGCTTCAATCTTGAGAACGCGAACGCCATCAGCTTTGACTTTCGAGTTTTCAGCAAAGTAGCGCACGGTTTTGTTGACGAGGGCGGAAACGACTTGTTCGGTAGGTGTATTGTAATCGAAGAACATAACGAGGAAAAGATAGAAGATTTTTGCGGTATTGTCAAGATTCTTTTATGAAAACTGAGATTATCCAAGCGGAACAGCAAGCAGTGAAAAGAGAAAGCGATCCCAAAAGATAAGTTGTCATATTTTGAGGGCAGCACACAAGAAACGAAAGACTTGCAAGCGGAGATAAAAAGCCGCTAGTCACAAGACAAATAGCGATAGTTGATTTGATATTTTCGATGGTTGATTTCATAGTAGTTAGTTGGTTGCGAGAGAAAGATAGAAGATTTTTGCGAGATTGTCAATAAGTTTTTTTGATTTATTTTTCGACAATCTCAAAAACTGTTGTGATGTATTCGCGCACAGTGCAGAATGTTTTCGTGGTGATGTTTTCCCAAGGGATGATTTGTTCAATCACTGCGCCATAGTTGCAGTATTGAGCAAGACCTTCAGTCCTTGTAACACCCATGATTTCATCACCTACTGCGTAGGTTTTGATTTGACCATAACCATAGTCAATCGTCAATTCAACTTTTGCAAAGTATTTATCCTCATATTTTTCTGTTGCTTTGTTAGCAGTATTGAGGGCGATTGCTTTATATTGTGGCTTGAGGTTAGGTTGAGCGTTCATGGTTAGTATTGGTTGACGGGGAAAGTGTAACGCATAACGCATGAAAGCGCAAGAACTTTTTTATCTTTTTTTCTTTTTTTATTTTGCGGCATAATGCATTTTTTTCTTGACAAAACTCTAACAGAAAATGTTTTTTCGTGCATAGTATAGCACAGCGTATGCGTAAACCGTTGAGCGTCAACGACTTACGCCAAAACGACCCCGAAGGGGTCGCGTCGATGTAAGTCGTTGAGTATCAACAACTTATGACGATTGTTATTGTGCGATGCTGTCAAGTTTTTTTTCGTTAGACTAACAGTTTTTTTTCTGTTAGCCTAACGGTTTTTTTCGTTAGACTAACGGATTTGAATGAAGTGCAGTGACTGATAGCCAACCCAACCTTTTTCAAAGATGGCAAAGTTTTTTTCATCCCAATGCGAAAAAATTCCGTAGTTTGTTTTTGTTCCTTTTGTTAGAAGGCTAACAAGTTTTGCGTGAACGGCGGCGAAGTAAGCGGGAGTAAGTGAAGAAGTTTTCATGACGGGGAAAGTGTAACGGTTTTTTCGGATTAACGCAAGCTTTTTTTTGTTTTATTTATATTTTTTATTTCGACCATTCCATTTACTTCGTGAGCTATTTTTTCAGCCTTAGCAAGCAATTCTGAGAATGTTGAACCGATATTGTTAGGAGCGAAACAATTAACGAATGCGCCTTCTGAGTTTCTGATGATAATGAGCTTTTTCATGACGGGGAAAGTGTAGCGGTTTTTTGCGATGAAGTCAACAATTTTCTTTTGTTTTTTTTGGGGGGGAGTATTGGAACTTATGCCAGTTCCTCGGCTTCGATGATGTCATCATCGTGCAGGTGCTTGGGGTGAAAAGGGCAAGCACCAAGAAAACCAACATAAGATTTTTCATTGGCAGTAAACTCGACTTCCCAGTCTGCCCAATTATCATCCACACGATCAGCGATGGAAACGAAAGACAAGTCGGAAACGGTGGATGCGGAGAATTGAAGTAACTTATTCATGACGGGGAAAGTATAACCTGAAACGCGTAGAAACGCAAGAACTTTTTTGTGTTATGCGAAAAAAACTTTTGTGTCATACGTGAAGAAAAAACTTGACAAGACCCCCCCTATTTCTCAAAAAATGCGCAATAGTTCTGTTAGAAAAGAGCGGGGGGGATACTATTCTCAGTCTCCCAAACTCCCACCAACATCACTCCCCACCCAGAGCGCCAGACGGTGTTCTGTGCTGCTCCGCACCAGACCCCCCACCCCTTTTGTCAAAATCGCGAGACACATTCTCAGAACAACCTAAAAAAACCCAAAAAAAATCCCCCACCCTGTTTTCATAAAACCTTTTGTAATCAGAAAAAAGGTGTAATACTTTACGATGTCAGTTATACGATACGAAAATATTCCAGTCTCTATGCCCCGAAACGATTCGGCTGGTAAGAAATACATTGCACCCGCAAACAGTGTATCTATTTCTCATTCCGCGAAAACAAATGCATATAGAACTCTTGCCCCGAATACTTTTCCAGAAATGAGAGTTGGCGGCAACACAGATACCAAAATAACTATCGCATTTCCGCTGTGCAACAAGTTTGCCAATAATGTTTCTTCTGCTGATTCATACAATTTCGGATCAGGCGTTTTCGCTAATCTTACAGGAACAGGCAGCACTGACATAACAATCGGGAATCGAACATTCAGTGGATGTTATCTTGACAGCTTGTCTATAGACATTGCGCCATTTCAAGCTGCAACGATGTCCACCTCTTTTACATGCACGAATCCACCTACAGGTCTATCAATGCTTTCGGGGCTAAGTACAGGTGAAACAAACATGACCAGCAAATTTGCATATGGTCATTTCGCAGTACTTTCGGGGGCTGATAATTATTCTTCTGATGTTCACTCTAGCATTTCCTTTTCTCTTGATTTAAAAAGAACCTATTCCTATGCAATTTCTAAGCGCAACGCTTACAATGTCTTTTTGGATGAAGCAAACAAGCAACTACAAATAAAAGCAACAAACATAAAAACATTTATCAACGAGTCTGGAGCGCTTTCTTCTTTTTCTGTTGATTTAAAAAATGAATCGGGTGAATACGTTTTGCCATCAGGAACGCTGTCAACTTCTTCTCGCGGCAGATTAAATGCACAAAATCTATCTTCTTCGCCGCCAAATATTTTCATCGCAGATGTAACTATTGACGAACCATTGCTCTAAATGAGTGTAAACTATACAAATGCCTAAAAAACGATTTAGTCAGTCGGACTCGGTTGAGATTCAATTGAATCAAACCAGCAAAATTAAAACCAAGAAAAAGAATTTCAGATTCACCCCAAAACAGGTTCAACTGCTGGGGATGATACTAGACCCCGAAAATAAAATCATTTTTATATCTGGAGCTGCGGGAACTTCTAAAACATATATGGCGCTTTACGGAGCAGTCGAAATGATGTCAGAAGACCCCGAAAAACAACTGATTTATATTCGCAGCATCATTGAAAGTGCTGACAAAGGACTTGGTAGCTTGCCTGGAGATATTGCAGAAAAGTTTGATCCATTCTTGATGCCTCTCTACGATAAGTTGGAAGAGATCGTTTTGCCGCAAGATGTGGCGCATCTTAAATCAACAGGAAGAATAAGTGCCGCACCAATTAACTTTCTGCGTGGAGCAAGCTGGACGAACAAAATTATTGTCGCTGATGAAGCTCAGAACTTTTCCGCGAAAGAACTTATTACTTTGATTACAAGAATTGGAGAAGGCTCAAAGATTATCATCTGCGGCGATGCTATGCAGAGTGATATTGGAAAGCTCAAGACAGGCTTTATGCCTCTACTCAATACTTTTAATGATGAAGAAAGTAAGCAAAAAGGAATTCAAACATTCGTATTCACTAAAGAAGATATTGTTCGCAGCGAAATCTTGAAATTCATCGTGAAAAAGTTAGAAGAGGGCGACTTTCATGTGTAAATAATTATAACAGGGTTACACACAACGCTCGCAGCGAAATGCAGGAAATATACGTGTATTCCCTGCCTTTTCGTGCCTTTTTTTATATTGAAAAAACGGTAAAAAAACTCATTATTAATTATGAGCGTTATTTACTGTTCTGAGTGCGGAAAAAAGCACGAATATAATTTTGCAAAGCCCAACTTTTGTTCTAGTTGTGGCAGTCCCTTCGGGGCAGCTAAGCTTAAAAAGCAAAAGCCTAAAGAAGAAGAGGAAGAGGACTACGAAGATGAAGATGAATATGAGGACGAAGAAGATTTCGAAGATGATGGCGAATCATTTACCAATTCTACTCGCGTTCCCAATATCAGAAAAATCCAAGTAGATATTGAAACAGCAGCACATTACAATACTTTTGATCTTGGATCTATTATAGGATCTGAATCAAATCCAGTGCCAAAAGGTTCAACACCTCGAAGAAAAAACCGTCCAACTTCTCTCGAAGACTTTAAACAGAAAAGAAAGTAAGTGGAATCTCCTAAAAAAAAGACATACGAAGAGTGCTATACTATTATAGACACTGTTGTTTCAAAATATCAAAGCAAGTGGAGGCTCAACGCCATAAACTGGTTTGACTTTGAAGATGTAGCGCAAATTGTTAAAACTCACATTTTTAAAAAGTGGCACTTGTGGGATCAAGAGCGACCATTGGAGCCTTGGGTTTCGAGAATCGCTTCTCACCAAATCAAAAATATAGTACGCAACAATTATACGAACTATGTTAAGCCTTGTATGTCTTGCCCCCACAATCTTGGAGACAATCTATGCTCTTTGACGAGATCAGGAGATCAAAACTCTTCTTGCACAATGTATGCAAAATGGGCTAAATCAAAGCGTCAAGGATATGGCGTAAAGATGCCGCTAGCAATGGAAAACCATCAGCAAGAGATTGATTTATTTACTGATTCTGGTGTTGATTTTGATGCATCTATCGAAAGAATAAATGAAGTTCTAAAAAAAGAATTATCTGAAGAACATTATCAAGTGTATATGATGTTGTTCTTTGAAGATGCGTCAGAGGACGATGTAGCAAAGTATATGGGGTATAAAACTTCTGAAAAGAATCGTGCCGCTGGCTACAAGCAGATTAAAAATCTCAAAAAAATGCTGAAAGAAAAAGTGCAACAAATTATTGCCAAAAACGACATCATACTATGAGTTTAAACGACGAACAAAAACAAAAAGTCCAAGATGCTTTTGGAAAGAATCCCGATTTGAATGAAATCGTCAAATACGTATTTGACAATCCACAACTCGACGGTCGTTCCAAAGAAGGACGCGAAGTAAGAAAGTATATGGTCGCAGCAGGTATGAAATTTAATACCGCTCGCCGCGAAAAAAAAGAAGATATTGTCTTCTCGCCGCAGCAAAAGCAATTCATTATTGATCAAGCGAACACTGGTTTGTCTTCGTTGGCTATTGCTGAACTACTTTTCCCAAAACAGGAAATCAAGCCGCTGTCTATGGAACAGCGAGCTGTTTTCACATTGATGAGAGAAATCAATCCCGACTACAATCCTTCTCAAGACACAGACGCTGTGCTGTCAAGCTACGTGGCTCCGAAGGCGGCAGGTAGAGTTGTGAAAAAAATTAACGATGCGACTGGAAATGTATTCGAGGAAGAAAAGATTAATCGTCAGCACAGGATTTGTGTAGAAAAATTAACAATTAACTTAAACAACTCTCGGTTCGTGAAAATCATGAACAATTACACATTGAAAGACGATAGAGAATTGTTCGAGCAAGAGTTTATTCGTTTAACTTGGGACAAACCAGATTTAACATCAGACGAAATTAACCTCTACATGAACGTGTGTAAAGAAATCATTAATCTTGAGGTGATTAGTAAGCATTTGAATAAGCTGAACGATATGTTCGACATTGCTAATGATCAAGAAGAAATGAGCGTTAGATTGGCGGAAATCATTAAAGCAAAAAGCGGTGAATATCATCAATGCGAAACACGTATTGAAAATCTAACTAAAAAACTTCAAGGAGATAGATCTTCCAGAATGCAAAGTAAGCAGAAAGAAAATGCTTCTCTTTTGGCGTTGGTGCAATTCTTCCAAGACGAAGATGAGCGTAAGAACATGGTCAAAATCGCGGAAATGCAAAAACAATTAGTATCAGAAGAAGCGAATAGACTAGAAGGAATGGAAGAATGGAAAGCAAGAATTCTCGGAATATCAAAGTATGATGTCATTTAATTGTAAAGAGTGCAATGAGTCATTTGATTCATTAAAAAGCCTACACCATCATTTCAAGAAACACGATATGATGTTGGGCGATTATTACGTCAAGCACTATCCACGCTTCAATAAGCTAACGAATGTTCCTATTCAGTTCAAAACGTATGAGGATTACATGGAGAGAGATTTCGCCACATACGATCAATTAGTCGAGTGGTGTGATACAGCGAATCAGGAAGAAGTTGGGGCATATATTCTTTCATTGCTTAAAAAACGCATAGAAAAAAAGGGCTTGGATTATGGTCCATGCTCGACTGAATTGTTCACATCAGACTTGCCGCCAATTAGAGTATACAAACGTATCTTCGGTAGCTATAAAAAGGTATGTGATGAATGTGGCGTTAAACCAATGTTTGGATCGAACTTACCGCAAGAATTCCACAACGATTACAGAGACGTAAAGATTTTGATTGATACGAGAGAACAGCAACCGCTCAAGTTCCGTTACTCTGCGCCATTAAAGCTCGATGTTGGAGACTATGCTGTTACATCAGAGAACTTTAAGTATACGTATGCGGATAGAAAATCGTTTTCTGATTTTTGTAGTACTTTGTCAGCAGAGTATAAGAGATTCGTCAGAGAGCTGCAACGCTGTAGGCAATCGGAATGTTTCTTATTCATTGTGATTGAAAGCGATTTGTATAAGATGCGCGAAATCAACAAGTATGCCCCCAAAAGATCTAATCTCGACTATATCTTCCATAACATGAAAGAACTGCAAAGAGATTTTCGAGACTGTTGCCAATTTGTTTTCGCAAAGAATAGAAGCAGCAGTCAAATACTAATACCAAAGCTACTGATGCTTGGTCCAAAAATCTGGAACGTAGATGTTCAATACTTTTTGGATGCTGGAGAAATGAATTACTTTGAAATTAAATAAATATGGCGTGGGAAAAAGGACATCAAATCTTACATAAGAAATTTGAAAATGTAAACCAAGAAATCTTGGACACAGAAGGCTTCATTGAAGAAGAAAAGGCTAAAGTTCTTTTGTACAAGTTCTTGCGCGAGAATCCATCTTTTACTTCTGAGCTTATTTCAGGAATTTCATTGTTTCCATTCCAACACATGGCTATTAAGGCGATGATGGAGACAGATTACTTTTTGGGAATCTGGAGTCGCGGTCTTTCCAAATCATTCACCACTGGTATTTTCGCGGCTATGGATGCTATCTTAAATCAAGGTGTTTATATTGGCATTATATCAAAGTCTTTCCGTCAAAGTCGAATGATCTTTAACAAGATCGAAGAAATTGCCAAGAGTCCAAAAGCTGCGTATCTATCACAATGCATCACAAGAGTAAGTAAATCCAATGACCAATGGGTTATGGAAATCGGGCGCAGTAAAATCATCGCTCTTCCTCTTGGAGATGGTGAGAAACTAAGGGGTTTCCGTTTCCAACGAATGATTATTGACGAGCTTCTTTTGATGCCCGAAAAAATCATTAACGAAGTTATTCTTCCGTTCTTGGCGGTTGTGGAAAATCCTACAGAGCGTCAAAAGATCTACGATCTTGAAACAAAAATGATTGAGGCGGGGAAAATGACAGAAGAAGATCGTCACAGATGGTCTCATAACAAGATTATTGGACTATCTTCCGCTTCATACAAATTCGAATACTTGTATAAGCTTTATCAGCAATACGAAAACCTTATTCTCAATCCTTCTAATAAAGATAATGCTCATCGAGTGATTATGCATTTGAGCTACGACTGCGCCCCGAAACAACTTTACGATCAAAACCTTTTGGATCAGTCTAAAGCCACCATGAGCGAAGCTCAGTTTGAAAGAGAGTTTGGCTCGATCTTCACAGACGATAGCTCTGGTTACTTTAAGGTTAGCAAAATGGCAGCTTGTACAGTTCCTGATGGCGAAGGACAGTCGGTAGAGGTCGTTGGTGATAAAAATAGCGAATACATACTATCATTTGACCCATCTTGGTCAGAGAGCGAAGGTTCTGATGACTTTGCTATGCATGTAATTAAACTCAATGCTGATAAACGATTCGGGACAATAGTTCACTCGTATGCTTTGGCTGGTGCAAACTTGAAAAAGCACATTGTATACTTTCACTATCTTTATACGCATTTCAATATACGAATGATTGTGGGTGACTATAACGGCGGCGTTCAGTTTATTAATTCGTGCAATGAAAGTGAAATCTTTAAAAAGGCGGGGATTCAAATCCAATGCATTGATTCAGATTTTGATGATCCACAAAACTACAATGCCGATTTGCGCAGTGCTAGAAATCAATACAATGTAGAATCAAAGAAAATATGCATACTTAGAAAGCCTAGCTCATCATGGATTCGTTCGGCAAATGAGATGCTTCAAGCTGCTTTTGATCATAAGAAGATTTGGTTTGCTGGTACAGCTTTAGATGACGATTATTCGCGGCAAAAGTCAGCAGTGATTCCTATTGATGAGATTGCATTCTCACGATTCAACGATGAAGGCGACTCATATGCAAAACAAATAGATTTAATTGAGCATTTGAAAGATACAATTGATGCTACTAAAGTTCAATGCGCATTGATTCAAGTATCTACGACAGCGAACGGTTCTCAATCATTTGATTTGCCATACAACCTCAAGAAGCAGCGAAACGCTGATAAAGCAAGAAAAGACTCTTACTCTGCTCTAGTGCTTGGTAACTGGCTTATGAACATTTATTTCGATATGATGGCGACTCCAGAGGCAGCTGCACAGACTACATTTGTTCCAATGTTTGTTGATTAACTTTTAAAGTTAACTTTTAGACTTTTTTGTGTAATATAGAGTAATGGATAAGCGACATTACAACAAAAAATCTGACTACTGGAAAAAATTCGAAAAATCGCAAATTAAAATCATGGCAAATGCTCATGAAGACTATGAGCCAGAACTATGTGGCGAACCGTTTTATGTTGCAGAGGCATCACTGAATACTTCTTTTGCAAACGATGACTATAGTCGCGTAGATAGTTCTTCTCGTAGCGGTAGCCGCAGGAATAGAGCTGCAACCTCAAGAACTCATGATCGCTTTAGTAGCATCCGTAATGGGCTTTTGCCTTATAGCTATGCTATGGATGGTGTCAATGTTCGCGAGGCAATCGAACTGTGCCAAAAAGCTTACGCCAATGTCGCTGTATTCAGAAACTCTATCGACATCATGTCTGAGTTTTCCAATACTGAACTGTATCTTGATGGCGGATCGCAAAAGAGTCGCGATTTCTTTAATCAGTGGTTTAAGAAGATCAAATTGTGGCACTTGAAAGATCAATTCTTCAGAGAATTCTATCGCAGTGGCAACATTTTCTTTTATCGCGTGGATGGAACGATCCAAACTAAAGACTTTACCAAGTTGATACAACAAATCGCGGAAGAACAGCCGACTTCCAGTAAAGTTCCCGTTAGATATATTTTGCTTAACCCGTTTGACATTGTTGCAAAACGTGGATCGAGCTTTGAGACAGGATCATATGAAAAAATTCTTTCTGAATATGAACTAGCTCGTTTGCAAAATCCAGTTTCTGACGAAGACAAGGAAACTCTTAATGGTTTACCCGATGATGTAAGACAAGATATTCAAAAAGGCGCTTATTACCAAAATGGATTGAAAATCAAACTCGATCCAAGCAAAATCATTTTCGTTTTCTACAAAAAACAAGACTACGAACCATTTGCAATTCCATTTGGCTATCCAGTCTTGGAAGATATTAATGCTAAGCTTGAATTGAAGAAAATGGATCAAGCAATTACTCGCACTGTTGAGAATGTCATTCTATTGATTACAATGGGAGCTGAGCCAGAAAAAGGCGGCATCAATCAAAACAACTTGATGGCTATGCAAAAACTATTCAAGAACGAAAGCGTTGGTCGAGTTCTTGTTTCTGACTATACCACAAAAGCTGACTTCGTTATTCCTGATTTGAACAAGGTTCTTGGTCCAGAAAAGTATAAAGTTCTCAATGAAGACATTAAACAAGGACTTCAAAACATTATTGTCGGAGAAGAGAAGTATAGCTCTACAGAAGTTAAAGCAGAAATCTTTTTGGATAGACTTAAAGAAGCTAGAAATGCGTTCTTGAATGATTTCTTGCAGCCCGAAATTAAAAGAATCGCCAAAACTCTTGGTTTGAAAAAATATCCTACTGCTAAGTTTAGAGACATTGACATTAGAGACAAGACGCAGCTTATGCGCGTAACTACTCGATTGATGGAGCTTGGTATTATCACTCCGCAACAAGGTATTGACATGTTCCATACTGGCGAGTTTCCAAAATCAGAAGATATTGCGCCATCTCAGCCAGAATTTGTTTCGCAGCGCAAAGAAGGTTACTACAATCCAATCGTCGGCGGCATTCCAACAATCTCGCCGCCAGCGCCGAAAGTTCCTAAAGATTCTGGACCGATTAATGCGACTCCAAAAGTTGCTGGTCGCCCAGAAGGAACAACTGGCATTCCATTGGCAAAAGCCAAATTATCAGTAAAGAATATTCGCGGCGTTGTAACAAAAATAGAATCTCTTCGTGCATCTATCGAAAGCGAATTGAAAGCATCGTTATCGCTGGAAACATTATCTGATAATCAACAGGAAATGGTGAATAAGCTGTGTGAAACCGTTGTTGTTTCAAGCGATTTAGAAAGTTGGGATGAAGTAGCATCTTCATGTGTAAAGGATTTTGAGACTATCGCTTCTTTATCTACTCTCCCAGAAGTATTAGAAGCAGCAGCAGAATTCGAAATTGATGATGATTATTCTGCGGCATTATTATACCATTCACAAACAAAATAAATGAAAATTAATCCCGAAGATATTAAAGTACCACTCGAAAAAGTAGTGGAAGTTAAAAACAGAGAAGTTCAAGTGTCCCTTGCTAAAATGGATAACGGCAAAGCCGCAATCTATAAAACATTCATGAGCGCATGTGCATCAGACGATAAAGCTTTAGTTGATACCACAGATATGGATGACGAATCAACCATGAAAGCTTGTATGGTGCAATTTGACAATATGAAAGCAATGCTTATGGAAAAAAGTAATTCTGGAGAATTGACACCAGCGCAAAAAAAACTTCCACCAGCTCTTCAAAAAGCCATCCTCAAAAAGATGGATAAGCCATCTGATCCCGCTTCTCACGAAAACAAAGAAACTGACGAAGAGGAAGAAATGGAAGAGGGCGAAGACGATTAATTTTAAATATGAAAAAAAATTATCTATACACAGCTTCTTTTGATTCGCCGATTCTTGCTTATGCGCGAGAAGAGGAGTCGTTTATATCTAAAGCTTCATTGAAAAACTTGCGATCCTTGTTGCCGCAGGATATTGACTTCTCGCAGAATATTGACCTGCTTGGAGTAGCTTTTAATGCGGCAGTAGTTAATCAATTCAACAAGAATGATGATGGTATTGACTCAGCTTTGGCGGCACAAGTAGTTCAAAACTTTAAGCATAAACCTACTAATATCGAACACAATAAAGAAAACATTGTCGGACATATTATCAACGCTGGATTTAGCGAATATAATAATTCCAATAAAATGATTTCAGCAGAAGAAGCTCGCGATATGAAAGATCCTTTCAATATTGCATTGGGCGCTGTTGTTTATAAACATGTAAATAAAGACTTTGTAAAATTGATTGAAAGATCGGTTGACGAATTTGATACACTTCACGAAGCAGTTTCTGCTAGCTGGGAAATTGGCTTTAGCGAATATGACATTTTGGTCGGCAGCAAAAACATGAAAGATGCTGAGCGTATTGATCCAAAACACTTCAACGAAATTAAACCGATGCTCAAAGCATACGGTGGCAATGGAGCAATGAAAGATGGAACTAAAGTTTATCGACTTCTTAAAGGAGAAATCTTCCCACTTGGTATCGGCTTTACTACTAAGCCAGCCGCCGATGTAAAAGGTTTGTATTCTGAAAATGCAACTACCAATAATATCACCTTCAAAGACAAAAGAGATGCAAAAGCCTATTTTGATATTAAAAATAACATTTTTTCTAAAAAAAATACCGCTTTTATTTCCCATTTAGATAATGGTGATGTAAAAAACAAAAAAGAAACTAATATGGATATTGAACAAATTCTTGCCGAACTGAAAGGTCTCCTTGTTGAGAAGAAATTCTCCGAAGAGGCAGTTGCTAATATGACGCAGACCTTCGCTGAAGCGATTAAAAAGAAAGACGCAGAATATCGCGATTCTATGACCAAAGCCGAAAAAGAAAAAGAAGACATGGCTAAGGAAAAAGAAGAAATGAAAGATTCTGTTAAAAAAGTTGAAGCTGAACTCAAAGCTGCTGTTGAAAAAATTCAAGAGTTTGAAAACTTCCAAAAACAAGAAGAAGCTGTTGCTCGTTTCAATTCCCGTATGGAAGTGATCGACCAAGGTTATGAGCTTGACGACGAAGATCGCAAAGTTTTGGCTTCTGATCTTAAAGAACTTGCTGCTACCGAAGAAGCTTTTGCTTCTTATCAAGAAAAGCTTGCCGTTATGTGGAAACACAAAAACAAAGAAGCTAAAGCAGCTTTCGAAAAACAAATTCAAGCTCGTATTGACGAAGAAGTCGCTAAGAAAATTTCCGTTTCGAATGCTTCTGAAAACAAAACCGCAGAAGAACTGGCTCAAGAAGCTCTTGACAATGCTAAAGCTTCTGAAACCACTCTTCCAAACAACAACGAAGCTCAATCGCAACAACCCGTCTCTTTCAAAGAAAAATTTGCTAATGCATTTAGCAGAGAAAACATTGTAATCTCCTAATTTAAACAAAAACAATCTAATAAACAAAATATATGGCACTTAGAACACTACCATTCAGACAGTATAACGAAACTGATGTTATCAACATGTTCGCTATGGGTACTGGATTCATTAATGAATCCGTTACCGACAGCGGCAATGGCGATGCTGGCGTTTTCGTTACCGTGGAATCTGGCAACCTCAATCTCGATACTATCGTGTATGACAGCGCTTACGACTCCTATCTCGGCAAAACCAATTACCCACACGTTGGAGTTAACCAATATCCTCGCGTTTCCCTCTCGCTGAAACCTGCGACTTCTGGCGATGCTCTTGTTGGTATCACTCTCCGTCAAACTGCAAAGACTGACGAAAACGGTGAGAAACTTCTCTACTACCCACAAAAAGCTGAAGAGCTGATGTGTATGCTTCCTGGTCAAGCAGTTCCTGTTGCTAGCCGTGGTGTATTCACCCTCGCTGCTTCTGCTTTCGCTGGCTCTGTTCCAGCAATTGGCTCTGGCTTCAAACTTCCTAGCGGTGTCAGCGGTAAAGTTACTGGCTGCACTAACAGTGATGCCCAGAAAGTCGGCACGGTTTTGGCTACTGGCTCGCGCACAGCTAGCGTTTCAACCGCAAACCTTTCAGATCCTTTGACTGGCTCGTATGCCATCGTTTTCTTGGGTCTCTAATTTTAACTTAGAAAAATAATCACATGAAAATTACCCTTAAAAGAACTCCTGAACAAATCGAGCTTGTGAAAGCTATGGCTTCGAAAAATCGCGCTATCGCGACCGAAGCTCAAGTTGCACTCGCTGAGTTCATTGGTCCTGTGTTGGCTGAAGTGATCAACAACGCTCCTACGTTGAGCAACTTGTTCACCACTCTGCAATTCAATGCCGATGACAATCCTAGCATTCCGCTTGACCTCTATTATGATGTTAACGCTGAAGACTATATCGAAGTTTACAGCCAAAGCGCTGCTGGCGGTCTTCCTCAGAACCAAGTACTTCCTACTGTTTCTGAAATGAAGATCCACACCTACACTCTTGACTCTGCATTGAGCTTTGATAAGCGCTATGCTGCTAAGAGCCGCTTGGATGTAATCAGCAAAACCTTCACTCGCCTCGCTCAAGAAATTCTTCTGAAGCAAGAGAAGACTTCGGCAAACCTATTGCTTGGCGCTCTCGCCAACGCTCAAACCAACGGCAAGAAACACGTTCAACGTGCCAACACTAACGGTCGTTTCCTCTTGGCTGACTTGAACGAACTGTTCACTCTTGCTAAGCGTATCAACACCTCTTGGCTTGGTGGCACTCCAGATGCTCGTCAAGGTCGTGGTCTTACAGACATCATCGTGTCTCCTGAAGTTGTTCAAGAGCTTCGCGCTATGGCTTACAATCCTATCAATACCAAAGGTTCACCTGCTGGTGGCACTCCTACTGATGGTATCGCTGCTCCTGATGACATGAGAACTGCTATCTATAACTCCGCAGGTATTCCTGAGTTTTATGGTGTAGCCATCATGGAAATCAATGAGCTTGGTCGTGGTCAACGCTTCAACAGCATCTTCGACACCGTTGCTGGTTCGACTGCCTTCACTAACGCTGCTGGAGGCAACTCCGCTGCATTTGATGGCGCTGCTGAAGAGATCATCATTGGTCTTGATCGTGGTCGTGAGTCTCTGATCCGTGCTGTTGCTGTGGATTCGGAAAATGGTTCGGAGTTCTCTCTGACTGCCGATGACCAATACAGCGTTCGTCAGAAGAAAATCGGCTACTTCGGCTCGATGGAAGAAGGTCGCATGGTGCTTGACACCCGCGCTCTGGTTGGCAAGATCGTTTCGGGTCTCGCCTAATAGATTCAGGCTGGGGGGTTCGCCTCCCAGCTTTCAAAAAACCCACCACGCCTCTCAACGATGCGAACCAGGGTGGGTATTTTTTTGCTTAAATTTAATATTTAAATGTTACCATAAAGTATGGCTAGAAAAAAACAAATAGTAGAAGAAACCAATGGAATGATTCAAGAACCTGTATCTGAATCAATTGCCAGTGTCCCCAAAAGAACGCTCATTCAAGAGATTGAAGAAATGAAAGCATCTGGCTTAGTTGGCACTCCAGATTTTACTGATAAAATGCGCCAGTTGGAAGTTATGTTGGGCGTGAGTCAAATCAGTCCATTCGGCACAAATGAGCTGGAAATCTTTGAACAAAATCTCGCGGAAATGTCTCTTTCTGATATGCAAAAACTTGCACTCAAGATTGGCACAAATCCATATCACGAAAAGCCTGTATTGAAGAAGAGTCTCATTAGAGAGTTTACTGCTTACACACGCAATAGTCGCCGCAATATTATGCCTACTGCTGTACAGTCGTTTGTTATCGACCACAACAATCCCAAGCATCAAGAATTATTGAAGCTACTCAATAACTAAGTGTAAAAGAATACATGAGTACATTAAGTGGTTTAGCAACCAAAATATTTCAGACGGAGTTTGACAGTGATACTGGCGTTGTGCCACGTTCTTACATTGAAGCATGGCTTGGCGCTAATTTGGGGCTATTAAATACGCGCATCAATACATCTTATAGCGGAGTTAACGCTCCACTAGATCAAGAGTCTCAGGCTATCTATAAAGAGATGTATATGGCAAACTATTACCGCAAACAATCGCGTAATGCGTTGAAAGGATTAGTCGGCAACACAGATGGCTCAGATATTCTTTCGCTAAGAGATGGCAACAGCTCTGTTACATTCACCAATAAGAACGAAGTATCAAAAGTATACAAGTCTTTGTCGGATGATTGCGAAACAAAAATTGACAAGCTCGCTCATCAGTATAACATGTATCAGTCAGAGCCTTTACAATTGGGCGGATTGGAAACTGATGGAGTATTAACCATTGCTGATTACAATACGTTTCTGTAAAGCGGAAAAGTATAGAAAGAGAAAAGGCGCTGTTTTCACAGCGCCTTTTTTAATTGATTAAACTACACCTGTGTCGAAAAGAATATGCACTTTTCTCAGCGGCAGAGCTAGGTCGCTAAATTGTTGCGTGTTGTTGATTCGAATAGAAGCTGTTCCGCTATTACCATCATTGCTGGATAGAACAGTGTAGCTATCCATTATTTCATTTGGAATTATTTGCTGTAAAGTGTTGCCAGCGGTATAACTAAAATTTGCAAATGGATCGGGTGTCATTTGTCCAGCTCCTGATGTTAGTGTTAATTGACCATTGAGCCATTTTACATTATATAGCTGTGTAGCACCAGCAGTTTTTGATGGAATTGTAACAGTTTGATAACTGCCACCTGTAAATGCTACTCCAGAAATACTTAATGTTCCATAACTAGACGCTCCAGCCCTATTTACTTGCGTTAAATACCAACTAGCGTTTCTAGTTTGATTAAATTGAATTGGAACGGTAATATTAGAAGAGTCGCCGCTAAAAACATAAGTAGCGCCTGGAGTTAAATAAATGGGACTGACTTCTCCTGGATTAAAAGTTGTAGAATCTATTAAAGCTGATTCTGGCTGTTCAAACTGTATATCTAATATAGAGGAATTAGCGTTACCAGATCCAGTACTAAGAATATAATAAGTTCCTTCGAAAGTATTCCATCCAATTGCCCAAAAACCTCCAGAAGTATATGAGCATTGTGCAGCACCGTTGTTGGGAAGATTGTTTCCGCTCCAATTGTTTCCACTTCCACTTATTGTTATGAAATCATCTACAGTATCATAGTCTAAAAAAACTTGATCGAATGGAGACGTAACTGCTTCTGGAGGATTGATCATCAAGCCATTTGGCATTCCAGTAAATGTAATTATTCCATCACTTATTAACAAATCACTAATTCCGCCGTAAATGGGAACATATTCGTATGGTTGGATTGGAGCAACTGGGAAGTCTCCAGTTTGTGTAAATTCTGCGTAGTTTATATATCTTGGCATATTTTTTGTTTTTTTTTGTTTGGTTTTTAGCCCTTCTGAATAAAAAGGAGGTTCTGTCTCCAGAACCCCCTCTTTTTTTTAATTTTTATGCGAATGCGCCGACAATATCAAATGAACTAATATAAGTTGGAGCAGGAGGTTCAGAAGGGCTACTTAAAAAGGGGCTGTTGTAAAGCTCCCGCTCATCTGAATACCGTTGTCTGTGTCGTTAGCACCACCGATTTGAGTTGTGAATGTAAAGTCGGAGGTTTTATTCGAACCAATCGAGCTAGAAACACTAGCAGAATCAAGCTGCGCACGTTTGATGACGTATTGAACAGCGAGTGTATTGCTTCCTGGCTTCTTGACAGAAATTACTACGTCTTGTTTAGGATTTGCATTGACCAAATCAACAAGATTTCCGCCAGCAGTTTCGTTTTGCACACCATTCAAGGTGAGTGTTGCAGTTACAGGGAAGTCAACTGTTCTAGCGAACGCGAATTTAGAACCAAGACGTTCAATTGGAGTTCTTCCAAGAGGAAGAGATAAACTTGCGCTTTGAATGTGCGCACCATCAGTGCCGCCAAGTTTGGAAATCAAACCACTGCCGCTCCAGATGCCGAAGTCAATAGTGACATCACCAGGACGAAGAGCAGTAACCACATTAGCTCCAGTAAAGCTATCGGGTTCTTTCAAGCGGATAACGGAATTAAGTGCAGTTCCAGATTCTTGATTGATAGCAACAGAAGTTCCCGAATTAGTTCCACTGAAAGTAAAGGCGTTCATGTTAGCGCCTTCAAAGCTAACAGTAGCAGTAGGAATGCTGCCAACTGCCAACTCAATCGAGTAATCAGTAAGATAAGCGTTACCAACACCAATGCAACCTTTACCGCTCAAGCTGGATGCGCCAGAGAAGTTGTTAAGGTCAGTACCTTCGTTACTGGTTACGATATAAAGGTTTCTTCCGCTTCCATCTTGAACGTGACCAGACGGGAACTGTGAGAATGTTTGAGCGCCAGTAGCAACATAGAAACCGAGAGCAGCTTCATTTTGACCATCAGTGATATAGTAGCTCATGTCCATCGACACAGTAGGAGATTCCAGAACGATAGAGTCGATACGAGCCAACTCACCATATTGGTTAACATCCTGACGAGCGATGTTGAAATTGTAGTTCGCGGATTGTACGCGAGAAAGCTGGGCGTGATCACCGCTGCCAGTAGAGGTAGCTTCTTTGCTGATATATACGCCTTCCGATTGATAAATGATTCGATTTCTTGCCATAAGTGTTTATCTTTACTTTGTTTACATCAACAATAAAAAAAAGAGAAAAAAAAATTACAAACGATGAACCCTTTGCTGGTGAATCTCAAAATCAATAAATCCAATAAACAAGTCATTCGATAAAGACTTTCTAGCTTTGTCGCTTAATTTGGATGTTACGACATCTTCAATGAAGAAAAGTGGTTCGCTGTTGTATTGGTTTTTTAATGAATCATAAGAATAAGTGCCGTTTTTAACATCTCCATATTCAGTGGTTGGATTGCCAGAGAATGGTATTGTCGGGAAGACCTCGTTGAAACTATCCGCAAAAATAGAAAGTGCGCCATCCAGTTGATAAGAGTTTTCTGCCATTACTACTGCTTTCATTTGTATTTTAGTAGTGTCTTCGCCGCCAAAAGAAAATGGTGCATTGTTGATTGATTGACTCGACAAGAAGATAGCTGGCACGACATTATCGTATGGCTCAATATAAGATGCAGCCGCAGAAAAAACACGAGAGTTAGGTGTGTATTTTTTGTCTACGATCAAATCTTCTTCTCCATCATTAGTAAAGTAGATGTTGAAATCCTTTACCGCGAAAGAACCAGAAACAGATGCTGTAGAAGCTGCGCCACTAATTAATGCTCGACCGTTATTAAAATCTAAAAGAAGTGAAGAACTTCGCGGATGAAAAGTTCCGCCAACATAAACGCCAGATGGAACAGTTGCGCCAGCGATAGATGAATCATTCACCCATTGTTTATATGGACTGCCGAAAGCCTTGAAGCGATCATCGAGGCGATCATCGGCATAGTAATAGAATGAGCCGCTTTTGTTAGAATAGGCTTGACCTTTTTTCAGCAGGTAGTTGTCAAACCACAGCATGAAAGAGTTTGTTGCTTTGTGTTGGAATTGTTCGATCATTGATTATTTAAGATTTAATTGTGACGATTTGATTGAAGAAAATTGTTTGATATATTTTTGTATAAATGTGGATATGTATTGAGTTCGCTTGAAGGTTCCGCTTTTTACTTTTTTAGTAGATTGAACTCCAGCAGTTGATCTTCCAACATCGCTTTTTGCAATGTAAAAGCCAAGCCCAGAAATTCCACCTTCAATACCTTTTGCCCAACTGCGTCCAGATGCCCATGGCATTGGTGTGGCGCTAAAAATAGATGCGGCAGATGGAATCGTAATAGTAACAAGATGATCCGCTCCTTCACGAATTACAATAGACGAAGATTCCAAAAGATCCAAAATAGGCTCGATAGGTTTATCTGACCGCTCAAATCCTATAAAACCAAAAAGATTGCCTCTGCCAGCTAATGTGCCAGAAATGTTTGGAGAATCTGAGCCTCCCATAATCTCTTGAGTAACTGGCAAGCTCAAAAAGTCGCGAATCATTTGCTCTTTGATTATGTTAAACTCTCTTTGAATTGATTCATAGACTTGCGATTGCAAAACCTTTGCGGAGTCTTTGCGAGCTTTTTTAAGAACAGATTGAGGGATTATGGGATTGCCAATTTTCATTATTCGTCGATAGGTGTCAACAGAAATTCATAGTATTGATTACTAAACAAACCAATGGGATTACCATCACTGCGGATAGAGAATGTAATGCCGTCAAATTCAACCTTGCGAGCTTCTCTAATAAACAAATAGCCTCTAGGATCAACAACGATTTTTACAGAACCATTCGGCATGATAATTTTATTTTGGGAATCAGTGCCAGCAGAAGAGTTTTGGAAAAATTCTTCATCCATCTTTAGATAGTAAATGCGAGCTGAGAATGTTGCAGATACTGTTTGATATTCAGATGTATTTGTTGCGCCAGAATTACCATAAATAGCGTTGAATGAAGGGGAGCTGGCAATAGCTACTCTTTTTGCATTTTTATAAACAGTAATTTCGCGGGAAAAAGTATCATGTAGATCAGCAAGTCTAAGACTGACCCTATCCATGAGTTTTTGGTTAATTAAACTTGGCATATTGAAATTTACACTTTTTTTTCTATTATAAAATAGATAAAATGGACGCTAACCACTACTTATTAAAGCAACACAAGAAAGAAGTCACAGCTTTATTCAAGAATTACTTGAAAATTTTAGAGGACATGAAAGCTGATCACGACTTTCATTATAACAAGCTTTATGAGCTAATTCCAGAAGAACATCACGTTATTATTACTGCCGCAAATCACTTTACCAATGAAAAGTTGAATTGGATTCGCAAAAGAATACTTGATGGTGGCAACGAGTCTCTTAGAAATTTCACCGAAGAAATGGAAAACTATTCTGTTTCATTTATATTTAAATAACAAGTATGGAAAAAGGTTTTAAAGAATTGTACAGTTTCTCTGTTGATAGAGAAGTGGAAAAGGAAGTTAGCTCGACTAAAAAAGACAAAAAAACAGGCGAAGAAATTACCGTGACTAAAAAAGTCAAGGAAAAAGAGCCTCTTGCAGTCAAAATTAAAAAGCCATCTCGCCGCGAATTAGAAGATGCTGAACTTGAGTTTAGCGTTGAAATGAGCAAATGCATCAAAAAAGGTATTCTTACTAAAGCGATGTTGGCAAAAAAATATAGCGATACTGGCGGTCTAATGAGTGAAGATGACGCTCAAGAGTTGGTAGATAACTATAAAAAGATTTTTGAATTGCAGTCCGATTATTCGAGACTAGAAATCATTCAAAACAAAACAGAGAAACAAACGAAAAGAGTCGATGAAATTATCGAAGAGCTTCAAGCAGTTCGCCGCAAGATCGTAGAAACAGAGTCGAATTATCAAGCGCTGTTCGATCATACTGCTGATGTAAAAGCTCAGAACAGACTTATTCTTTGGTATGTTATCATGCTTACCTATATTCAAGGAGTTGATGATGAAAATCCAACACCTTATTTTGGATCGGGAGATTTTGACGACAAACTTGCGGAATATTACAAGAAAGAAGAATCCGACGATTCTCTCTATTTCTTGATTACCAAAAAAGCTGCAACAATTTTGGCGTTCTGGTTCTTCAATCAAGCTTCTGATAAAGATTCATTCGACGACCTAATGAAGCGAGTCGAAAGTAATGAACTCTAATTGTGACTGAAGAGGAATACATTGGAATCGTTGGAGAAATATTTGATGGCTATACAGACATAACTTTTCAAGGAAAGACTGTATACATCAAGCATTTCTCTATTCGAGACCAACGATATATCCACAGATTTTACAACAAATACAAATCAATTGCAGAATCCAAGGGCATCCCCTCAGAAGAGGAGATGCTCAATTCTTTGCGCGAAGATGGATTATGGAGCGATAACGATGATCGCAAAATTGTAGAACTTGAACAAGAGATGGAAGGTTTAAGAGGCGCGAAAAGAAACTCATTCCTACCATCGCAGAAAAAACATATTCAAGAAACTCTTGAGGCTAAGCAGAAAGAGCTTTATTTCTTGTTTAATAAAAAAGCAGAACTTGTAGGAAAGACATCTGAACGCTATGGTTCTCAGCGATCCAATGAGGAGTTTATTCGTTATTTGATTTATGCTGATCCGCAATGTTCCCGACATTTTTTTACAGACGAGCAGTTTTCCAATCTATCAGAAGAAGAGCTGGAGTTTTTTGTAAAAGAAAACGATCACATTAGTCATAGGCTCAATGAGTCAAACATACAACATGTAGTATTACGCGATTTCTTCAATATGTATATGTCGCAAACAGAAGATGTTTCTGCATTTTACGGCAAAGCAATTATTGAACTTTCTGTTTACCAATTGAAACTAGCAATTTATGCGCGTATTTTCTTCAACATGTTCCAATATAACGAAGACATTCCTGAAAGAATGAAAAAAGACCCAGAAGCAATTTTCGACTTCGTTGAAAGAAAGAAGGGCAATAATAAAGCAAATGTCAATACTGAAAAAGGAGCTTCAGCAGTCTTCGGTGCTACAAAAGAAGACTTAGAAGCTATTGATCCAAATGCGAGAGCAATTAGTTTATCCGATGAAATTGCAAAAAGCGGTGGCGTAATGAATATGGATCAATTGATAGAATTAATGGGCTAGTCAATAGACTTTTGGTGTAATCCTTTATAGGAAAAAGGAGCCATGTCACAGTCTATTCAATTACAAGTTACTCAGGTCGGATTAGAGCAAAGTATCGCCGCTGCAATGAAGCGTGTAGGTAGTTCTTCGCAGATTAACTTAGGGACAAGCTCAAAGCAAATTAACGCATTGAGCCAACCATTGGGCAGGATCACTGGTCAGGCAGACGAGTTCTCTAAATCCATGGCAGCAGCAAATGCCCGTGTTTTGGCATTCGGAGCTTCTGCTGGTATTATCGCAGGTGTGTCTTCGGCAATGTCTGGGCTTTTGGCTAGTACTATTAAGGTAGAAAAAAGTCTAGTAGAAATTAGCACCGTCTTAAATAAGACTGGTTCGGAACTTGACAAGTTTGGTCAAGATATTTTTAACGTGGCGAAAAATACTGGCAAATCGTTTGACGAAGTTGCTAAAGGTGCATTAGAATTGGCTCGCCAAGGTTTAAGCGCAGAAGATACTCTTACTCGATTGAACGATGCTTTGATTCTATCAAGACTTTCTGGATTAGATGCTACGCAATCTGTTGAGGGTTTGACCGCTGCATTCAACTCTTTCAAGAAATCTGGAATCACAACAGCAGAAATCCTAAATAAAGTTGTGGCTGCTTCTCAAAAATATGCAGTATCGGAAAAAGATATTATTGAAGGTCTCAAGCGATCTGCTTCAGTTGCTAATTTAGCTGGTGTTTCGTTTGAAGAGTTAGCGGCTGTTATCACAGCAGTTCAAGAAAAAACCGCTAGAGGTGGTGCTGTTATCGGTAACGCTTTTAAAACAATTTTTAGCAGAATACAAGATAAGACTGTTTTGTCTGATTTAGATGAAATGGGTATTGCTGTGACCGACCTAGCAAATGGGGAGGTATTGCCAGCGTTAAAAATATTAGAAAACTTGGCTAAAAAAATGGAAGGCTTTTCTCAAATTGAGCAAGCGGATATTGCCAAAAAACTAGGTGGTGTATATCAATTAGATAAGTTGCTAGCTGCATTAAGTGACCTTTCTGATGAAGCATCGGTTACAACAGGAGCTTTAAATGCCATGGAAAAAGCTGGAAATTCAGCATATCAGAAAAATGCAGTTCTTAATCAAACTCTAGCAGCATTATTAAATAAAGTTGCCGTAAGTGCTGAACAGCTTGGCGCAAAACTTGGTGAAATTGGCGTAACAGATAACTTGAAGAATGTTTTGGGATTTTTCAATAGCTTGCTAGAAGGAATTCAAAAGATTTTGGGTGAGGAAAGTGGTTTAGGAAATTTAGTCCGTGGATTAGTAAAGGGTCTTGGAAGCTTTTTGGCTGGACCTGGTTTGGCTTTATTTGGTGGTATTATTCTTAAACTCTCCAAGGATTTAGTACAGTTTGGATTTGCCAGTTTAAAAGCATTCTTTGGAATTGGCAAAGCGGCTAAAGAAGTTCAAAATGTTGAAGGAGCAATTTCTCAAATATTGTCTAAGAACGTCAATCTACAACAACAGTTGTTTGCATTAGAAGGCAATAGAGCTGCCCAATTGAGATTAATTACTGGAGCATTGGTTGAGCAAGAAGCTCTTCTTCGAAGAAGCGCTAATATTTCTTCTGGACTAGCAGCGCCTCTTTATAATGTAGGAGCTAGAGCTAAAAGTTCTGGCTTGCGCATTGGTAATAGTGCTGGTGGTTACATGCCAGCAGTCGCCCAAGAAAGCAAATCAATTCAAAAGGGAGTTGGTGGCGCTCGCGCAGGTGATAAGCCTGTTGTTGTGCCGAACTTCAACTTTGGTAGTGGTAAAAAGGGAACCATGGTCGCTCATACTGGCGAGTATATTGTGCCGAATTTCAATGGAAGCGGTGGATCTGCTGTGTTTAATAGGCAAATGGTTCAATCTATGGGATTGCCATCAGGAGCAAAGAAAATAAATGCGGCTGGTGGATTGATTCCAAATTTTGCAAAAGTTTCGGAAATTGCCAAATATAATCCTAGAGTAGCAACCGCTTTACAAAAATCAGATTTAACGGATAAAAGATTAAATAAATTAGATTTAGTAAATTTATTTAATAACAAATATCAACAAGAATTTATTCCTAAACTGCCAAATGAATCAGCCAATCAATACGAAGAAAGAGTGACTAGATTACTTGGATATAACAATAATGACACTTTAAAACATCGTGGAAGTTCTGCTGTAGATGGATTTATTAAAAAATCAAATTCTATAAAATTATTAGAAGTTAAATCTGGAGCTTGGAATTCTTATGAAGTTTTAAATAAATTTCTAAGAGCGTTACCAGAAAATTATGGAGCAAATAATGCTTTAGATATTTGGACGGGTAATAGAGATGATATAAAGGTGCAAGCGACTATAGCTTCACCAATTAAAAAAAACTTTGCAGCGAAACAGGCTGGTTTATTTTCTAGGGCTGCAAATGGCTTTATTCCAAACTTCGCGCCAAAGTTTAATGCCGAAACAGTTAGAAAATATGCTGACGAAATTCAAAAATATAAAGATCCAACAAAAGATTTTTATCAATTCCCCGATGGAACAGGTGGCTATGGATCTCAGATCAAAAATGTTTTGTCAAGACAACAATCAAAAGCTGTTGCTAACAAGCAAATAAAGGAGAAAAAAATAGAAGACAGGGGATTCTTTAATTTAAGTGCCGATTCACTTGGTGGAATACTTTTGGTTTCTCCTAGATTTGGCAAAAGCCAAGGCTCATTAGATACATCAATGCAGATTGGAGAAATCCCATTCTTCAATCAAGACAAGTCAATGTCAATTGACAAAAACAAATATATCAAACTGTCTGGCATCAAAACAACTAATACTCCAAGCGGCAGGGATTTAAAGTCGTTGAGAGCAGATGTTAATGAATTATTTTCGGACGGAATCGTTAGACTTGCGAATAGGCTTTACGGCGAAACTTTTGATCCCGCTAGCGGAGGTGAATTTTCTGCAAAATTACAATCCTTAGATGCTTCCAAAAAACAACAGCTACTTCCTCCTGCTGCACAAGGTGACTTGTTTGAAGCTGCTGGAAAGGTAGCTCTTAATAGTTTTGCAAATTTAGAATCTTTATTTGGATCTGGTGAGCAAAATAGACCATTCGATTTCCAAAATCCAGAAGCATTGCGAAAAGTATTTGGTGTTAATGCTAAAAGGGGTGAAGCTAAGAGAGGTGGAGAGAAAAACTTCGGTTCTTCTAAGCAGGTTCAGGGAATAATTAAAAAAATCTTTAATGATTCTGAATATTCATCAAGCGCTATAAAATCTTTGCGTGGTCAAGGTGCGTTTGATTTTTCCAAAGCACAAAAAGCTGCGCAAGAAAAAAATGCTGCTGGCGGTTTCATTCCTAATTTTTATGATTATAAATTAAAAAAACAAGGAAAAGATAGTAAACGCGAGATACTTGATAAAATAACAGGCAGCTATTTAACCTATTCAAAAAATAATGATAACTTAGAGATAAAAACAGCATTTTCCTATAAAAGGGGAGCAATGTTGGGATTGTATAATAATTTAGGAAAAGTAGCAAAAAAATCTGGAAAAAGTCTATTCTCTCCAATAATTATTCCGCAAAGAGATAGATTAAAATCTTTTAACGAAAATTCAAGCATAGATGAAATATTAAAAGCAGTATATCCACAATTAGTATATAGAGAAAAAAGCAATTCAAAAAATACAAAATTAAAGTTATACTTAGGAGGAAATGGCATAGACTTGTCAGGAAAAAATATTTTCCAGCAAGTTGCTAATTATTTTAAAAATACATCGCCTACATCGCCTAAAGATTTATTAAGTTCTATAGAAGATCGTAAAGTTTCAATTACAAGCCTTGTAGATACTTTTGCAAATGGATATATTCCAAATTTCGCTAATCCACTTCAAGCGGCATTAGGTCGCGAAATGGCTGCTGGCGTTCCTGCTTCACAAATTTATATTGATAAGAATTCTTCGCTAAAAAATGCGGCAAACCCCATGGGCTTGATGGTTGCTAATCGTCGTGACGAACCTGCTGGTGGATTCCAAGGCATTAATCGTGCAAGAAGAGAAGGAGCCAATCCAATGATGTATGGTGCTGCTGGTGGGTTTGTGCCGAATTATAACAATCCGTATGGGGCGAGAACAATGTATACTCAATCGGCTGCTCCTTCTTTGCCGCCTCTATCAATGAACGCCCAACAAACTGCTTCATCTGGAGCAGCTCAACCAATGGCAGCACTAACAAATTCTACTGAAGAAGTTGTAAAAGCAAATAGAGACATGCTCGGAACTATTTTTGCAGTTCAAGCTGGCATGTCTGTATTAACTGGAGCTACAGATGGAGCTACTAACGGATTCGCAAAATTTGCTAATAGCTTCGGCACAGTAGCAAGTTCCGTCTCAACTGTTGTTTTTGCTGGACAGGGATTATCTCAAGCTTTTGGTGGTGCAGAAAAAGGACTTGGTAAAGTCGTTGGAAAATTAGGTATATATGGAGCTGTAGCCGTAGGAGTCTATACTGGATTTCAAGAATTAACAAAATATCTTGATTCTACAAATCCAGAAATTCAAAAGGCATCTGAAGCCATGTCAAGAGTTTCAGATGCAGCAAGCAGAGCCGCTGTTAATCTTAACACGTTAAATCCAGCTTTAAAAGAGCGAGTACAGAAAGAATCAAAAAAATTAATATCTGATGCTAGAAAATATACTACTACTGAGTATGCAACTAGCGGAGGCACAATGGGCGCTTACGGTTCTAGCGCTACTAGAGAAGTTATTAGATCTGCTGAATTTGAAGGAGTTAGCGATCAAGTGCAAACTGGTTTTGAAGAGCTTATCGCACAAGCCTCTGGAGCTGGAATTAGCGATAAAGCCATATTAAAATTGATAGCACCGAGATTTCAAAGCGACAGGAAAATGACAACGAATGAGGTTGAAGAAATTTCGTCATCATTAAGTAATTCTATATTAACAATTGCAAAAGAAGGTTCTCCAGAAGCAATTATTAAGAGATTAAGCAAAGAGGATAGGGAAAAATATGCAAGTATGATTCCAAAAGACGTAGAAAGTGCTATTGCAAGTAGAGCTGGATCTGATGGAAAAGGTCGATCAGATAACGCATTAGCTGGCTTGCAAGAAGAATTTTATAACGCTGGAATTGAGGGAGATATAGCTAGACAAGAATCTATTCGCAAAACAATTGATCTATTAAGAGATCAGAAAAATGCTGAAGAAAATGTTGCAAAAGAAGCGATTGATCAAATCAAAACATCTATTGCACAAGATAAATTAAGAAACGCTTTAGCCATGTCTATTGCGAAAGCCCGCAGCTTCGGTAATGATATATTAGGGCAAGAGTTATTAAAAGGTCAAGAGCTTGGAACTCTTGATGAAAAAGCTTTGCGCAATTTACAAGACAAAATAGCATTGCGTGATGTAGATCGAGAGCTTCAAGATGCAACCTCCAATTTAATACAAGAGCAAATATCACAAGCTAAAAAAATTACAGCAGACTCTGAAAAAGCTCAAGCACTGCAAGAAAAATTAAATTCTTTAAGCGCTGAAGATCTTCAAAACAGATACGTGGTAAATGAATTATTGAACGAAACTAGCAAATTGCTTGATCAAAATTCTGGACTAACAGATCAACAAAAGATAGCTCTACAGGCAACATTGGACAAATTATTTGATGAAAATGAATTAAAAAAAGACAATTTACGACTAACCCAAGAACAAACTGGAGAATACAAAGAACAAGCTCGCCAACTTGATTTAATAAGCCAAGCATCGAAGAGGGCATTAGAAGCTCAATCTTTTAATAGAGAAATTGGAGCGACTAAATCTATTAACGCTAATGATTTACAAATTCGCGCACTTGAGTCTTCTAAATTAGGAGCTTCAGATTCTCAAATTAGACAAATTGATCAACAGATAGCCGCTATCAAAGCAAATACTATTGCGCTAGAACAATCTAATGCAAAAAATAAAATATTCGAAGATATGAAAAGTGAATTGTCTGCTAACAATAAAGTTACAGATGAAAATACAAAACAAGCTTTGGAAAATAAAATTAAAGAAGCCAAAACAATAGATGAATTAAAAAGTTTGGCAGCGGTGATGTTCATGAGCAATAAGGGACAAGATCCACTATTGAATCAGAGTCAGATGCAAGATTTTATTCAAAAATATCAAGAACAACTTATAAAACAAGGTATAGAGTCAGAGCAAGCTCTAAAACAAGCACAAGCTGATATTAATGATGCTGGAAGAATCGCACCTGTTATTGATGCATTAGAAATGTTTAGACGCTCTCTGCTTGCAACTACACAAATCATTGATCAAAAAATCGAAGATATTAAGCTTCAACAACTCACTTCCATATCTGGAAAAGAGCTTATTCAAGGTAATTACGATATTGAAACATTAAATCAACAAAGAGGGCAGACCAAAGAAGAAGCCGCGAGAATAGCTAGACAACGCCAAAACAAAGGATTGGGACAGCTCTTCGCCGAAGAATATACTAAAACAGATGAAGAAAGAGCATTAAACATCAATCAAGCAATTGTCGATGGATCTGTCCAATTCAAAAACAATATGATTGAAGGCATCATGGGTGCTGTAGAAGGAACAAGTTCTCTTAAAGATGGTTTGCGTTCTGCCGCTTATGAATTCGTCAAAATGATCAACCAAAAAATGATGAGCAACTTGGCTGACAAAGTTGTTGGTGGAAATGTTCAGAGTGGAACTGGTCAAACTAGCGGTGGATTGGCTGGATTTTTCTCTAATATGTTTGCTTCTGGAGGCAAGGTAACTGGTGGCTCTGGATCGAAAGACGATGTTCCAGCAATGCTTATGGGCGGCGAATATGTTGTCAATAAGAAAGCTGTGTCGAAATATGGTCCAAAATTCTTAGAGGCAATCAACAATGGCACACTCAATGGTTATGCTAAAGGTGGAAAAGTTCAAAAAGGTCCACAAGGTAACTTCTATGCTCCAGGAACTTTTGGTCAAGGAGCTATCAGCGGCAAAAGAAATCTTTTGGATTTCGCTACTCAAACTGGCACATCTGGAAAATTCGATCAAATGATCAACGAGTCAGGCTATCAATCAATTGCTCTTGAGCCTGAGAGTTCGAGACTTTCTGTTTCTGGAATGAGAAATTCTCCAATGTTTGATGCAACTCAATCAGCCAAAGGACAGGCTTTTGATTTGTATTTACAACAGTATAATGCTGAAAGAGAAGCAAAGAAACAAGCGAAAGAGCAGAAGAAAGCCTTGATAAAACAAGTGGGCATGTTGGCTTTGTCTGCTGCATTGGGTCCCGTGATTAATGCGGCTGGCACTGGATTTAGTGCCGCATTTAAAGGCGCTTCTGGTCAAGGATTTATGAGTCAAGTCGGAGCTGGATTCAAAGGAATTGTTTCAGGTGGTAGCGTAGGAGGTCAACAAGTTGGAGGTTTATCTAATTTGTTTAGTAGCGCTGGTAAAGCATTCTCTGGTGATTTTGCTGGTGCAGCTAATCAGTTTAAAATGTCTCAAATTGGAAATGGAAATCAATTGAGTGATCTTTATAAGTCTGATCCGAAATTTGCTTCTTATATTGATCAAAGAGGCGGATTTGACACTTCTGGTGCGTTAAAGGCTATTCCTGTTTCTGGAATTGGTGGCGGAATTTCTTCTGGCATTGCGAAAGGATCTAGCTCTTTTAGAGCGACAGCTTTTGGAAGACCAGATATTGATGCGACTACAGCGCAAGAAATAAGAAGTGGTCAATTCAAAAAAATGGGCGGGGATATTAATATAGGATCTGGAGGTATAAGATACGCTGGATTAAGCAGTAATTTACCAACCGTAGCTGTTCATCCAAGTAGTGGATTTAAAGCTGGCGATAGAATTTCTGTAATAAGCAACTTATTCCCCAATGGTAGAGAGTTTTTGGTAGCTGGTACTGGACCAGCCCCAGGAAGACTAGATTTCTTTTCAGATAATAAACAAGAGTATAGACAGCTTGCTGGACAAAGAATTCAAAGCGTTACTAAAAGAGCTATTGGCGGCATGATTCCATCAACATCAGGCATTGACACAGTTCCAGCAATGCTTTCTGGTGGAGAATTCGTCATGAATCGCTCTGCCGTTCAAAGCATTGGCGCACCAAATCTTCAATCAATGAATGCTGGTGGAACTTCCATCACTTCAGAAGAGACGAGCAAAGAACTCAACGAAAAACTCTTGGCAAAACTTGATGAACTTATTGGAGCATCTGGTTCAACTGGAAACATTACAATAAACGTGGCTCCATCTGGTCAAACCTCTCAAGAAACTTCACAAGATCCATCTGCAAGCCGTCAACAGCTTGCTCGCCAAATCAAAGACGCAGTATTGCAGATCATCAACGACGAGAAAAGAATTGGAGGCACTCTAAGAAGATAATATGTTTGATTTATTAAACAACTACGAGAATAAAGTTTTCATCTCTGGGCAAGAACTGCTCGGAGTTGAAAACGTCAACATTTCATATTCTCAATCTACGGCTGTCTCAAGATTTTTGGGACTATCTACAGCGCAAACATTAATTGCTGGCGAGACTCAAAAACAAGTGACATTCTCGCGGTATTTGATTTATAGCGATCCAGTCTTGTCACTGACAGGCTCTTCGCCAACAAGTGGCAGCATCAACTACAATGGTCAAGCTTATGGCTTTAATAGCGGATTCCTGACCGAGTATAGCGTCAATTGCGCTGTAGGAACTGTGCCGTCAACTAATGCTGCTTTATCTGTTTATGGAGAGATGAGAAGCGGAATCAACCATTCGGGTTCAGTAGCAGCTCCAACAATATACATACCAAACCAAGGATCAATATCTTTATCATGCGATAACTCAACTACTAATCGTGTAGTTGGTTTCGATTACTCATTAAAAATTAATAGAGAGCCACTTTACAAAATAGGTTCAATTCTTCCCGCAGAAGTAATCACTGATCGAGTTATTGAGTTTAATGCGTCTGTGCAAATTGATGTAGATGACGCATTCTTGCAAAACGCCAGTGGATTTTTATCAGGAAGACAGAACAAAACAGTAACTTTTACTGTAAAATCAAAAGACAACACGCAAACAATTCAGCAGCTCACCATACCAAATGCATCATTAATTGGCGAGACTCTAACATCATCTGCTGATGGCGGCGTAAAATTAACACTTAACTATATTGGTCATTCATGAGCAGCTTTTACGATAGAACAACAGGCAACATTAGCGGCGTTAGTCCACTAGCTTCATTAAGCTCAGAGTTTCCAGCATACGGATCGAAGGTGGCAATCACTTCGCGAAATAGTTTATATGAAACACAAAATGGTTTCTATAACCTGATGCCGATGTCAGTCAATAACTTGAACGCTAAGTTTGATTTGAGATACGATTTACCCGAAAACAAGGCTCAACAGTTGGTGAGATTTTTAGAATTAAAAAGTGGTCAAGAGTTTATTGAATTTGATGATCCTTCTGATTTCTATAAAAAGGTAAGTGGCGTTTGCGACAACTATGCTATTAATCACATAAATAAGCAACATTATGAGGTTGCATTTTCGCTAGAAGTATTTCAGGCTTCTTCTATTCTTAACTGGTCTGGAATGTCTTATATAAATACCAGTTATAAAACTTGGTCTGCCTCTCAATCCTATAAAAAATACGACATACTTTATTCTGGAGTCAATAGCAATAAATTAAACAATTTTTATTACTGCACCGAAGACCATATTGCATCCAGCACTTCTTTAGATGGTCCAACAGGTTCTACAGCAAAATGGAGTCAGTCATTCTTTTTCGAGCCAGATGTTGGTGTTCAAAACGATGTTAAAATGCGCGTTGATACTGTAGATTTCAAAAACTCTTTTATCCAAAAGATCAATTCTTCGCGCAATATTTCTTTAGTCAATTGGCAGTATAAGTTCGAAAATATTGATGATCAAAAAGCCAAAGCTATCTTCCACTTTTTGGAAAATAAATTCGGCTATAGAAGATTCTATCATACACCTTCTTCTGTTTACAATAGATTGAAGGTATACTACTGTCCATCGTGGCAACACACTTGGAACTACAACAATTCACACACACTGGAAGTTGAAATAGTGGAAGACCCACTTGGGATAGTTCCTAACGATCAATGAGCAAATTTATATTCAAAAGCAATTCAGCAATACTAGCTACATCGCCATCTCCTGCTTGGACTACTACCGAGCAGAGCGGTTATTTTGTGCCGCTAGTTCAAGGATCAGAGATTTCTGTTTCTGTGGACAGGCAAACATCTAAACAGGTAGGCTCACAACAATATGCAATTGATGATATAGTTCGATCTCCAGATGTTAATTTTAATGTTAGTTATCTGTTTTCCCCCTATTTCGTTAACGAATATTTATTTGGTATTTATAAAAAAGACAAGGCAACATCTCCAACAGATCTCAACCAAGATCAAAATTTTTATCTACTTATTAATGATCAAAATGGTAGCGATATATTGCCGAGTTTTACTGGCGTTTCCCCAAGAACTAATTTTAGTGGAATGACATGCGCTTCAATTGGAAATTGTTTTTTAAATAATTATTCTGTTAGTTTTAGCGTTGGCTCATTACCAACAGTATCATGTTCTTTCGTTGGATCGAATGTTCAATTTGTAAACTTGACGGGAAATAATATGGGAATACCAGCGATTAATCTAGCCTCTGGTAATCAAGTTAATTCTGGTTTTGTTAATTTTTCAAATTTCAAAACTTCTCTTTCGGGTTATTCTCCACAAGTTTCTTCAGATTCGCCAAATGTATATAGATTGCCAGTAACAAAACCAAGCGATGTGCAGCCAACGCTAAGCAATTTGCAATGCGGTGGCGCAACTTTAATTTCGGGCGCTTTGATACAATCTTTTAATATTGATATTCCTTTCGAAAGGACTAGTCTTTATGGATTAGGGAGTAACTATATCTATGGTCGTAAAGCAAATTCTCCTGCTAGAGGATCAGCTTCTATCAGTGCTATTGTTGAGAATTTTAATAGCGGCAATTTAGCTTCACTGAATCAATCAGAACAAAAATACGATTTTGAAATAGAAATGTTAAATTCGCAAAATGAAAAACAGAGCTATTTTTTCATTCAAAATGCAAAAGTTAATTCTATTTCTTATTCATTAAATGTCAATGGATTGATGGAGTTTTCTGCTAGCTACTCTTTTGAGGTAAATGATAATGGCGGATTGGTTATTTCTCCTTACGTTGCGATAGATAACAATGAATCAATTTGGCAAAACATTGACATAGAATGGAGCCTTTTTTAACAACGTCTTAAATAAGGTTGGATGAAATTTTAAATGATAAACCAAATCGCTGAAACTTTATATAAATTAAGTGTAATTATAAAAGATGAGCTTGGGACCATTAGCAATTAAAAATTCTTTTCAGTATCTGCTGATACAAAGCGGAGCTGCGCGACCGAAATTAGGAGATGGTAGCGCTATAAATTGGAGCTATGGAATCGCAGATGGATCTAGCAATGTTGCAACTGGAACATATACTAATGTAGTAGGAGGACTTAGCAATACCGCTAGCGGTAGCTATTCTTTTATAGGCGGAGGCTATGGTAATACAGTTAGTGTAAACAATAGTGTAGTTGCTGGAGGAGGTTATAATACAGTAAGTGGAAATACTAGCGCAATTGTTGGAGGTGTTTTTAATGATGCTAATGCAAGCTTTTGTTTTGTTGGTGCGGGTTATGATAATGGAGCCAGTGGAAGCTATAGCTCAGTAGTCGGAGGCAATAATAATAAAGTAACTGGGGCGGCTTCTTTTATAGGAGGTGGTGAACTAAATCGTGTTTATGGTGACAGTTCTTCAATTGTCGGCGGCTCTTCACATACAGCAAGTGGGGCGGCATCTTTTGTAGGAGGAGGTATTTCCAATGGCGCTAATGGAGATTACAGCGCAATTGTTGGAGGCTCTTTAAATAATATTGACTCAAGCGCAACTTACTCTTCTATCCTTGGTGGACTTCGTTCAATAATAAGCTCTGGGCATTCTGGGGCAACAGTCATTTCTGATGGACAAAATCGAGATCATACATCTAAAGGTCCAAATACATGCTCTTTAGATTTTGCTAGTGGAGTTTATTTAAGGCTTCCTGCGTTCACAGGCTCCAGCTCTCAAGCTGGAAATTCTGGAGAATTAAAAATAAGTGGCGCATTTCTTTATATAGCAACAGGCAGTAATTTGTGGGGGAGAATGCCAATATCAACATTCTAATAAAAATATGATACTAAATAACAGTCAACCAATCGTAATTCAAGCTGTAGAAGAAAAACAATTTCCTCATTTATGGCTCAAGAATATCCATATTAATAGCGACTCTACAAGCGAGGGGACTATTATGATCGAGTGCGCTCCTTATAATGCCGAAACTAAAGAAGTCGGACACGGGAACGTAAAGAGAATATTCGTTAGAGACTTATGGGAAGCTGTCAAAAACATCCCAGAAGCTGCTATAGCTATGGAGGCGATTATTGCGGCGATTGAGCCTATCGAAGCTTGGAATCAAAAATAAGATTCAGGCTAATTTATTTTCCAAAATCGACTTGGATATTCTTACTTTCAAATGATTTCATTTGATCGGGATGTTTTGCTCCTCTGCGTTTTTCAGAGTAGTCTTTAAAGTATTTTTCTTTTACTGGGTCAACGCCGCCAGCCATCTCTGCGCGTTGATGACTAAGCTCCGCGCTTTTGTCTAACAGGTCTCCGTATGTTCCCTTTTTGCCGCCAGTTTTTCGAGTAAAGTCTTCGGATTTGAATGGATCAATTTTTGAATCAATAGATGCATGTGGAACAGTGAATACTCTTTTCCAAGTAGCTTCGTCTCCATCCTCCCCAAAATATTCGTGGACATCGCTCATTTTTTGAACAATGTCCCGATATTCTTCCGTTTCAGAATTAAAATAAGTATAAATTGGCATTAGACAAACGACTCAAGAATTTTCTGAACGGTATTGGCGTAGGTTAGTTGCTCGCCAAGCTTGATTCCAGCAGTATTGATAGGTTGGTCTGCCAAGCGTTTTTCTGCTCTATCGAATGCATCAATCATTGCTTGATCAGAATAAGCAGGAAAAGGACCCTGATTAAAGCTATGACCAGTGGTGAAGAATGCACCATCATGGCTGTCAATAAACGAATCGCACTCAACAAGAATGGAGTTTTCATCTGTAGCCCAATCTTTGTGAGAGGTAGAGTTTGAGACGATAGACCATTTGCCGAGGCACGTAGCATTAAAGCTTGGCAGATTCCAACCTTCGGCGTAACTTAATCCAGTAAGATCAATATCAATCGCATTTAGCAACTCATTGACTTCCTGATTAGTTTTCAAGTATGGAAGAAAATTGATATTAGAATACCTTTTGCCTCCAAGAACACCATTGATGATTTCACTCATCTGTTCAGGCTTAAAGAATGGATTTGTAATACAGCAAGTAAGTTGATACTTATTGTCGTTTCCATATTTTTCAAGCCACGCTTTGATGATGCCAGCAGTGTTCTTTCTCTTCTCAAACTTGCCCATCAGTCCGAAATGAGTTACGCCTTTCAAGTATGTGCGATCAGTTCTTTGGAAGTCCTGATCGAACCCAAGAGGTGCAAAAACAAAGTTATCACACCCTTTTTGTTTAAACAAGTCCAGCGCATAATTGGAAGTAACGATTACCTTATTTTGGGATTTGGCAATAGCAACCTCTATATCAGTGGGTTCGCTGCACTCGTAAAATGTAAAAAGATTTTGGCAGTGAGATTTTCTGTCTTCCCCACCACTGAAGTGCCATAGTTTCAGTGATGGAGATCCATGTGACAACGCCGAGTAACGATTATCAATTGCTCTCTGCAAATATTGTTTAAAGTCTTCTGAGACTTTGAAAGTAGACAAGTCAACATTTCCAATTGGAAAAAGCCCAATATCAAAATTCAATTTATAAAACTCCCGAAGAATGTTAAAAGAAACATTTCCGAAACTAAGGGAATTAAGTGGAGCTTCTACTATTAGGCTTTTCATATCAATTAAAATGGAATGTCATCGTCGTCTGCCGCGAAATTATCTTGTTTTGCAGCTGGTTTAGATGGTTTGTCAGCTTCGTCTTTTTTGCCGCCGCCAGTATTGAGGAACTTGATTTTGGTTCCACGGATAAAGTTTTTGGATTTTTCAGTTCCATCTTTATCTTTCCAAGTGCTGGAGCTTAGCTCGCCTTCAAAGTAAATTTGACGACCTTTGACGAGGTATTGTTGGCATGTTTCGCCAAGTTTTTCCCAGCACTCAACGTCAATGAAACATTTGTTTTTTGAGTTAGAGTCTGAGATACACATTCTCATGCGACAAATAGATTTGCCACTAGAGGTTGATTGAGTGGTGGGGTCAGCCACCAGATGTCCGATTCCTACGATTGTATTATGCATTTTGAATAATTTTTTTAATTTTGTTGATGAATTTGTCGTGAATATCAATGCAGCCCTGTATGGACATTTTCAAAGATTCCGCAACTTCTTTCCATCCGTGCGGCTTATTGTAAGTCAATCCATAGCGCATGTCAATAATTTTTTTGATTCTTTGATCTTTTTGTTCATTAGCCATTTGGATAATCATTTCAAGAGATTCTTGCGCCTGTATCTCATCCAAGAAGAGTGAGCCATCAGAGCATTGATCAAAGTTATCGTCAAGCGATTCGCGTTGGAATTTCTTTTGTTTATTATAGATATTTAAACAGCGCCAGCGAGTTTCATTTGCTAGATATGTCGAGAACTTGACGTTTCTATCTGGCTCGAATTTTAAAGCAGCAGAATAGATGTAGTAATCTTTCTCCTCTAGGATTTCGTTTTTATCAATAAAAAATGCTGCATTAGCGATTGTTCTATTAACTGTGTCGATGTAAATGCCCGAATGCTTGTCGATAAGACACTGAAGGCTTTCGCTATCGTTTTCTTGTTTGATTTTTTCAATCAATGAAATGTCTGTGTCCATAGTTCAATTTCTTTTTCATCAACGGTTTTTTCAAGCACTTCGATAGCAACTTGCTTGAGCATTTTTTTATTTTCAGCGCCAACGGTTTGCCAAGTCAACTGGAAGTCGCAGCTAGCTTTGAGAATTGGATTGTTAGCCGCTTCCTCATCGTTTGCTGGAGGGATAATATTTTCGCCATCCATTCTATCAATGAAAATGCAATAGCTCTTATGCTGTCTCAACCACTCAAGCTCATTTGGAAAGCGAATATCTGGAACGATATAGACGCACTGTTCAGTCATCTTTTCCGCTGCTTGTTTAATCCAAACATTATCGTCAAGCTTTCGGCGCACATGCGTTCCCCATGTAACCAGCAACGGTCTGATGATCGTTTTCTCTTCGGTGTTGTCAGTATATACATCAATGCCAAGAGTCTTGTTAACAAAGTCTCGCAGTTCATCTTTGAGAGAATCAGCAAGATTAATTTTCTTGCTTTTCACGTTGATGTCTGCTAAGGCTTCTTGAATTAGATCTGCCATAGTATCTTTGCCGCAGCGAGCGTTGCCGCAAATTCCAATAATTGTTTTAGTTTCAGTGTTCATAATCCAGTGCTTCCAAAGGCTCCAGTTCCTCGTTGTGTTTGATTTAAAGCTCCAACTTCCCATTCAGTTGGCTCGATTGTTTTTGTGAAAACCAATTGACCGATTTTATCGTATTTTTTGTAAATTTTATCAGCATCTACTTCACATACCAATTTGCCTCCATCGACGATCATATCGTAAGGTTGAAAAATATAACCAAAACGCAATTTGATTGTTCCACGGTAGCCATTGTCAATAAGTCCAACAGAATTGCGCAAAAACAAATTAGTCTTAGAGATGGAACTTCTTGGCATAACGAGAGTGTGATAGCCTTCTTCTGGGGCAATCTCTAGTCCAGTATCGTATTCGATATAGTCGATCTTCTCCCAATATGGACCGTAGGCAATCTGCCCAACAATCTTTGGCTCGCTTTGTGCGATAACGTCCCATCCAGCGTCACCAATATTCGCTGGCAAGCTGATGTAATCAACAGAATTTACTGATAGTTTCATTTTCCTTTTTCTTGATTATCTTTTAGTGGACCGAGTTTTTCTGCAAGGTCTTTTGCGAATGAGTGCATTCCAAGATCTGCCAAAACAAAAGGAGAGTAGATAAACTCTGCTGCTTTTTTGTTGATTTTGACAGGGATAACTTCAATTGTCGCTCCAACAGAAAATCCATCTTCTGAAGATTTTATTTGTCGATTTAAAGCTGCTATTGCAGCCGCCATTGGCGATTCTGCCGACTCGATAAGACAATCCCACTCTGCACTAGAACAGATGTATGATTGTGTTGTTTTTTTGTCTTTCATACGAGTGAAATTTAGCGTAAAATTATTATCTTGTCAAGTAATTTGTTGATATTTTTTTAATCAAAAAAGAAAATGTATTGTTCTTATGAACAAAGAGAGTCTATCTTATTTCGGGCGATTTAAATTAATTATAACGCTTAGTAATTGCTCTGCGCCAAAGCTTTAGTTCTAAGCGTGAAGTTATTGGCGAGCTTATACGTATAGATAAGCGTAGAGTGGTAGTACTATACAATACTTTATTGATTATCGTATACGTTATAGACTTGACAAAAGCTTTTGTCTTAGGTCGCTAAGTACTACGTACTCATTATAATGACCAAAAATGACTTGTCAAGAAAAAAATAAAAAAATTTTTCTTGTTGACATTGACGCGATTTTGACGATAGTTCGTGTAAACAAATTGCTATGATCTTTGAAGAACAAATCTCACGTAAACCGAATAAATATCCATGGACTGAACAATTCATTGATGCGATGCATCAGGGATTTTGGACTGACAAAGAATTCAGCTTCAAAACAGACTTCCATCAATTCAAAACTATCCTGAATGACAAGGAGCGCGAAATCATCGTGAGAACATTGTCTGCAATTGGGCAAATTGAGGTAGCCGTTAAGACATTCTGGGCTAAGTTGGGCGAAAACCTTCCCCACCCCTCACTTTCCGATCTTGGCTTCGTAATGGCGAACGTAGAGGTAATTCACAACAATGCCTACGAGCGTCTTTTGCGCGAATTGGACATGGAAGACGTATTCGAGGAAAACCTCAAGCTGGAGTGGATTCAGGGTCGTGTGAAGTATCTCAAGAAATACACTCATCGCTTTTACAAAGATTCCAAGAAGCAGTATCTTTATGCTTTGATCTTGTTTACTCTTTTTGTTGAAAATGTTTCTTTGTTTAGTCAGTTTTACGTTATCAACTGGTTTGCTAAGAATAAGAATGTTCTTAAAGATACCGACCAACAAGTTCGATATACACGGAATGAAGAAGCGATTCACGCGATGGTTGGCATGAAAATTATCAGCACCATTCGCGAAGAATACCCAGAGCTTTTTGACCAAGAGCTGCAAGATCGTATCGCTCACGAAGCAGAGCAAGCTTTTATCGCAGAAAGCAAAATTATTGATTGGATGGTAAATGGAATTCAAGAGCCTGGTCTTTCTGCTCCCGTATTGAAAGAATTTATTAAAAACAGAATCAATGAGTCGTTGACTGGAATCGGATTTTCTCCAGTTTTTGATATTGACAATCAATTATTGGATGATACATTTTGGTTCGACGAGCAAGTTCTCGCACCTAATCAAACTGACTTTTTCCATTCCAGACCCGTAGAATATGCGAAAAATTCACAATCCTACGACGAAGACGAATTGTTTTAATTTATGACGAAAGAAAAATACTACTGGCTAAATGAAGACTCCATTAAATTCTTGGAGCAAGGTTATCTAAGTGAGGGTCAATCCCCCATCGAAAGAATTCAAGAAATCGCTAATACAGCACAAAAAATCCTTGGCATCGAAGGTTTCGCGGCTAAGTTTGTTGATTACATGTCTCGCGGCTTTTATAGCCTCTCCACTCCTGTGTGGATGAACTTTGGAAACGAAAGAGGCAATCCAATCTCTTGCTTTAACAGTCACATCTCTGATAGCATCGAAGCTTTCTTGACTAAGCAAGCTGAAGTTGGCATGATGACTAAAGTCGGTGGCGGAACATCTGGATATTTTGGCGACATTCGCCCAAGAGGTTCTAAAATTTCAACAGGTGGCGTTGCAGAGGGTGCAGTTCGATGCATGGAGTTGTTTGATAACGTAGCCAAGATCATCAGCCAAGGAAGCGCACGTAGAGGCAGCTTCGCTGCATATCTGCCGATTGATCATGGTGATTTTGACGAGTTCATGAAGATTCGTTCTGAGGGTCACTCTATTCAAGAAATGTCTATTGGAGTTACGATTCCTGAAGGATGGATGAATTCAATGATTGATGGCGATAAAGAAAAAAGACGTAGGTGGGGAGCTGTAATCAAGAAGCGTTCTGAGACGGGCTATCCTTATGTTTTCTTCACAGACAATGCAAACAATCAAGCTCCGCAAGTCTACAAAGACAAGGAATATAAAATCAATGCAAGCAATCTTTGCTCTGAGATTTTCCTGCCATCTACCAACGACGAGTCGTTTGTATGCTGCTTGTCTTCATTGAATTTGTTATGGTGGGATGAAATTGAAAAGACTGATGCCGTCGAAACAATGGTGATGTTTTTGGATGCCGTCATGACGGAATTTATTGAAAAAACAAAAGGCAATCGTTTGATGGAAGCTGCTCACAACTTTGCTAAAAATCACAGAGCTTTAGGCATGGGAGTTCTTGGCTATCACAGCTATCTTCAATCAAAAATGATTGCATGGGAAAGTATGGACGCTCATTTTGAGAATGTTGCAATTTTTTCAGAAATTCGTATACGTGCCGATAAAACCTCTCAAGAACTTGCTGCAATGTTTGGCGAGCCAGAAGTATTGAAAGGCTATGGTCGCCGCAATACTACGACTATTGCTATCGCTCCCACTACAAGCTCTAGCTTTATTTTGGGTCAAGTTAGTCCAAGTATTGAGCCTCTCAATAGCAACTACTTCGTCAAGAATCTCGCTAAAGGTCAATTCACTTATCGCAATCCAAAACTCGAAGACGTATTGGAATTAAAAGGAAAAAATGACAAAGAAACTTGGAAGAGCATTCTAGTTCATGGCGGCAGCGTTCAACATCTTGATTTCTTTACCGAACACGAAAAGAATGTATTTAAGACGTTCGCAGAGATTTCCCAGAAAGAAGTTATCATTCATGCTGCACAAAGACAACGACATATTGATCAAGGACAATCTCTTAATCTGATGATTCCTGCTGGCACAAAACCAAAAGAAATCAACGAATTAATGATGTTTGCATGGGAACAGGGAATTAAATCTTTGTATTATCAAAGAAGCTCGAACCCATCACAAGATTTAGCACGATCAATTTTGACATGCTCAAGTTGCGAAAGTTGATTTTTTTATTAAAAAAAAGTGTAATAAGTTCGTATGGAATTAGACTTCTCTTTGCAAATTAAAGACCTCTTTGAAAACTCCGAAGCGGCGAAAAGATCTGGACCAAAAAGCGGGGCGCAAACCCCCGCTAAACCGTCTGAGCGCAGAAAAGGATCGGATAAAAATCCATCAGGTTCCGCATCGAAAGATGGCGCAAAGATTGAATTTACGGAAAAGATCGTCAATTCTTTGCAAGAGAAAGTCAAAAACCATAACGAGAAGCATAGCAAAAAAGTTACGCTCTCGCAGTTGAAGAAAGTATATCGTCGTGGTCTTGGCGCGTTTTCTTCTTCTCATAGACCTGGACAGAATAGAAACAGCTGGGCAATGGCTCGCGTCAACATGTTCTTGAAGATGCAATCTGGTGGCAAAGTAAAGAATTCTTATCGTGCCGCTGATCAAGACTTGGCTTCTGGTGAAGAGCTGTATTACGAGCAAAAGTCAGAAGACATTTTTTGGGAATTCGATTCTATCGACTTTGATTTGGCGCGTATTGATCTTTTGAAAGCCAATGTAGACTTGGATGAAGAAGGTGACATTGATCTCTTTGATATTGATTACAGCGAAGCTGAAAAGAAAACTCTTGGCAAGCCATTTCGACTTCCAAGCGGCTCCAACAAAAAATTTGGTGTCTATGTCAAAAACGACAAAGGCAATACCGTAGTTGTTAAATTTGGTGATCCTAATATGGAGATTCGCAGAGACGATCCTGACCGCAGAAGAAACTTTCGCGCCCGTCATCAATGCGATTCAAATCCAGGTCCTCGTTGGAAAGCTCGCTATTGGAGCTGCCGATTCTGGAGTAAGAAGCCTGTGTCATCTATGGCATCAGAAGAATTCCTTTTGAGCGATGATGATGGAATGGATTGGGATTGGGACGACTCTGAATTTGTCGAATACGACGAAATCATTGCAGAATATCCAGAATTACAAAATGTAGAAATTCAGGTTGAAGAAGTTGATTTGTAAGATATAATCTTACGGATGAACGAGAAAGTTTCCGTATTTTGTATTTGGAGAGATGCTGAAAAGCATATCCATAGAACTCTTAAACAACTAGAAGACATCGAGTCTATCTGTGGGTATGATTTTTCTTATTATTTTTATGAAAATGACTCTACAGATAATACCGCAAAAATTCTTCAAGAATGGATGAGTGTTCGTAGTGGAGGTTTCTTATCAGAAACTTTATCCGCTCCAAAATTTAGCAGCACTCCCGAAATCGAAAGAATGAAATTTCTTTGCAAGTGTCGAAACAAATGCAAAGAATTAGCTGGTGAAAATGATTCGCGCTTTTCTCTTTTAATAGATGGCGATATTGAATTTTCCAAAGAAAATTTTTTGACTTCTGTTTATGATATTGAAACTTTACCATGCGCCTCAATGGTCACTCCAAATGTGCGACAAAATATCCCCGATCTAACTTTTGAAGCATCTCCCGATTCTTATTATGATGTCTACCCATTTCGCGATAGACATGGAAATGAAGGAATTTATTTTTCTGATTGCCCATCATATAATCAAGAAGACCAATTAAACTGGAGATTGGGAATGCCTATTCGTTGTTTGTCAGCATTTGGCGGATTCTCGTTATTGAAATCTGAAGACTTTAATAAAGTTTCTTGGTCAGCAGACATTCATTGTGATCATGTTAATATGTGCTTTGATTTGGGATTATATGGCAATATTTATTGCAATCCTCGCAATAAAGTTTATACAACGGTAGACTTAGAAAAAATTAATTTAGACGCTTGTAAGGAAATATCTAAACAACAAAAAGAAAAATACGACACATATTTTTAGTATGAATTTTGATCATTACATTTTCGATTTAGACGGAACTATAGTTAATACCAAAGAAATTCATCAGTTAGCATTTAATGACGCTTTGATATATTTAAATTTTCCTAAAATTCCCGATGAAGATTTATTCTCTTTCGAAGCTTTGCCATCCTTTAAAAAGATACAATTATATAATTCTGTCAATAAAACAAGCATTGATATTGAAAAGTTTTTGAGAACTAAAAATTTTTTTTGTTTAAATAGAATTAAAGAATCTGATTCTATTTTTAATATAGAAATTTTCAATTTATTTAAAAAATTATATGAAGATGGTAAAAAAATTAGCATCTGCTCTAATTGTACATTAGAATCAATTATCGCAATATTAGAAAGCGCTAAGATATTAGATTTTGTAAATCATGATTGTATATTTCATAATAAAAGCTGCGAACCAAAACCATCACCTGAAATATATCGGCTAGCGGTTTTAAATTCAAAAATAAAACCAGAAAGTTCAATAATTTTTGAAGATAGTCCTATTGGGATTAAATCGGCATTGGAAAGTTTTGACAATATAAATGTCGTTAAAATATTGAATCCCGAATCGCTGTTATTATTATTTACTAAATGAACAATATAGACATAATCATTCCTTGTGCTGGAAATGGGCAGAGATTTTTAGAAGCTGGTTATGAGCTTCCAAAACCGATGATAGACGTTCTCGGCAAACCAATGATCCAAAGGGTTATTGAGAATTTAGATGTCGATGGCAAATATCATTTTATTGTTCAAAAAGAGCATCAAAAAAAATATGGAATTTCTGATCTATTAAAATCTTTAAAAAAAGATTGTAATATCATCGAGGTTGAACAAAAGACAGATGGAGCAGCGTGTTCTGTATTATTAGCTGAAAAGTATTTAAATGCAGATAGCGAGCTTATCATTACTAATTGCGATCAAATTTTTGAATGGGATAAAAACAAATTCCTAGAATTATCTAAATTTTATGATGGAATGCTTTTGTGCCACGAAGATAAAAATACAAAATGGAGTTACTGCATAGGCGATATTGAAAACGATGTTATGAATGTTAATTCTATAGTTGAAAAACCTAAAGAAATTCCAAATCATTCTTATGCAAATGTAGGATTTTATTATTGGAAAAAGTCTTCTCGATTTTGTCAAGATGCAAAAAATATGATTGCTTCAAATGAAAGAGTAAATGGAGAATTTTATATAGCGCCAGTTTACAATAAATTAATCTCTTCAGATAGTAAAAATGTAGCAGCGACTCTTTGTAAAAAAATGTGGGGCATTGGCACTCCAGAAGATTTAAAAAAATATGAACTTGAGTTTAATTTGGATTAAAAGAAACAATCAACAAGAAGACATCTTCTTAGAAGAATATTTAAATCTTTTGAAGGATGTTGATTTAGAAAAAATTGTCGTAGGACATACTTCTCTAGTGAGAAATGATTTTACTTATATTCCGTTCCATGAATTTGGCTTAGATGAAATGGGGCTAATTTGCCACAAAAAAAATATAGGAGTTCTGGCATCTAACTCTAAATATTGTTTAGTTATGCATTGTGATGTTAGACCATGTTTATCTTTTTTTGAAGAGTTTAAGAAAATTGAATCAGAATTAAATGATTTAACGGTATATTGCCCGATTGGTGAATTGGAAAATGGCAATAAAGGATTAACTTGGTGTTTATATGCTGGAAATCATAAAGATACTAATCAAGAATTTTGCCATGCATCTTATATTAGTGGCGGATGCTTATTGGCATCAAAAAAGATACTTAGAAAATATCAGTGGAATCAAAACCTAAAACATAATCAAGAAGAAGATTTTGAATTCTCTCAAAGATTAAACTCTTTTGGCATAAAGCACAAATGCCTTACAAATTTAAAAATAATCATGAAAAATTCTCAATAAAATGAAAAAAATAATATTTGATGTCGGAGCCAATGATGGATCTTCATGTTTACATTTGCAAAATGAAAATTCTAAAATTTTTGCTTTTGAGCCTACTCCATATTTATTGAATAAATATTTATATCAATATCAAAATGAAAACTATGTTGTAATTGATAAAGCGGTTTCTAATTTTAATGGAAAAGCTATTTTTAAAATAGCTGGACAACATGATTGGGGATGCAGTTCGCTTAATACCTTTAGTGATAATTTGAGTGAAACTTGGAAAGGTAGAACCGACTTTCTAGTTACGGAAGAAATAGAAGTCGATGTTATTACGTTGGAAAAATTTATCATTGATAATGATATCAATACTATTGATTGGTTGCACATAGACACCCAAGGCAGCGATCTTAACGTATTAAAAGGATTAAAAGATAAAATATCAATTGTTGTTGCTGGTGTAATTGAAGCTCCAGCAGATGAGTCTGTGAAATTATACAAAGAACAACCATCAAAAGAAGAATCTATTGATTTTTTAATAAAAAATGGATTTAAAGTAAATTCTATGGAATATCAAATGAATGAGTATAATATATATTTTAGTAGATCATGAAAAAAGTAATCATAACAGGAGTAACGGGTCAGGATGGCAGCTTTATGGCTGACTATCTGCTTAAAAATACAGACCATACAATCATCGCTGGCGCACGTAGATTAAGCGTGACTAACCACAAAAACATCAAACATCTCAAAAACAATCCGCGATTTAAACTGATTGATTTGGATATTACTGATTCGCAAAATGTCGAAGATGTAATTCGTAAAGAGCAGCCAGATTACTTCATTAACTTTGCCGCAAATTCTTTTGTCGGCAATAGTTGGACAATGCCAGTTAATCACATGAATACGAATTGTATGGCTGTGATTTATCAGCTCGAAGCTATTCGTAAATTCGCACCTCATTGTCGATATTACAATGCTGGTTCGTCTGAAGAGTTTGGTGATGTTGTGACAGCTCCGCAGTCTGAGGAACATCCGCTTCGCCCACGCAGTCCATATGGAGCAGCAAAAGCTGCTGCTAGACATTTGGTCAAAGTCTATCGTGAATCTTACAGCATTTACGCTGTTCAAGGATGGCTCTTCAATCACGAAGGAACTCGTCGCGGCGAAGAATTCGTTACTCGTAAAATTACCAAAGCCGTGGCTCGCATTAAGCAAGCGATTGATCGAGAAGAAGCGTACGATCTTTTAGAACTTGGAAATATCGAATCTAAAAGAGATTGGTCAGATGCTGAAGATTTTGTAGAAGGTGTGTGGCTTATGCTTAATCAACAACAACCACGCGAATATGTCTTGTCCTCCAATGAAACGCACACAATTCGCGAATTCGTTGAACTTGCATTTGAAGCAGCTGGAATTCAAGGCTATTGGCTGGGGTCGGGGATAAATGAAATTTTCTTGCAAAAAGAAACGGAAAGAGTTCTTATGGTAATTAATGAAAAATTCTATCGACCAGCAGAGGTTGAGCTTCTTCTTGGTGATTCGACAAAGGCTCGCCAAGAGCTTGGATGGAAGCCAAAAACTTCTTTCAAAAATTTAATTGACAAGATGGTTTTTTGGGACATAATGTTGCTGGATGGCAAAGAGTAAAATAAACAAAAAACACATACTCGCAAGACTCACGCTTGTCCCCACAAAGGATAAGCGTTTGTTTTATATGCGAGAAATGAAGATACTTAATGACTTATGCGACAGATATTCGCTTGAGTTTATGAATGCCGTTTCTTTTGATAAACAGTTTGACTCTCTGGCTTATTTAGTCTGCGACAAACTTCAAGAGACAATGGATAAAAAGTTTCGCGCATTCAATTTTAAGGTTGACTTATCTAAGTATCCCAATTACGATATAGGCGAGAAGGTTGGCGAAGATGCCAAGATAGACAAAAAAATAAAATCATTAAAGAACTTTTTAGATGGCTAAAATTAAACAAGATAAAGATAAAGAAGTATTAAAGTCAAGCTCAGTGCTAGGCTCATTCTTAAAACAGAATTCCGAAGATCACTACAACTTTGAGGATGAAATTGATTACAAAGTTTCTAGCAGTTCTTTGCAACTAGACTTGAGACTCGGTGGAGGTTTGTGTCCAGGTTTGCATAGATTTTGCGGAATGAATGAAGGAGGCAAGACAAGCGCTGCGCTCGCGTTTATGAAAAACTTTTTGGCAACCGTTCCAAATTCAAAAGGATTCTACATCAAAGCAGAGGGTCGTTTGTCTAAGGAAATGAGAGAAAGATCAGGTATCAAATTTGTTTTCAAGCCAGAAGAATGGGAAGCTGGAACATGCTTTGTATTTGAAAGTAATATTTATGAGACTGTTGTCGCGGCAATGCGCGAACTCGTTACCAAAAACGAAGAAGACAATCGCTACTATTTCTTGCTTGATTCTGTCGATGGACTAATCACAAAGGGAGACTTAGATAAAGACTTCGAAGACTCAAACAAAGTAGCTGGTGGCGCTGTGATTGCCGCAAACTTTATGAAGCGTCTTTCGATTGCTCTTGCCAAGAGAGGTCATATGGCAGTATTCATTAGTCAAGTTCGCGCTGATATTAAGCTCGATCCATATTCCAAAGCTCCAGTGCGCCAAACAACTGCCACAGGCGGAAACGCTCTGCTGCACTTTGCGAATTTCATTCTTGAGTTCGAGCCGCGATATAAAGGAGATTTAATTCTTAAAAATCCTTCCGATAAGACAATTGATCCTGTTAACAATCCAATCATTGGTCACTTCGCTAAAGTAACAGTGAAAAAATCGCCTAATGAAAAAACCAACCTCACTATTTCTTATCCAATTAAATATGGTCGCACAAATGGCAATTCTGTATGGATTGAAAAAGAAATTGTTGATTTGCTTTTGCTGTGGGAGTTTCTTGGCAAGGGTGGCGCTTGGTATACAGCAACAGAAGAATTTGAAGAACTTCTCGCGGAAAATTCTCTTCCAGCATTTGGCAAAGTACAAGGGCTAGAATCAGTATTTAACAAAATCGAACAAGACCCACAACTCAGCAAATTCCTTGTTGGATATTTCAAGAAAGCAATTTGCAATGAAGTTTAAAACAATCAACGGCTCTGTCGCTGAGCTTAAAAATGCTAAAAGATATTTAATCAAATGGAGAGGCAAGAGTCGCAGCAAGTTTCAGCTCTCAGTAAAAGAATTTCTTTTTCCCTATTGGAAGAATGACATTGTATTCGAAGAGTTCAAACTTGTCGGCACTCGCCTTTCTTTTGATTTCTACAACGCTAACAAAAAAATTGCCATCGAAGTTCAGGGTGGTCAACATACAAAATATGTTGAGTTCTTTCATGGCAATCGTTTTCAATATCTCCAGCAATTAAAAAGAGATGAAAAGAAATTACAATTCTGCGAAGTCAACGGAATCACCCTCGTTGAAATCTACCCAAAGGATAAAATCGACGAAGAGCTTTTTTCATCATTTGGCGTAATTTTGTGATTGACAACGGTAAAAAAAGTCTTATCTTCAACTCAGATGATCTACAACTTAGAACTAGAAAAACAACTACTAGCAGCATTAATCAAAGAACCAGAAAGCTATTGTGAGATTTCCAATTTCATTAGCCACAAGGATTTCTACAGCGAAGATTCGGGGCTTCATAGTTCAATCTTTACAGTAATCAAACAAGCAATTGACGCTGGCGATCAGATTGATGAAGTTATCGTTGCACAGCGAGTGTCAACACTCGGATTATCTTTCGAAGATAGACTCAATCCTGCTGATTACATTCGCTCGCTTGCCATGCGCAAAGTTCCGCACGGTAATCTAATCAAGACAGCCAAAGAACTCAAGAAGTTTACTATTCGTAGAGAGATATATGAATCTTCTCAAGAGATTGCTCGCAAGATGAAGTCTATTGCTCCAGAGTCGAGCTATAGTCAAATCATTGGGGCAGCAGATGATTCTTATAATTCTCGTATCAATCTTTATGAGATTGGAAACGATACACCAGAAAATATCTATGATGAAATGGAAGCATTGATTGAAGAGCGAGGCAACAATCCTATCACCGAATTCGGCATGATGGGTCCTCATGAAAAAATCAATGAAATCTATGGATCATTGCTAAGACCTGGAAACATCACAGTTATTGTTGCGCGATCTGGCGTAGGAAAGACTCAGTGGTGCATGGACTACTCTACAAAAGTTTCCATGAAATATAATGTTCCTGTATTGCACTTTGATAATGGTGAGATGAGTAAAGAAGAACTTATCATGCGTCAATGCGCTGCTATTTCTGGAGTTCAAATGCATCTTCTTGAAACAGGAAACTGGAGAAAAGCTGGAGCAGATGTAGTCGCAAAAGTTCGTGCTACTTGGGCAAAAGTAAAAGACCTAAAGTTTTATTACTACAATGTCGGCGGCATGGATGTAGACTCGATGATCAAAGTTCTCAAGCGATTTTACTATGGCAAAGTTGGTCGTGGCAATCAAATGATCTTCTCATTTGACTATATCAAAACGACTTCTGAATCTGGCGGCGGCAAGAATGAATGGCAAGTAGTTGGCGAAATGGTTGACAAATTCAAGAAGTGCATTCAGAAAGAAATCCTTCATGAAGGTGATCCTATCATTCCAATGATTACTTCTGTGCAATCCAACAGAAGTGGTATTACCAATAACCGTCAATCAGCAAACATCGTTGATGACGAAAGTATCGTATCGTTGTCAGACCGAATCACACAATTCTGCTCTCACATGTTTATTCTTCGTAATAAAACTGCTGATGAAATTGAAACAGAGGGACGGAATTTTGGCACTCATAAAATTATCAATGTCAAAGCTCGACACCTTGGCAAAGATATTGCTGGCGCTGTTGAACCAGTTCGCATTGGAGACAACTTGCGCAAGAACTTTATCAATCTTGAGTTCCATAATTTCTGCATCACCGAAAAAGGAGACCTTCGCGACATTGCTCGCGTAATGGAAGGTGGCGCAGACTTAGAAGACAATGAATCAGATGACATCCCAGACTTCAATTGATCCTATCCACATCAAGCCTACCCTTGAAAAAATAGGGTATCGCTTGATTGATTGCGGAAATCATTGGCGCACAAAAGCTTTATATCGAGGCGGCGACAATGAAACTGCCATTTGTGTTTACAAAAACACTGGAGTATGGACTGACTATGCTCAAGGCAGTCAGAAGTTTCCCTTTGAGAGACTAATCAAATTGACTTTTGGCTCTGACCAACAAGCTATTAAAAACATTTTATCTTCTATCAATAAGTCTGAAGAATACGTATATACTGAAAAACAAACAATCGAAATGGACCAAATCTACCCTGAATCAATGCTGAACAATCTGTTCCCCAATTTCTCTTTTTACAAGAAGAAAGGATTGTCAGATGATACTCTCAACTTTTACAAAACTGGACTTGCTCAATCTGGCAAGATGTATCGACGCATGGTATTTCCAATCTATAACGAACATAAACAAATCATTGGCTTTAGCGGTAGAAAAATAGACGATAGTAATGACAAAATTCCCAAGTGGAAACATCTCGGCAAAAGAAAGAATTGGATTTATCCAGCATATATTCCCGCAGAAGAAACTGTCGATTCTATCATTCGCAAAACAGGAGAAGTTGTAATTGTTGAAAGCATAGGCGACAGCATGGCTCTTTTTGAATCTGGTATCAAAAACAATCTAGTATCTTTTGGACTCGGCTGTCAGTCTATCATGCTATCGTATCTCAGCTCTTTTCCTGTAAAGAGAATTGTCATCGCTGGCAACAATGACTTAGATGGCGAAAATCACGGCTATCTTGGATGTGTCAAAACATTGTTGAATCTTTTGCCGTATTTTGATTTTAATTGTATTGAGATTAATCTGCCTCCACAATCTCATAATGACTTCTCTGATGCATTTAATTCTGGAGTCGATCTAAAAAAATGGTATAATACTCCTGTAGACCGTTCTCAATTCATCAAGGAATTGATTACTTTTGTAGCCGCAAATAAGCAGAAATTTAAAGAAAAAGACCTGTCTATGCTAAGAAAAGTATTAAAATCCGTATGAGTGAACCAAAGAATTCGTTATCTGCTAGTCGTATCAAAACTCTCCAGTCTTGTAGCTGGATGTATTATGCTAAGTACGTTATTGGCATCCCAGACAAATCAAATGATGGCGCAAATCGCGGCACTATTTGTCACTTGATATTTGAAGTTCTTGGTGAATCTCGTAGAAAGAAGATCTATGATAAAATCATTAAAAAACAAGATGTTTTTTCGGTAAAGTCTATCGAGAAACTAATTTTCAAACACGCTAAACGTCTTGGTGTCGATGACGACGATAACATCGAGTTGATTAAAAAAATGACACTCAATGGACTGATGTATGATTTCTTTGGTCTATCCGCTGGAAAACCAGCGCTAGCAGTCTCAGAGCAGGATTTCGATATTGTTGTTAATGACGGCAAATTCAAATACAAAATCAAAGGATTCATTGACAAATTGTTTCTCTACAAGAAGCAAAAGTTTGCGCTAATTCGAGATTTCAAAACTAGCCGCGAAACTTTCAAAGGCAAAGAAGTCAAAGACAATTTGCAGGATTACATGTATAGTCTTGCTGTAAAACATTTGTTCCCCGAATATTCAGATAGGGCAAGCGAGTTTCTATTTTTAAAATTTGAATTAGACGACTCTAAGAATTCAGGCATCATTCGCATGGCTCCAATCACTGATGATGACCTAGAAGGTTTTGAGTATCAACTGACAGCCATTCAAGAATACCTTGACAATTTCTCCGAAGAGGATGCTTATTCTAACTTTGCATCCAAACAACCTTTCCCGAAAGATAAAACTTTCAGTGGACCACTACAATGTGGATTTGCCAAATATCCAGGGCAACTAAAGATTGATGGAACTCCCATGTGGGCATGTTCCTGTAAATGGGCTTTCGATTATTTCTCCACTGTAGATGAAAATGGAAAGCAATTAAAATCATATTTTAATGAATCAGACATTCCAGAAGGACAAAAATATGAGAAGCGTCATTATGCTGGTTGTCCTACACACCAAAAAAAGTCTTGACATCGTGAAGAGGATGTATTATTCTCTTCTTGATGATTCCTATATTTACATCTCACTTCTCGATAGGCAAGTCGATTCTCACGCTACAGCACCCCGACAAAGAAACTTCGGATGGTTCTGATAGCATTTTCTCAATCGCTAAAGAAAGCGGTTTAAAGAACCTTTTCTTAGTTGAGGAATCAATGACTGGATTCTTTGAAGCCTTTAGAATCTCTAAAGAGCTGGGTATTCAATTGCACTTCGGCTATAAATTCGTATGCTGCAATTCTGATGCCAATGCCAAGTCTAATCACAAGCTCATTGCCTTTGCTAAAAACGATGCTGGTTGCAAAGCTTTGAATCAGTTGTATTCTTTTATCAATACAAGTCAAAAGGGTGCTATCTCTAATGACGATTTAATCTCTCATTGGAGCGATGATCTTATGCTAGCTGTTCCCTTTTACGACTCATTTATTTTTAATAATCAAATGATTATGGGCAACTGCATTCCAAATATCGCACCGCTTAATCCAGTCTTTTTCATCGAATCTAATGGACTGCCATTTGATGAACTTATCAAGAAAGCTGTGCATCGTTATGCGCGAGATACTATGCCAGATGCATCAATTCAGTTGGTGCAATCTATTTTCTATAAGTATAAATCTGATTGCGATGCCTTTCAGACATACAAGATTCTCAGTGACCGCAAATTCGGCAAACAAGCCACATTATCCTGCCCGAACTTGGAACACTTTGGCAGCGATGAATTCTGCTGGGAGCAATATGAACAAAAACTTAAAACAATAATGAACCGACCATGAACGACCTACTTAGATTTAAAAAAGATCAAAACTACATAGTTTTAGATACGGAGACGGAGGGATTGAATCTTGTCTCTTCCAGACCATGGCAAGCTTCATGGATTGTGTGTCGCGGCAATACAGTAATCTCCAAGCATGATCATTTTATTCATTGGGATAATATCAATGTGTCTCCCGATGCTGCTAGAATTACAGGCTTCGATAAAGACCACTATTACTCAAAATCTGAACATCCTATTCAAGTATTTGAAAAACTTTCCAAGTATCTTTATGATCCATCGTTTTTGGTTATCGGGCAGAACTTCCTAGGCTTTGATGTTTACATGATTAACGTCTGGCGCAAAATGATTGGCATGGATAGCGATCACTCTTATGTCAAAAGACTCATTGACACAAAATCAATATCCACTGCTATATTCAAGAACATCTTGCCCGACAAAGAAAATTTCTTATCATGGCAATATAAGATGTTGCATATTCGCGAAAAGGGTTTAAAAACCAGTCAAGCATTCATGCTTAAATACTACGACATTCCTCATGACCCTAAAAAACTTCACGATAGCCTCTACGATGTAGAGATGACATTCGAAATCTTCAAAAAACAAATTTTTAATATTGATCTATGATTGAAAAATTCTCACATTACGAATCCCCATTTCCAGCAGGGGTAAAACTTCCTAAAATTCAAATCGAAAAACGCTACTATCAAGAGCTTGGAATCTCTGATAACATTTCCAACTTTGAATTCTTACGCCGCATTTGTTTCGAGGGTGTAAAAAAACGTGGCATTTTAGAGTTTGCAAACAAAGAGAAATACTTTGAGCGACTCAAAATGGAATTATCTGTCTTCGAAGACTTAGGCTTTATTGATTATGTTCTATTGAATTGGGACATTATTAACTTCTGTCACGAAACAGGTATTCCTACAGGCGCGGGTCGTGGCTCAGCTCCTGGAAGTTTGGTGTTGTATGCTATCGGCGTGACTAACATTGACCCAATCAAACATGACCTATTCTTCGAGCGATTCGTATCTAAGAGCCGTGCGCGAAAAATTGAACACAATGGAGAAATCTTTTTGGACGGTTCGCTACTGTGCGATGTTGACAACGACATTAGCTACGATAGACGACAAGAAGTGCTAGATTATATTAATAAAAAATATGCTGGCAAAACTTCCAAGATTCTTACCCTGAATACTCTAAGCAGTAAACTATGCATCAAAGAGTGCGGCAAGATCGTTGGCGAGATGTCGGAGTCAGAAGTTAATATCATTAGTGATTCAATCCCTAAAAAGTTTGGCAAGGTGGCAAAGCTTGGCGTAGCGTATGAAGAAAGTGAAGTCTTCAAAGAATTCGCCAATCATAATAAGCGCATCTATCGCATTTCCAAAAAGATCGAAGGTCTTAATAAGAATGTCGGCGTACATCCATCTGGCATTGCTATTAGCTACTATCCACTAGAAGAGATTATGCCTGTCCAGAATACTGGTGAAGAAGCATTAGTTTCGGGGTATGATATGAACAACGTAGCAGAGCTGATGGTTAAGTTCGATATTCTTGGTCTGCGCACACTGTCGGTAGTTAATGACGTTTGCCAACAAATCGGCATCAAAGCTCACGAAATTGATGTAGAACATCCATCTATTTATGCAGCACTACAAACACTGCAAGCGCCTAAAGGTCTCTTTCAGATTGAAGCTGATACCAACTTCAAAGTCGCACAGAAAGTCGCGCCACGTAACCTAGAGCAGCTTTCTGCCGTAGTTGCTATCGCAAGACCTGGAGCATTAGACTTTTTGGACAGATACGCAGAATACGTAAGAACAGGAGATTCGCAATCTATCCATCCGTTCTTCGATGATGTTCTCTCATACACAGGCAACATTCCTTTGTTTCAAGAACAGTTGATGAAGATGGCTGTAAAGGTTGGATTCAATCTTGACGAATCAGAACAATTGCGTCGAATCGTTGGCAAGAAAAAAGTCGATAAAATGGCAGAGTGGAAAGACAAGATCGCTCAAAAAATCCAAGAGAATAATCTTGATCCTGTCATTGGAGATATTCTATGGAAGGTTGCCGAAGACTCTGCAAATTACTCTTTCAACAAGTCTCACTCCATGGCTTATGCATATCTTGCAGCAACAACTGTATATCTCAAATTCAACTATCCCCAACAGTTTTTCTTGAGTCTTTTGAAGTTTGCGCAATTCGAGCCAAGTCCTCATGAAGAAATCCTCAAGATTTCCCAAGAGCTTTCATCGTTTGGCATTGAGCTTTTGCCTCCTAGTTTGACTAAATCCGAAATTGACTTTTCCATTGAAGGCAAAGATATTCGTTATGGTTTGAATACAATCAAAGGCGTTTCTACAAAGTCCTTAGAAGCACTGCTAGAGTTTCGCCAAGGAGCATTTGACAACAAGTATGAGGTATTTATGGCGGCAAAACAAGCGGGTGTAAATATCGGCTTAATGTCTGGACTTGTTCAAGCTGGTTTGCTCGATCATTTCGTTGAGAAAGATCGCTGCCGATTAGTTTTGGAATCGCAAACATTCAACATTCTCACAGATAGAGAAAAAAGAAACCTTATTACTTTGGGCGAAAAGTATAATTTTAATCTTTTGGAAAGCATTAGCGACTCTGTAAAAACCAAAGCAGTCGGCGATGATAACAAAGCTATCTTTTCTGAAAAGCGTTTTGAAACATTCAAAACAAAATATCAACCCTATAGACAAATTTATGACCAAAACAAACAACACATCAAGTATGCTAACTGGTTCTTTGAGAGCAAACTTCTTGGTTACAGCTATTCACAAAACATTCGCGAAGTCTTCAAAGAAGCTAGTCAGTCTCATTTTGTTTCTTCGCATGATTTATCTTCAGTCAGTAACAATACCACCGTATGTTCTGTCGGGTTTGTCGTGGATTCCATTTCTAGGACTAGCGCCAACGGAAACAAATATGCTCGCATTGACATTGCTGATGAACGTGGTAACATTTCAATGCTACTTATGGACAACAGCAGAGAGCCGAAACTTACAAACTTCCTAAGTTCTGGTAAAAAGATTCCCAAAAAAGGAGAAGTGGTAATTGGTGTTGGTCAAAAAAATAACGACATTATTATGCTTGACAAGCTCGTCCTTTTAGAAGATAAAATCTACATGAAGCTCTCAGAGCTAAAATAACAGTGTAATCAAATATGATGGACCTTGACAAAAAAAATTGGACATTCAGCGCTTTAGAATCTTGGATGCATGTAACTAAATTAGCAGAATCTAAGAATCATAAAATAACCAACATCTATCACCTGCTGATCTCCTTATGGGAGCATAGCAACACACCTTTTCTTGAGTTTATAGAGAGCAAAGGTTTCTCCATTAAACCGAAAACTCTTCATACTATTGTAGAAAAATTCGCCAAGAAGAATCCTGATATGTTTTTCAGCACTGAAATGGAGTCTCTTGTCGAAAAAGAAATCCAGAATTGCATTTCAAATGCTACTATGCTCGCCATCAAGCATGAGAACATGTTCATTGGAACAGAGCATTTTATTTGGGGTGTTCTTCAAAGCTCAGAAAAGTTTTGCGATTTTCTCCTAGAGAATGGCATTGATACAGAGCATTTCAAAAACTCTATTGATGCTTTTCTTAAAAGCGATTCGATAGAAATGATTGGCGATGATCTTGGTCTCGATCTTGACGATGAAGAAGATGCAGCTGAATCAAAACAACTTGGTCAATCTCAAATCAATAGATTTTGCATCTTGTTAAACGATGTTGTATCAAAGCCAGGTTTTGGCATTATTTCTGGTCGAGATAAAGAGATTAGCAGCCTAGAAGAAATTCTGAACTGCAAAATTAAAAGCAATTGCGTTTTGCTTGGAGAGGCTGGAACTGGAAAAACTTCTGTTGTCGAAGGCTTAGCTCAAAACATTTCTTCGCCCAAGTATAACGGACCATTAAAAAACAAAAAAATATACTCTCTTGATGTTGGCTCTCTTATTGCTGGCAGCAAGTATCGTGGTCAATTTGAGATGCGCTTTAGTAAGCTAGTTGAAGAACTGAAAGCTGACGGTAATGCCATCTTGTTTATTGACGAAATTCACGGCATTATCGGCGCTGGCAGCGGCAAAGAGGGTTCTCCAGACTTTGCTAACCTAATCAAGCCAGCACTAGCTCGCGGCGAAATTAAGTGCATTGGCGCAACAACATATTCAGAATACAAAAAATACTTTGAAAAAGATGCCGCACTTACACGAAGATTCCACATTTTAGATATTAAAGAACCTGACTTAGAACAAATGAAAGAAATTGTTCTCAAAGCAGCTCCAGCTTATGAAAAGTATCATGGAATCAAGTTCCCGAAAAAAATGTTAAAAATGTCAGTTGATATGTGCGAGACTTATTTGCCGCACAAGAAATTCATCGACAAAGCTTTTGATGTTATTGATCGCGCTTTTGCCAAAGCAAAAATTCGCATCTTCAATACGACTAATCAAACAGGTGAAGAACCAATCGCAGTTGTCACCATCGAAGACCTACTCAAAGTCGTGTCAGAGCTTTCTGGCATGAATGTAGACACACTCAGAAAAAACATGGACAAAAAATTCTCTGATCTGGCAGATAACTTCAAAAAAGAAATCTTCGGTCAAGACAAAGCAATCGACAAAATCTACAATTGTTTGGCGTGTGCAAAAGCAGGACTCAATGCTCCAAATAAACCATTGTCTAGCTTTCTGTTTGTTGGTCCGACAAGCGTTGGCAAAACTCATACTGCCAAAAAAATTGCAAAAGAATTCTTCGGTAATGACAGTAGTTACCTGCAACTCAATATGAGCGAATATCAAGAATCAGCTTCTGTGTCTCGTCTTTTGGGGGCAAGTGCAGGATATGTTGGATATGACGAGGGAGGCATTCTCACAGATTTCGTGCGCAATAATCCCAATAGTCTCATTTTGTTTGATGAAATCGAAAAGGGCAGCTTTTCTGTGTTGAATTTGTTGCTTCAAATCCTCGATGAAGGAAAGCTTAAAGATGGATATGGGCGCGACATTGACTTTTCTCGCACGATTGTTGTTCTTACGAGCAACATTGGCGCAGTCGAAGCAAGCAAGCCGTCAATGGGCTTTATGTCTCACGTAGAAGATGTCACAAACTCTTTCGAATCTTCTATCAAACAGTCTCTATCTCCAGAGATGCGTTCACGTATTGATGAGATTATTATCTTTGAAAAAATCAATGGACAATCTCTTTCCAAGATTTTCGATCAATGCGTTGAAGAACTCAAAGAGAGAGCAGATAAAAAGGGAATAAAAATCAACTGTCAAATCACTCTTTCAGATTTGGTCGATGACGTAAGCAAGCTACACGCTCGCGAAATCAAAACAATCTTCCGAAACAAAGTCCAAACTTCACTCGCGCAATTCATCGCCTCTGGTAAAAAAAGTCGCAATTTGACGATAAAAGTTCTTGACAAATCGGTGGTAATCGCTTAGTATAACAGCGCAATGAAGAACAAACAAACTAAAAAAACATCGGCAGTAGACGCAATGAAACAAGCAAAAGGTCGTTTCTTCGGTCTTTATCTCAAGAATGGAGAAGTAATTAACGCTCAGTTTCGTCGCGAAACTCCACAAAAAGTGTCGATTTATGATCGCAAAAATCGTCGTGAGCGACTGATCAATAAATCGGGAATTGATTTCGTCTTTACTAATAGTACAGGTTACGCTGCATAAGTTCGTCGAATATAAAAAACCTAAAACCCAGTCGAAAGGCTGGGTTTTTTCGTTATAATACAAAGTGAAATCTATAACAAATGCTGATAGACCTTATCTATTTTCTTTGAATCAAACAGATGCAGAAAATGAACTCTTGGCAGCTAATCTACTTAAAAAGATTGGCTTTTCTTCTGTAGAGGATGTTGTTTTTTTGGATTCACAGATGGACTTCGATTGTTTTAAAGCTACGGTTGATAGACAATCACGATACTTCAAATACTCTTTCGATGGCGATGGCTCATTTTTCGCGCATGAGTATAGCATTCTCAAACAGCTAGCGCCATTTGCCCCTGTTGCTTACAAACACGGCAAGACAAAGTATAGCGAACAGCTACAATATATTGTCACTTCATTTGAAGCAGCAGACACGGTAACAGATTTTGGCATCTCATCTATCATAGAGAATAGCGATTCATTCTTATACTCTTTTGATAAATTGCGAGGCGTAAAGGTAGATAGAACATTCACGCATTATATCAATGATTTGTTTTCTCGCTGCGATATAGAACAGCTACCAGAACATTCACTTGCCGCTATTACAGATCATTCTAACATCAATAATCTGCGGTCAATTCTTCAAATTCTGAAAAACGAAATTGAATATCTTTCGCGGCAGAGCTTCTGTAAAACTTCTGACTTTTGTCACGGAAAGCTCAACACTGATAACATTTTAATCAGAAATAATTTGTTTAAATTCCAGCACCTACAAAACGGTTACATGGGAAATCAGTTGTTTGATTTGTGCTACTTGTTTATCAACATGGGCGTTCCGCTAGAATATCAAAGGCAATTTACCATGGATTATAAATCTTTATTCCCCGATTTTAATCAGGAACAGTTTATTGAAGAGTATAATTCGTGCTTCAATTTAATGATTCGTCTGTTTGTTTATGAAACGATTTTCAACTATCTGTGCGAGATATATCTATACGAAAGTTCTCGTCCCGCGAAAATACTGCATATGGTAAGCGTATTCTTACGTAATGAAGAGGCATTGGCAATGATACCAAGCCTCAGTCAATATACTACCTTTTTAGTAAGAGATATTATGGAACCTTTGATTGGCAGCGTAGATCGCTAATTATGCTATTTCGTCGCTAGACTCTTCAGCAATAATTTCTGGTTCAGAAAAATCTGGTAATGGCGGCTCAATTACTGGATCTACAATAACTTCTGGATCAGGTGTAGGCTCAAGCTCAACTACTACAGGTTGTTTAAGTGTTACTATTCCATCAACAATTTCAAACTCTCTTGCGGCAACTGCAATAGCTACGACACCTTCGCTATTTGCTCTGCTTTTAATTTCGTTTAACGCTTTAGCACTATATTCATGATTAGCGAACAACGGCATCAATTGATTATTGTCATATAGTTTTTGCAGAACTGCTGTCAATCTATCGTCTGGCAAATTCCAAAAAACTTGGTGAGAGTTATTGAGAGAATGTATAGCAGCATTGACTGCATTCAAGAACGTGGTTGCTGATGCTTCTATGCTGGCGATGTCAATATCTATTTGTTGTTTTGTTATTAAGTTCATATGTTAAAATCTTAGTGAGTTCCAATTTGATGGAGCAGCAGAAGTTCCTGTTACTTTATAGTATAAGTAATCTATGAAAAGTTGAGATCTATTGGGAGAAGTATAAGTGAAATGACCACTTTGTAGACCTATCTCGTTACTAGCTCCAGTAGCATATAATTCACCTCTCCTATTCCATGTGCTAATAGTTGGATGAGTGGCTGTATTATAACTGGCTTGAAATAAAACAACATTGTCTCTAGTAATAATTATTGTTATAGTTGGTCCAACGGCTCGATCAATTTTATATGTAATATTAACCCATTTATTAATTAAGTCAGTGAAATTAAATCCAGTATCTAAGAAGTCAACATTTGCAGCGGTCGTTGTAAATGTAAATGGAGTTACAGTAGTAGACTTATAAGTTCCTAATACAAAATTAGTAGGATGTAGAAATGGGTTAAAAATTAAACCAGCACGTAAGGCAGTATCAGAGCCACCTGTTCCTCCCTTTGGTATTGGTCCAATTTTGAAATATCCCTGAGTCGCAAAATCCGCACCATTTATGAATACACGAGATGTAAATTCATCTATTCTATTTGTTAAACTATATGGTATAGTTGTTCTATTTATACCAATATAATAAGCTTGACTATTTGCTGTTGGTCCTCTAACA